GTGAAGTGGGAAAGGGAGAAGAGCAGTCTGGAGTTCCAGTCCATGTGTGCCAGTGAAATCGGTTGTTCTTCTCCAATCACTCTGGATCTTAAAAATTTGATTGACAGCGAAAGCTGGATTTTATATGATATAGGAGTCGCCTGTGGAACGTTAGCAGCGCTGGACAAGTTATCTATTTCATATCCCGGGGCCTTAGCTCAGCTGGGAGAGCGCATCGCTGGCAGCTTACTCGCTAAAAACCCGCTTTTCCTCCGTAGAATGTGCGGTGACTGTAGCGTTGACTGTTACGGTGACATCAGCGGATATCCGCTTAGAATTAGCGTAGATATGCGTACATAAAATCGTTCCTTTCCGTAGAATATCGGAAGGGGTTTTTTAGTTTGAGCGAAGATAAACGGAAGGGCCGCGCGGTCAAAAAAGGGAGGACGTCGGAGCGTCTTCAATACTCGTTAGAATACTTGTTTGATTACTACTATCAGGCGAAGAAGTCGGAAGGCCGCGCAGAAAATACGCTGAAAACATACGTTCAGAATTTTACATACTTCTGCGAGTTCCTGGACGAACGGGGCATTATCCGCGACATACGGAATATTGATGTAGAGGTCGGACGGGAGTACGTAATATGGCTCCGTGATGAAAAAGTAAAGTTCAGCGATAATTGTAACGTTCCTGAATCGGTCCGAACGGTCGGCTTACTACCGAAGTCAATTAACACGCGGATTAAGAATATGAAAACGATGTTCAAGTTCCTAAAAGAAGAGGACGTAATCGATGCGGACCCATTCGTGTATCTCAAGAACGTACAGGATATTGGACGCGACATTGACGTACTGACCGCGGAGGAAATGAATCGCCTCATTAAAGCGCCTAATCAACGTAACTATAGCGACTTCCGTGATTTCGTTGTTATGAACCTGTTAATTGACGGAATGCTCCGCGTAGATGAGGCGTTGACATTACGTAAGGAAGACGTTGACCTGAGCGCTTGTTACGCTACCTTACGGAGAGAGATAACGAAGTCTCGTAAGCCGCGTGTTGTGCCGATCACCAAAAGAACCGCTAAGTTGATGCAGGAGTTGATACGCGAGACTACGGAGTTTGACAGCGAGTATATCTTTTTAAACAACTACGGTGAGCGCTTGCTTCCAAATCACTTCCGCCATCAATTGAAGAAATATGCGGACCGAGCCGGGATTGAGAAGCGTGTATATCCGCATTTACTTCGACACTCCGGGGCGACGTTGTTTCTTGAGGAAGGCGGATCACAACGCCACCTGCAGGTAATCCTCGGACATGCTGACGGCCGAATGACGGCTCACTATACGCACCTATCTGACAAGAACGTAAAGAAGAATCACGACGAGTTCTCTCCGTTAAACGCTGTTATTGGTAAGTTAGAAAAGCCGCGCAAAATAAAACGATAAACACTGACGCATGTCTCTTCGGAGATGTGCGTTATTTTTTTTTGCTCCAAATGTCCCAACTTCACAATTTGGTGTCCTTATATATTACGTAGAGAAAAATATTAGTAAGATGTCCCAGATCGGCAAAATAGTGTGCCTATATTAAGTATACGGAAAAGTTTTACTAAAAAGTGTGCGAAACAGAATCGACCGGCAACAAGGTAGTATATCGAAAATCACGGAAGGAGGACGCAGCATGAACGATCAGCAACGCCTTATCAGCGTAGAATCACAAACGGAATACTCCGTCACATCCGGCGCAACCGAAACGCGCATCTTCGTTAAAATGTACGTCGACGCCGCTAAGGCCGGACTCATTGCGAGCATGGGTGCGCAAAATTGGACGACGATATGCGTAATCGCCTCGTTTATGGACGCGGCGGGCAACTGTTACCCAACGCAGGAGCAAATCGCAAGGCATCTCGGAGTTAACCGGACGACAGCGAATCGCCACGTAAGGAACCTCGTCAACTATCGCTGGAACGGGCGACCGGTCATCCGCGCAGTACGGGATAGAACGGAAAAAGGGACGTGGCAGAATACGCGCTATACGGTGCTACCGATAAGTCAGCTCGCGATATTCGATGCGGAGCCGGTGGCGTTGGGGAGCGGTTAGTATCCATGTCTGCTAAATCCAACATGGACGTACCCAACATGGAGAGCGCGCACACTAACTATAACCACCTTTAACAAGAACCACTAAGAACTAGATAAAACATTACCGCTTAGTTGATTTTGCTAACGCAAACTAAACTGCGCGGGACGAATTAGGTAAGAACATATTAACCGCGCGGTAAGAGTGAGAGAAAAAGAAGATATGGGTGGGTGATCCGCCTCCCCATCGTGGTTCGAGAAATAAGGATGGGTGCACGATTCGTTCAGTCATCGCACGAATCCGCGCCGATCAGAAAGGAGCACCGAAATGACAACGAATGAATCCGTAAACGAAGCGGCCACACTCTCATCCGATCTCCCCATGCTAACCACCGAAATCAACGCATATAAACGCGTAGCTGGCGAGGCAATATTCGAAATAGGCCGCCGGCTAAAGCACGTAAAGGACCTTGATTTAGCACACGGTCAGTGGGAGCAGTGGTGCCGCGAAAAGGCAAGGATATCACCACCTATGGCGCGTAAGTATATCGAGGTTTACGAGGAGTGTGAGCGCGATTCGTCATTTCGTTCGACGTCGAACGATTTGGGGAATAGCCTCGATAAGTTATATACTCTTGCGACACTCCCGCCGGAGGAACGAAGCCAGCTACACACGCTCAGCTCTGGCGCAACTAAAACGGTCGACGAAATGACAGTCCGCGAGCTGCGCGAGGTTAAAGCTGCACTCAAAGCGGAGAAAGCCGCTCGCGAACAAGCGGAGTCCCGCGCACGTAAAGCGGAAGAGGACTATGACGTTGTACGCGATGCGCTAGACGCCGCCAGCACGACATATGCCGACGATGGGCTTTATCGCATAGATAACCAAACAGAGGTCAACGGAGCCGCACTCGCCTTCTCCGATAGAGTACGCGACTTTCTAAAAGAATACGCGTACCTAACGAATTATTCCACGGAGTTTTCAACGTCAAGCGACGCGTCAAGAGCGGAATACCGGAGCGCGATCGATGCGCTTGAGGATTTCGTAGTAGGTTTCCGCTGCAATCTCAATACCTTAACGTCGGATGACGCAATCATAATCGATATAACTAATCCAGAGGAGCGTGTTAAATATGTTTAATGTAAAAATGACGAAAAACGGTAGCCTGGCAGTAATCCTCCCGAACACAGACGAAAGCAAACGTGTGATTCTCACGTTGTTGAGCGGTGCGTTAATGTTACCGCAAGTTCCGGAGCCTACGGCGCTACCTGACGCAAAGCCAACACTCTCAGACGCGGAGAAATTCATGGCCGCGAAATCCGCGAAATTACCTAAGGTCTCTAAAAAGAGTTCTGTAGTTGATTACGTTTACGAGAATCTAACCGCGGAGCAGCGCATGTTGGAGGATCTCCGCTACTCAATAAATGCGGCTATCATCGAGTTTGCACAATTAACTAAACGAGTTGTTAATGAGGATACCCTCGGAGGCTACTATACGATATTCTACGCTAAGTTACGTGCTAAAACAGGATACGTGGCCTCCCGTAAAACAATACTCGCGTATTACAATCCTCACCGTGCTACGAAAATCAACACGGTACTTAAAGACGGAATGGGTCCGGAGATGTTGCGCGTGATCAATCAGGAAGTTCGCGCCCTAAGTACTCCACGTAAGCTACCACGGTTAGTTCTTAATCCAGCGAATTAAAAGAAACGGAGGAATCACGCATGTCTAACCCAAACCGCAAGCTCACGAAATTTCCCGTCATTGCCGAAGACGGCACGGAGTATCGCGTTATGATCGTAGAGGAGCGCGGAGATGCGGCGGTACTCATATACGCTACTTGGCGAGGTATTACGTGGCCCTGGTCGATATTCGCCGTGAAAGTAACACGCTATATGTACAGAAGCTACGAAGATATCGTGCGCGCGGTATTCAAAGAGCGCGATAGGAGACGCAAAGTTGCGGAAGAGGAGTCCGCCGCCATCGACGCATTCCAAGCGTGGGACGGGAGGTTGTGAGCCGCCTATGATACGCCCTAACCGATTACTCGTCGCAATCCTCATCGTCTACGCCCTTGCTATTGTCGCAATAATCACGTGGATTTACGTCGATTACGCGTCGCTAGTCACAAATATACCGGAGGTGTTTCCGCATGTTAAACAACGTTAAAATCACGCAAAATTACGCACTTAAAACGGACGACCGCAACTTCATCGTGCTGCAGCGCAAGATCGTCGACCCTACGAAGGCGCCCGGCTACAAAGCGGTTGAAGGCGCTGAACCACCTGCGCTAAAAGAACGGTGGGATGAGATCGCATATTATCCGCTGACGACCGCCGGCCTGACCGCGTTCATTGAACACGTAAGGATGCGTGAGGCAACGGAAAGGGATGTCGCGAACCTGGCGGAACTAGGCGCAGCATTTCGGGAAACGACGGCGGAGATTATCGCGGCTGTTAACGCGGCCTTATCACCTGAGTTTAGCGTTAGATTGGGCGCGTAGAAGTAAGCGGAGGGTATTCGGTAGGGTACGGATGAAAGACGCTAAAATCACGTAAAGGGGACGGTAAAATGAAACGAGAAGAAATCATCGCAAAGTGGGGCGTAATGTCAGCGCGTGAGAGGGACGCGTGGATTGCGGAGCTATTCTTCGGATGGAATCTAATCGCTATCGAACGCGCAAATGATGCGTATGAGTACGGTGTGACCGGCGTGAGACAGTATTCAGCGTACACATCGGATATGAATGCCGCGTGGAAAGTTATCGGCCTATTTCCCTCATCGCGGATAGACCGTTTTAATAACGACTACGGTCACGAATGTTCTCTATTCGATCAATACGGAACCTACATTGTAACGGTTGCCGGAGAATACAGCGCGCCAGAAGCGATCGGACTCGCGGCCATCATCGCAAAACTATCAACGGAGGATTAACGCAAATGAACAACGCACCAACATTCGAAACAATCGACGATATCATCGAATATTATCGCAAACAAAACGGAGAGGGTGACGCGAATGAGTAACGTAGATAAAGGGCTTGCGCCCAAAAGGCCGACTATTCCCGCAGAGGTTGCGGACGCGATTGAAAAGGCGCGCTTTAGTCATTGGGACAATGAACGTATCGCGTATTACGTTCTTAACCCGGACCATACAGCGACGGGCCTCGCACCACTGCGTTCCATTCCATTCGACACGTTGCTGTCCGCATTGATTAACGGGTATGAACGGGAGATGACAGAGGAGGAGCGAACACACGCCGCGATCAAACGTGAATGGATTAATCGAGACAGCCGCCGCCATCGTAACACATATTGCGACGGATTTGCGGATGGAATCGAGTTTGTGCTCGGCGAAGTCAGCATGCTAATCGAAGGAGTGAACGCGTGATGATGGCGCGGGAAATACCGGGAAATACCTAATAGTTCCTGGGTGAAAATTTATAACTATACAGTAAAAGGAACTTTAAACAAAACCCGAAAATAGTCCGAATATTTATAAAGAAACAACTCCGATCCTAGAAATATCTCTCGAATGCTCACTGGCTCGCTTCCTAGCTCGTTCGCGTCTATTTCCAATCAATGGTACGTTAAGTTTACGAAATTCACAGAGAAAACGAAAATGTACGTAAGCCCGAGTAATTCGAAGAAATACGGAGCGTTTCAGTAAAAACTGCAACATAACGCGGATCGACCTCAGCCCACTCGAGAGTTAGGCGGAATACGATCCAAAACGCGCAGAACGGTCGCAGCTTATTTTCCATAATCGCCTAATTTGCGCTTTGAAAGAAATACGCTAGTCCACTTATACTACGGAGGTGTCAACGAGATGACAACGGAAACTAAACGAGATATACACGCGGACCTTGCGTTATGTGAGGCGGCGGTAACAACCGAGGATTATTACGTAGAGGATCGCGAAGATGAAGTCGTGATTGTCGGTAACGACGGTATGGAGATCGCGGAGTTCTACAGGCTGACCGACGCTGAGTTCTATTGCGAGTCACGCGAAGGATGGCCGGAATCTTTGCGGAGGGCGATCGCGGCAGAAGCGCGCCTGAAAGAAGCTGAGGCGGAGGTTGAGCGGTTGCGTGACGAAAACCACACGCTCACACTGACGGTTGCGTATCAGGACGAGTGGAAAGCGGAAGCAGAACGGTTACGCGCTGTACTCGAACGGTTTGACGACCGTAGACATGCGATGATGCCACGCTCTCAAATGGCACGTATCGCGAAGGAGGCGTTGGATGCTAACCGATAATTTTAGCACGAGTGGAAAATTCCGTAAATGCCCGTAATAAGTCGTTTACCCTACGATCGGTCTAGACCGTTTATAGGACTAGATCACGCACACGCCGGTTTAAGCACCTATATGCGATTATGCCAAATAAGGAAAGGATGGTATTGTTATGCCAAGAGCAAAGAAGCCGCCGAAACCAAAGATCACCGCAGACCAACGCAAGGACTGGCGCTACCTCCCGCTCACCGAATGGAAGACGCCGACCGTCCACGCCATGATTTCCGATCTCAACCGTGAGCTATACGGAGTGGAGACGTACATTCCTCTGCGCGGCTGGGCATTCGAGCAAGGTGTAATCAAACGCGCACTGACGCAATACGGTGCGGAAGCCTTACGCGAGACAATAACGCGAGCATTCCGGGAGCATCGAGTGACGCCGCAGTATCCGCAATTGACGGCGGGATTTCTGATCGCGTATCTCTTGCCACGGATAATGCCGGTGGTATTAGCGGAACAGGCGCGGGCTTCGAAACAGGCGGAGTATTGCGGTAATAATGCGGATAACAACGTATTGACTGACGATGAGATTATCGATCTATTTTAATCGTACGAAAATCATCCGTAAATCAGACGAAGATTAGCCGTTAATACGATTCAAATACGCTACATTAGAGGAGGATGTGAGGGTATGCGTGAGATTAAATTTAGAATGTGGGACGCGGAAAACAAACAGATGATTGACGGTGATTCGCTAGCTTTTGAAGAGTATGCACCGATAACATACCATCTGAGCCACGAAGACATCACGCAGTACATTGGACTGAAGGATAAGAATGGAAAAGATATATACGAGGGTGATATCCTCACGGTTGACGAAGGAAAATACACGGGAGTAGTAAAGTTCAATAATCACGATCTATCATATGTAATCGAGGATAAGACAGGTGGGTACGGATTTGTAAACGGACAGGTATACGACAAATGGCCGGAATATCGAACGTACGAAGTCATTGGTAACCGTTGGGAAAATCCAGAATTGGCAGGCCAACGCTTATGACTATCCTCGAAGCAGCGCAAGCCAGCGCGCAAGGCATCATCGTAATATCAAACGCAGGCCGCCGCTGTACTCCGGATCAGCTCGCCGTAACGTGGGTCGGCGCTCACTATGCGTCACTGAATAATGCGGGAATGACGGAGGCCGAACGGAGAGGAGCGTGGGAAATTGTCCAACGCTAAAAACTGCATACTCGCGCAGCACTGTTCGTTAGCAGACGGCGCACAATGTACGAAGATGTGCCCGAGTTATATCGCAACGCACGGTTTAAACGGCGCAGGCGGACGTGTAGGCGCGGCAAACTTACCGTCAGGATATCGCGGTTTAACGCTAGCTAATTCGCCAGCACGCGAAGGCCAGGCGTCAATTTACCGCGCATTGGAAGCGTACGTTAAGACATTTGCGCGACAGTTCGAAGAGTCACCGGATGAGCCTATCAAATCGCTATACTTGCACAGCGACGGACCGGGCACCGGTAAGACTACGACGGCGGCCGCAATCATCGGTGAGTACATCGTGCGCCATTATATCGGATCAATCCAGCGCAACAGGCAAGCGCTTGATCGACCGGCGTATTTTCTCGATGTAAACGCGTGGCAAACGCTCTATACGGAGTTCAACCGACCGAGAGTGCCCGACGATGTTGCGGAGCCCGCAGCACGCCAATATTACGCGCAAATGCAGCACGCTAAAAATACGCCATTTGCGGTGCTAGACGATATCGGTGTGCGCGAAGATACCGAGGGATTTCGTAGCGACTTGCATAGCGTGATTAACTACCGTGTGACTAACGAATTGGTGACGGTGTATACGTCTAACGTTGCGCTAAAAGACCTCGGCACGGTGTTACGCGAGACAACTCCGCGTTTGATCGACCGGATTCGTGACCGCTGTATTGAGCGTGAGTTTGTCGGAATTAGTCATCGCGGATTAAAGCGAGCATAAAAACGTAAATGGCAGTAAACGAGAGTATTCGGAAGTTGTGCAAAACTCGGACTAAACGTTCGACATTAAGTTCGACAAAATGCGACTTGACATTAGTGTTATAAATCACACTTTACGAAATTTATTTCCTAAATGTGTCCAATTAATTACGTAAATTGGTATATATGTCGAACGCGATTCCTTTGTCAAGGGGGAAATTTGTCCTAATATGAGGTTTGACGGTATGTGTCCATACAGTGTACAACAGGAGGTGTAAGGAATTATGGCAGTTACAGGTCAGCAATTGCTTTCTAAGATTATCGATACGGGTAGTACGCAAGCCCTCGCAAAATACAACGTTAAGCGATCGGACTTTTCGACGCCGGCCGAACGCGAGGCATACGATTTTATCGTTAAATTCGGGGCTGAAAACGGCGGAGATGCGCCGTCATACGCAACTTACTCCGCGAATGTACGAACAGTAACGTATATTCCGGAGGTAACGGACTCTTTCGAATACCTGGCCGGCGAACTAAAGGACGCGACCGGCAAGCGGGAATTAGCGGAATATATTAACAGTCCAGAGTTTACGCAGTCTTACGAGACGTTGCCGACGGAAGCGTTCATTAATAGCTTGACCGATAGACTTTCGCGGATTAAAATGGAAACACGAACAGGTGTTCCGAACATGACGGATATTTCCACCGCAGGCGAACGATTTCTAACGGAGTTTCGCGCACGTAAAGCCGGCACATCATTCCGTATCTGGCTCAGCAAGTTCGGGACGATAAACGAGAAGATCGGCGGCTACTTTTCCGGCAACACTTACGCCTGGTATGCGAGATCCGGCCGCGGTAAATCCGTTATGGTTATGGAGGACGCGATTGAGGCCGCGTTCCAAGGCGCAAACGTTCTCATATGGGCGCTAGAGATGTCGGAGTACGAGTGGATGGCGCGTGCATACTCGTCGATAAGTGCGCGGATCAGCGAAACAATCAGACGGATTGACGGCGTAGATTATACGGTAGGGTTCGATAACCGCGCTATGTTAATGGGAACGATGGATGCGGACTACGAGCGTGGACTTGCGGCATTCGTCGATATGCTTGCGGAAGTCGTTCCGGGAAGAATCGTCATACGCGCTGCAGACAGCGAGAACTTTACGCAACGTTCTATCGCGCAGCTTGAAGTTGATATCGCGGAGATTGATGCGGACGTGGTCGTAGTCGATCCGATTTATTTAATGGACTTCGAGCGTAACACTTCGAATGTGGCTGGCGGAGATGTTGCGGCGACTTCCGTTAAGCTCAAACGACTTGCGGGTCAGACGAAAACGGTAATACACGTTGTTACGCAGGCCGAGGAAGACGCGAAAGAAAAGAACGAAGACGGGACGCGTGAGTTAAGTCCACCACCACGCGCAGGAATTAAGAAGTCGAAAGCGATATTGGAGGACGCGGCTAACGTGTTCGGTATCGATACGCTTGCGCAAGAAGGACGCGGAGTTATTGAGCTCGGAAAAGGACGGAACGGCGGCGAGGATACGCGTGTGGAGATCGTCTACCTGCCGAATTACGGTGTGGTGCGCGAGTTAGATACGCAAGGGCAGGCGCAGCAGTTTGCGAGCGTGAGCGGTTTTTGATTACCGCTCATCACTCCGACCTAATACGTAATCTACGGACACTTTAAAGAAATCTGCGATCGCGATAATAACTTCTAGTTTGAATGGCCGGTGTCCTGTCATATAACCATTAAACGTTTGAGGCTTGATATGTAAGCTTTCTGCTAGTTGTTTCTGTTGTAGATCAGATGAGGCAAGTAATTCATTTACACGATTAATAATATTTTCCTGAGACATCCCTTACACTCCTTGACAATACGCATGGCGCGGATTACTATGATGTTAGGCGGAAATACGCGTTACGCGAATTACGGTAATGCGTAATCCTAAACTACACACATTATACCATGATCCATACGTATTATCATTCTTTACAAGGAGGTACGTCAATGACAATTACAATTACTCTCAAAGAGCTTCTTGCGCAAAAAGGGCTGAACCAGAAACAGCTTTCGCAAATGACCGGCATCCGCGCGGCGGCCATCTCCAATCTCTGTCGCGGCTATGTCGATCGCATTTGTATTGAACATTTAGAAAAGATCGCTCTCGCGCTAGACATTCGCGATATTCGCGATATCATTCGATTGGAGGCGGTGGCTTGACGGAGATAAACGTTGACATGTTCCTGGCCGCGCTCGACACGTACGACTGGCGCAATGTACAACCGAACTCACGCGGACGACTTAACGCATCATCTCCGTTCGGTCTCCGCGTAGATAAGACGCCTTCATTCAGCGTAATTATCGATCCGGCTGCGGATGATTTCGGGTGCTGGCGTGACTCAGGCGCAAACGATCCGGAATGGGCGCGCGGCGGCCCCATCAAACTTTACGCGTTCCTTCGTAATATCACGTACGAAGAGGCGCGCGATGAGTTAATGGGCGGAGAGATAACGGAGAATGGTCCGCCTAAACTGCGCGTTAAGTTAGTGCCGCCAGGGCCTCCGCCTAAACCGCAGCCGATCGATGTTAGCGCTTATAAATCCGTAGCCGTTCCGTATCTAACAGGACGCGGCATTGATCCGGAAGTACAGCGTATGTTCTCTTGCGGATATGATACGGATAAGAATGCGGTAGTTATGCCGTGGCACGCGCCGGAAGGAACGATCATTAACGCAAAGTGGCGAGCAACGTGGTCCAAGGCGTTTTGGTACGCTAAGGGAGGCGCGCCTGTCCGTAACATGATATACGGAATCCACCTCGTCTATGCACGTAAGATTGACCGCGTAGTTATCGTAGAGAGCGAGACGGATGCTCTATATCTGTGGAGCTGCGGAATACCGGCGATTGCGGTCGGCGGATCTACGTTTACGGACATACAGGCGGAGATGCTTCGGATGTCTCCGGTGACAGCGCTTGTGATCGGGACGGATAACGACAGCGCAGGAGAGAAGTTACGCGAAGAGGTTGCGGCTAAGATGCGCGTATATTGCGAGTTATATGACGCGAGGTGGCCGAATGGCGCGAAGGATGCGAACGAGGTTGGCGATGAAGAAACGGTGAGGAATACGGTTGCAGACGCTGTTAGAAGAAATATTTTCAAGAAACAGCAACATAGTATCGACACATATCGTCATATCATGTAATATTTGAAAGTACGCACTGGTGCGTAGAAATGCGGGTACGCGGAGGCTAGTCCGACGTACGCCGCTACGAAATACAATCTCAATCAGTCAGGCTTCTCAGATCTCCACTCATACAAATCAAAAGGGTTTTCAATTTTCAAGGCAGCACAGATAAGTCTAGCCTTGTCTAACTTCATTACTCCTCTTTTCCAGCGTTCATTAATTAGTCCATTGATATACTGAGGACTCAATCCTGTACGCCGCGACAGCTCAGCCTGAGACATACCTGCACGATCGAGTAAGTATTGGAGGCGGCAATCTCCGGGGTAGAGTCCCATAAAACAATGCCTCCAACTTGCTACAAATGGTACACAAAACATTTTAACATAATTTTCTTCTAGAAGTGTGTGAAACTGATTTGACCGGCAACATAGTAGTATAAGCCGAAAAGGAGCGATGAAGATTGAACTTAACACAACTGAATAGCCTAGCGGTACTTTACAAAGAGAACCGCACACAGGAAGCCTTCAACGATCTGTACAAAGAGGCAAGACAGCTCTTCCTCAAGATACATATCGCTATGACAGTAAGAGGCCGACGAGGGGATGAGCACGACGCTGAGGAGTCTTTTGATGAGGCTATGATGAGCTTGGCCTCTAGGGATGACGTCGAAAACTTTGGAGAAGCCCTTTCGGCAGCATTGAGAATTAAACGAGTTTTCTTAGAACGCGGCAACGTTCGACGAGAGAAACGGTATCAAATCACGGCAGATCAAACGGAGGAACAAGAAGACGGATCACACACGGCAATGTGCGTTCTGACTGACGGGGTTTCCGCTGAAGAAATAGCTATCGATAATTTAACGCAAAAAAAAGACGCCCAGAAGCGGCAACTTCTGAGCAGTCTCTGTGACCCGGCTAAGGTCGATAACGATACAACGCTAATTGTATCGAATGGTCTCCAACGCAAAAGCGGAGGAGCTCCGGAACACAAGTCCATCAATGCGCTCGCTAAAGCGCTAGGAATGCATCCGGAATTTGTTAAACGTAAGCTTCGCAAGTTATCTCGCGGATACGACGCTAATCGTTTCGGAGATGTTAACGAATACTTGGCGGTTTAACTGTTAAATGAGAACGGTCGGAGTTTCAGGCAAGAAGCCCGACCTTTTCTCAAAAAGAGTATATCACACTTTTTTAACAATTAACCAATACTGATACGATATGTATGTTGTAAATCTTTGGTAACGCGCTTAACTCACAATTAGCATGTTACCACGGTTGATAACGCTTGTCAACGCTATCTAACTATATTATAACCGGAGGTGGCCGCTTTGAAACGCGCTCACAATATAAATATACGTTCATCTAACAACGAAGTTTCACGTTTTCTTAACGATTTGTATCCGCAACATCACCGCCAGTCCGCACGCTATCCTGACGTTTGCTACAACGGAGGCGTGCGTGAATACGAAGACGCCGCCGATTTCGTTGATGTCCGCGCAATTATGAAGGGCCGGGTGATCGCGTAATGACCGTAATGTACGCAATTGATCCGAAGGCCGGTACGCATTTCGTCGGTAAGATATTCGTTAGACCACACGCTTGTGACCGAGCGGTTGAGCACTTCGGCGTTGAACGCAGCAAAGCGCCAATGTACGTCATGGATTTGTTGCGTAAGTCATCGCTTGTATCCGAACATGTCGTCGATGAGGACGGTAATCCTGGACGAATGTTCTCGTACAAACGCACCGTATTCATCGTACATCCAACGGAAGATACCGTATTCACGCTATATCCACAACACAAGGCGCATGAATCCGTCCGCAATCCTATCGAGCGCATTATTCTCCGCGCAATGAAGGCGGCTGAACGTAAGGAGAAGCGCGAGATAAAACGTATTAACGTGCGGATGGCGGAGATTACCGTTGAACGCGCCCAGGCTGAATTGCGCCGCGTTAAATCCGAATCGGCCCGCATCGTTGCCGAAATGACTGCGCGGATAGCCGAAATTGACTCCGAATTGAAGGCGCTGGAACGCGAGATTTTACTGGTACAACGCGAAAAAACAAACGTTATGAAGAGCGTAGTTGCTTACGTTTGAACCGTGTCATTTCCTATTTAAATGAGCCGGCTAACGAACACCTACGTCGGCTGCGCGGTATTAACTAACGCACAATCCGGTTAGTGCCGTGCAGCGGGCGTGGGAAATCGCGACCCGAAAATAAACCGAAAAGGAACGTGATTGAATGTCGATGTTTACTAAGGTTGGAGCAGAGGCCGCAGCAGCAGGTAATGACAATGGAGGCGCGAAGGAAAGTCCGATGACATCGTTTAAGTCCGGAAGCCTCTTCAAAGTCGGAGTCAAGTCGATCAACAACGTCGCGGAGTACTACGGTTATAGCATCTTCAACAAGGTGAATACGTTTGTGCCGAAGAATCCCGCAACTCGCAACGCCAAAGGGTTCATTTCCAGCGGGCAGACCGTATGGGATAAAGCTTCGGAATTACTCTACGCAGAGGCCAACGCTGCTAAAGAGGCCGGCGCAAGTGAGGACGCGGTAAAAGTAATCACGGACGAAGCGTACCTGTATAAAGGCAAGAAGCGTTATCTCCGGGCATTCTACGATCTGACTACCGGTAAGGATATCGTAGTTGACCTGTCGCCTAAACAGGAACAGACGCTTAAATCCGTCATCGAAGACAACGTAGACGACTTGGATGTAATCACGTTCAAACTCGCTAAGAAAGGCGCGGGCACAGCGGCCGTCGTATCGCTTAACGCTATCGTTAAGGTAGAGCGCGACTTGACGGACGAGGAACGCGCCAACTTCGCTAAGATCGGAGACGAACCGTTTGACTTCGCGGATTTCGAAACGTGCTTATACGTAGCCGACGAAGAGGAGCAAACGAAGAACCTCGTAATCGCGGGATTTGATATCGGACGACTCGGTCTCTCGATCGGTGCCAACGCAAGTAGCAGTAACAACGCGCAAACTCCATCCGATGCCGGCGCGCCTCTCGATATCTCTGACGATGATCTCCCGTTCTAATAAGCGCAACTACAACGTTAAGGAGGCGGTAGCATGAACGCAAACAACGTAGCGGGTCCGGAATCACGCAAGCTCACCGTATTGCTCAACGTTCACGACGTAAAGAAGCTTCCGCAAGCCGGCAAGAACCTCGCGAAGTTTATAACGGAGCTATCGCAAGATCACGGACTATTCACGACGGACATCGTAATGAGCGTTGAGCCTACCGTTTACACTTCGTTAGGTCCAGCGGAAATGCCAGCGGACGAGGGCGACATTGAGATCGTCTTCGTACCGGAAAGGGATGAGGACGGGTGACTGTAACAATCTACCTGCTGCGGAACAAATTCACGGGGCGCGTATACGTCGGCTCTAGTAAAAAACCTACAGCGCGTAAATCACAGCACCGGAGTATGATGCGTTTAGGTAAGCACCGAAATCTCCACATTCAGAACGATTTCAACCTGTTCGGTGAGGAATGTTTCGAATTCATCCTAGCAGAGGAATCAATTCCTGAGGATATTCGATTCAAAAAAGAACAGGAATGGATGGACAAAATGGTTGAGGAAACGGCTCCTACTCCTCTCTACAACATGCAGCCTTTTGCAGGTAAGACAAGAGGAAGACCAACTTCGGATGAGACGAGACGTAAACTGTCCATTGCACATAAGGGCAGAAGTAAGAGCGACTACGCAACCGCTGGTATTCGTCGGGCTAACTACGGCAGGGTTTTCTCTCCAGAGACTAGGAAGAAAATATCAGACGCACATCTAAGCCGCCCTTCGTTAGATAGGAAGACTAACACCACCCTTAACGAAAGTTCGGTAATTGAAATCTATCAAGCACTTCAACAAGGGGCCACACTTACCTTCTTGGCTAACAGATATGGAGTAGGAACTTCATCGATTTGGAGGATCAAGCGTGGAGAAACATGGAGCGACGTAACTGACAAACTAAGGGAGGGTTAATATTTGGCACATTTAACTGAAACAACCGGAAAGTACTCGGAGCTGGCGGCGCGTCTTGCGCTGTTAGCTAACGGATGGACCGTACACAAGGCGGAGACGGACGAAGCTTACGATATCCTGGCGCGTGATCCTATAACGGGTGATTACGCGAAGATCCAGGTTAAGACGGTGAGGCAGCGTACGGACCGCGGCGGCGACCTCGTTGTCTACGCGAAGAAAGGTAACGGAACAAACTACGACCTGGCCGACGCTGACTATATCGTTGGAGTCTGGGCGGTCGATGGCGAAGTGCCGCGCGTATTCATGTTCGAGAATCGACTTTGCGGAGAGTATTGGTGCGCAGAGGCACGCGCTAGTGAACGGTGGGTCGAGTTATCCATCGCGATTAATCGGGAGTTACTAGCGGCGGCCTAGTACGCTAGCTCAACGCAAGACCGGGCGGAGGCCAAACGGCAGCCCACGAAAAGGGGAAACTCATTAATGGCGAAACTTAACGTGGTAATTCCGGCAGTAGAAGTAACGGTGGGTGGCGTGACTTATCGCAAGGTTGATCGGAAGGCGCAGGCGGGCGATATCGTTAAGGCGCTAAAGAGAGACACGGATATTGCGCAAGATGCGTTTTACGGTCCGCTGTACAAAAGTAGCGGAGGTACCCTTGGATTTAAAGACAACGTGAACGACTTCCGTTATTCGATACTCCGGAATCGCCCGGAAAACTTAGAAGTCTACGAGAAGGTAACGGATAGCGCGGCGGTTGAATATCGCGAGGTTAAACGGAAAGCGGTGGTCGGCGAACGTATTCGAATAACTAACCGCGTGATAGGAGAAGATCGCTACGTAGATGGGGACGAATTTGCTGTGAATTCCGTAGACAGTGACGGAGATGTACGCGTAAATGCCGCAGGGAGCGATCGGGCGCTTGTATTGCGCCGCGAATACGTCGTACTCAAACCGGTATCAGCGAAACCGGCGGAACCTGAGCGCCTGAAAGTCGGAGATTATGCGCGTTACGTAAGAGACGGGAATAACCGTATGGTTACCGGAGATATCGTAGAGATTACGGAAATTGACCAAAGCGCCGTTCCATATCGTGTTAGACGCTTGTCTGACAATTACGTAGCGTGGGCACCCGCTAATAAAATTGTCCGCGCAACTGACGAGGAAGTAGCGAAGGCAGTAGCCGCTAAAGATCCGCGCAGTCAATTCGCGGTCGGCGATTACGTAAAGGTTGCGGTCGAGTACTGCGAACATAACGTAGGTGACGTACTGAAAATAAGCGCTACCGCAGCTCAGCATGATTTCTACGTAACCAACGTGGCAACTAGTCGCCTCGGATGCATCGACGCAGCCAAACTCGTTAAACTCTCCGCAGAGGAAGTCGCGGAGATCGAACGCAAGCAAGCGGAAGAGTCGAGATGGGCGGCGATCGGCCGTAAGGTGAACGAGTATAAGCGCGGTGATATCGTACTGTGCGTAGGCAAGGCTAAAGCGGGTCTTGGCGAAGTTCAAGCGGATGCTAACGGAGGTAGAGTGAGCGTTAAGTACTACAGTAGCTTCGGAACATGCTCCGAGACATTCGGGATAATCGCGCTAGTATCCCCGGTTGAGCAACGCTTCGATCGACCTGTCGACGATGTTACGGAGGAGGTGGACGCTGCATAACCGCAAGTCTTTACGCAAATTGAGCGAAAGGAGTGAGCGCTATACCACCGAAATTAACGTTAAACTTACGGCCGCCTGCGGATGACGGAGCGGTGGAACGCGTGGCCGACGCCGCCAAACGGAAGAAGGCTGCGCAGGAGACGGATGCAGAAGCGATTGATCGCGTACTACGAATGTCACTAACGGATAAACAGCGCGCAATGGTTGAAGAGCTGCGGCAGGCGTACGGATCGGGCGAAACAGGCAATCGTCCGGCCCTGCGTACTGCGGGCGGCACCATTTCGAAGGATGACGTTATTCGCGCAGCAGACGTATTGTTACGGCAACGGCAAACGGATGCGCGTGCGGATAAAGTTGCGGAGACGCTGCGGTCGAAGCCGGCGAATTTCCATATCGTGACGGAGGACGCGGAGTTGCCGAAGATGATCGCGAGATTACGGGAAGAAGTCCGGCTACAGAAGGATGATGAGTGGTTCCGCAAAGTCTTCGTGCTCTTTAACAATACGTTGATTAAACGGAAGCTCGCTGAACGCGGAATCGATATTCCTGACGCGGAATCACTAACCGTTTGGGATACGGAGACATCCGGACTCGACAAGATGCTCGACCTGACCGGCGGTTACTCCGTTTGGCTTCCGCTACTCAACGAAGGATATTACGTAGCTTACGGACACTTGACCGGCGAGAAGCAATGTACGCGGTCGAAAGCGCTAGGAGCAATCGCGAAGTTTATGGCGCTGCCCTCGCAGATTAAATCGTTCCATAACGCGGAGTTTGACTTAGCGATGATGCTTAACGACGGGCTGACGCCGCAAGGTATCCGTTATGACTCAGTGGCCGCACAAAGAACGCTAAATGATAACGAAGACACTTACGCATTGAAGCCGCTGATAACGAAGTACAAATCGATTATTGGCGTAGAGGCTCCGGATACAACCTTTGAAGATCTGTTTGCGAAGGAGTCCCCGATGCTTCATCCGGTCGAGGTCGTAGGAATATACGCGATATGGGACGTACTCAAAGGCTGGTGGTTGACGCGCTGGCAGATCGATAACATTGTCGCAACGGATAACCTGGCGATGTCCTTCTTCGAGATAACGCAGTATCTATCGGAAGTCAACGTTAATATCGAGCGTACCGGCTTCGTAATTGACCTCGATGATCTGCAGGCGCTCGGAGACGAACTCCGTCCGAAGCTAGCGCAAGCCCAGGCGGATGTTATCGAAGCATATGGCGTAACCGATCCGGAGTTCTTACGAAAGATGGACCGCGCACTATACTCCGCGAAGGTAACGGATTGGATTGATAAGCAGCGTCGCAGGATTGCGCGTAACGAAGAGGCGCAGGCGAAACAACGCGCTATTATTGCGGAGTGTGAAGCGGCAGGCAAAACGTCGCTCAAGAAGTATACGAGTGCGATCGAAAGGCTTGCGCAACTACAAGCGGAGGACCTAGCGCCATCTGACGAGGAGAACGCGCCATTAAACATAACGGAGTTCTCGTTCACCAACGATAACCACTTGCGATATCTGATCTACGATCACCTCGGAATTGAGGACCGTACGAAGCAGATCGTCAAGGACAAGAAGAAAGAACGCGCGGTATCAAAGGACGTTCTCGAACGGTACTACGAAGAGGAGGAAGCGCTCAAGCCGCTGGCAAACGTGTCCGCGTACGAAAAGCTACTGAACACATACGTAGACAAAATACCGAAAGCTCTCGACGTAGACGGACGCTTGCATACGCAGCTCGATATGGTTTCGACCGGACGATACTCCTCGAAGGGATACAGCGGTAAGCCAAACGACATCCGATCAGGTCCGGTAACCGACGAGAACTATCTCGGTACAATGCGGAAGCTCGTTGAATGCGCGGAGAAATCCGTAGCAAAGGGAACCAACTTACAAAATATACCAGCACGTACGAAGGAAGGCGAACGTGTCCGGATGACGTTTAAACCGCCGCCAGGACATACGTTTCTCGGTAGCGACTTATCTTCGATCGAGCCACGCCTTCAAGCGCATATCATGGCTGTTGAACACAGTGACGATATATTCGCGGATATGTACAGAAAAGGACTCGATCCTTACGTAGAGTTCGCGTCAATCATGTTCGAAGTAGACCGCGATCTTTGCTTCGAGAAGGCGTATAAGAACGGATTGACTACGGTTCCTTATCGTAAACTGACGAAAGATATGTTCCTTGCGAAAGGATACGGTCAAGCTGAGGATCAGTTCGTTAAGACGGCGATTAAACGTGGTATCACAACGGAACAAGGTAAACGTGCATACGCGAAGTTCGACGAGATTCTTCCGGGATTCAGTACGATGGTTAACGCGTCATTCGAACATCTACGTAAGTACGGATGGACGGCGACATTGTGGGGGCAAAAACGGAGGTTTCCGGAATACCGGAAGAACTGGCAGCGTCTCTGCGTGTTGATGAAGCGCGTAGGTATCGTAGACAAGAACGATCCTCAACTCGGAGTTAAATCGCGCAAGCTAGGTAAAGAGGGAAGCGCGGAGTTTTGGCAACTCATCCGCCTAACGGGACGTGACGAAAGGGCTGCGTTTAATCACCGTATCCAAGGTAGCGGCGCGAATGTACTCAAGCTATGTATGATTCGCAGCTATTACGAATTGACCGTGGCGCGTGGCTGGGAGTTTACGCTAACTCTCCACGATGAGCAGAAACACGCGGCTCCGACCGATCAGATTACGGAAGAGACAGTCACGTTATATACCGACATCATGACGAACACAGCTACGTTTGCCTGTCCGCTTGACTGTGACACGGTAATCGAAACCCGATGGATGAACGAGGTCCGCCCGAGCGACTGGGATTTCGAAAATGGACGTCCAAAATTGAAGGAGGCTGCGTAAATGGAGAACGTTATTGAGAAGCTGCGCGAATTGATCGGAGACGGTTACGAAGGTGAAGTGTGGGATGAGACGCACGAGGAAGTAGACTCCCTTCTTGACACGCCACAACCTGATGGTTACGCAGTTGAAAACGTAGAATCAACGTTTGAGGATGGCGGACGTTGGTCGAATTATCAGACGGACGTATATCAAGTTACACAGGAGGACGGGAAGGTTGCGTATTTCCAAATCGGGCGAGATGTTCCCGCAACTGAGATGCAGGACGGTATGGACCTCAGCACCATCATTCGCGAAGTTGTACCACAGGAAGTCGTTAGAACCGAATATGTCTACGGAAGGAGCGCGTAAATGAACGAAATCATAACCGTACTCGACATCGAAACAACCGGACTCAATCCGCTCACCAATCACATCTCGGAAATCGCCGCCATCCGTGCGGAAGTTGGGCCGGGCGGTTATATCCGCGAGATTGGGCGGTTCCAGACGTACGTTGCGCTGCCGGACGGTGTTGAGGTTCCGCCTGAGATTACCGAGTTGACCGGAATTAAGACGGAGGATTTGCGCGGTGCTCCCACGCTTGAACGAGCGCTGACTGCGTTTTGGTACTTCGCTAGAGGTACCGCTTGGGTTGCGCAGAACGCTCCGTTCGACCTGAGCTTTATTGCGCGGATATTCAAAAGCGGCGACTTCCGTTGCACTCGCGCCATGTCTCGCCTAATTGATCCGGACGAGAACGCCAGCCTAGCGCCGACATGTGAGCGGTACGGAATCGTGCTAAACGGACATCACCGCGCTATGAACGACGTGGAGGCTACGTTGCAGCTATATGCCGTTCTCCGTGAAAAGGCGGAAGTTAACGGAATCACCTACCGCAATGTCGTCGTAGACAGTCCGGAGCGGCCGTTAACGTACTCGCCGCCTGGCGCGATTGTGCGGACGATTGCGCGGAAACAAACGAAGGAGGTTGCGTAGATGAAGCTTACGGAATGGCGCGAAGTTGACGAGAACGGGTACGAGTATCACGGTAAAGGCGCGATTACGATTAAAGCAGAAGATGACCGCGGCGGCTCCGTCAGCTTGGAAATCCGCGCAGGTGAGCCGGAGGACGCTGTGTTCTACCGCGATCTTAACGGAGCCTACAGCATCTCACACGCAATTCGTCTAGCTTATGAAGCTGGTAAGCGCGGCGAAACGCTAGAATACGAACTTGTCAAAAACGAAGAGGAGGCGGTTTAAATTACGGATAACCAACTGATCGCAAATAGAATCGCGGAGCAATTTACGGTATTCCTGAACGAGTGGCATTCCGCGCCAGAAGTGTACGACGACGCTCTCGACGCGCAGATTCATCGCTGGTATTCCGATATCCTCACGGACAAGTCGCGCAAAGTATGGCCGCCACGAGGCATCCCGTACTTCTCACCAAGCTCCGCCAACTCCGACGCACGCGGTCTTTACGAAAAGATGCGCGGCGCCAAACGTGAGTCATCCGATCGGCCCGCGCATCAAGGACGTTGGGTACGGATAGGAACGGCCATTGGGGACGTAATCCAGCGTGATATTCTGTTCGCGGAGAAACACTTCGAGAAGGCATACGGAAGACCGCCTCGCTTCGTATTCGACCGTAACGAACGAGGCGAGCCGGTATTCGAGGACTTCGCCAAGCGCGGACACGTCGTCACACATAACGGAAAGACATTCGCGCTTTACGGTACCGGTGACGGAGTCATGCGCTACGTCTCCGAAGACGGCGAAGTCCTCCGCGTTGGCCTCGAAATCAAATCGAAGCAAGGCACGTACTCCGCGACATCCGGATACTCAACGCGGAACGGGGCGAAAGAGGATCACGTTAAACAGTGCGTCTGCTACTCGATCATGTATGACGTTGATTATTACGTAATCCTCTACGTTAACGCGAGTAAGAAGGCGTGGGCAATGCCTGACGCAGATATCGAAAAGTATCCGGACATTGCGGCGTTTGGCTTGCACATTACGGATGAGATGCGCGGTGAAATGCTGGACCACTTCGCCGGAATCGTTGACGCTGCGAATAAAGGCGAGCCGCCTGCGTTGGATCTCGATAAATGGTTATTCCTCGACTTCAAGCGGGCGGTATCGTTATCACTTTCGGAAGATGAGGTCGAAGTGTTGCGCCGGAAAGTAGCCGCGATTATGAAATCGAATCTACCGGATTGGAAGAAGCGCGGACCAGCGGAGGCGCTTGCGGATATTGAGCGGATTAGGGCAGAAGAAGCGGAGAGCCAAACGAAGGAGGCTGCGTAGAATGAAGACATTTAAGCGAATTATTAACGCGACAATCTATGTAGGACTCGTTGCGGCCGCTTGTTTCGGTCTTACAATAGCTATCGGATCGATTATGAACGTAGGTAACTCGCCATTGTTTCGGATAGGTCTCGTAGTCATACTCGCGGCGCTCTTTATTCAAGGGTACACGTCAGGAGGTGACGGAGATAGCGAAGCCAAAACCGCAGACTAAACGCTACCTCGGACTCGACCTATCGCTGTCACCCGGCCTCGCGGTAATCGACGTTAAGGAGCGCGTCCCAACGCTCGTATACGCAGGCTCAGTCGCAACTGATACGGAAATCAACGACGCAACGCGCTCAGTCGTCGTCGAATCGTTCATCGCGCACCAAGTATACGCCCACCTACCGTTCGACGTTATACTACGCGAGGACTTTACGGCGGGTCGAAATAAGCGCGCTACTCAAACGATATTTAACGCATGGGCGGCGGCTGATCGCGCACTCCATTCGTTTGGCTACGTGGTGAACGAAGTCAAGCCGGTCCTTGCGCCGACCACCGTTAAGAAGCTCGTAGCAGGCAACGGTAAGGCGGAGAAGAAGGATGTCGCGGAGGGCGTGCGGAAGTATCTGCGCCTTCCCTCCGACTACAAGTTCGCGGCCGGCTACGATGACAGCGACGCATGTGCGGTAATTCTGGCGTACTTGATACGCGAAAGTCTAATTGATACGGAGGCTGATGCGGCATGAGTAAACAGGACAATGTACGCGCTAATAACAACGGTGGGATCGGAATATTCGGACTGCTCGGCGTATTATTCGTAGCGTTGAAACTGACGGGAGTTATCACGTGGTCCTGGTGGTGGGTAACGTTGCCCTTCTGGGGCGGAATTGCGCTCCTTCTCGTGATTATCGCGATCATAACGTTAATCGCCCTCGCGACTGACCGAAAATGAACGAGTTAGCCGCACGCCTCACCACCCACCAACGCCTGGAAATCGCAGCTCTCGAACGGTCCGTCGCGATCTACCGAGGGCTTGCGGAGGAGTACGAACGGAAACTTGCCGAAGCACGTGCGATATACGAAGGGAGCGAGCGCTGATAATGCTAATCGTTTACGCATCACGTACGGGAAATGTCGGCCTATTTGCGCGGCGTCTCCCGTATCCTACGCTAAAGCTTACGACAGAGTTGCGCGTAGACGAACCGTATATCCTCGTAACATATACGGATAAGATCGGTGAAGTACCGGCCAAGACTCGCGCTTTCCTCACACATAACAACGAATACTTACGCGGTGTGGCTGCGTCCGGCAACCGTAATTTCGGACCGGCTTACGCACTCGCCGCGGATCAAATATCGAATCAATACGGAGTGCCGATCGTTTGCAAATTCGAACTGGCGGGCACGCCTACCGACATACAAAAATTCACCGAAGGAGTGAGCGCGCTTGTCACAAACGTATAAATATATCGAACTCAATAACGAAGTTACCGTAATGAAGGACGGATTCTACCAGCTCGAAAAGGATACGGAGGCCGTCGAGGAGTTCATGCGCTTTATCCGCGATAATAAGATGCGGTTTGACTCCGCAATGGATCGCGTTCAATACATGATTGACAACGGATATTACTATCCGGAAGTGTTGACGCAATACACTCCGGCGCAGATCACGGAGATTCACCGCATGGCCGACGATGCTAACCTGCGCTTCGCTTCGTACATGGCCGCGTTCAAATACTATACGGATTATGCGCTCAAGACTCGCGATAAGAAAACGTACCTGGAATCGCCGGAGGAACGTTACGCAATCACCGCGTTATACCTGGCGCAAGGCAATTACGAGATGGCGCGGGAGTTACTGTGGGGCTACTTAAACGGAGTTCAGCCGGCCACGCCTACGTTCCTTAACGCAGGTAAAGCGAGACGCGGCGAAATGGTATCGTGTTTCCTTACGGAAGTAGACGACAGCCTTAACGCGATCGGACACGCGCATACTACTGCGATGCAACTTTCGAAGATTGGCGGCGGCGTTGCGCTTAACCTATCGAAGCTGCGCGGACGTGGCGAGGCGATTAAAGAAGAGGAAGGCGTAGCGAAAGGGATTCTCCCGGTCGCTAAACAGCTCGAAATGGCGTTCTCATACGCGGATCAAATGGGACAACGGAAAGGTAGCGGCGCCGTCTATTACAACATCTTCGGATGGGACGTAATGGAGCTGCTTGATGCGAAGAAGATTAACGCGGATGAACGGTCCCGCCTTAAAACGTTGTCGATCGGACTAATCGTACCGTCCAAGTTTATTGAACTGGCGGAGACAAACGAGCCGTATTACGTATTCGCACCGTACACCGTATTCAAAGCGTATGGATCGCATCTGGACGATATGGATATCAGCGCGATGTATGACGAGCTGGTTGCGAATCCTTCCGTTAAGAAACGTGAGCTAAATGCGCGTGATATGTTGACGAAGATTGCGACGACGCAGCTAGAATCCGGATACCCGTACCTCATGTTCAAAGACAATGCGAACGAAGGTCATGCGCTGAAAGGCATCGGTCAGGTGAAGATGTCAAACCTCTGCACGGAAATTTTCCAGCTAATGGAAACTAATACTATCAACGACTATGGACAGCCTGACGAAATCGGCCTTGATATCTCGTGCAATCTCGCGTCATTAAATATCGTTACCGCAATGGCCTCCGGAAACCTTCGCCGCGCTGTTCATTCCGCGATGGACTCGTTAACCGCCGTCTCCGATATGACTGCAATTGCCAATGCGCCAGGCGTACGTAAGGCTAACGACTTGATGCACAGCGTAGGGCTCGGCGCAATGAACCTTCACGGCTTCCTGATGAAGAACCGCATATCGTATCAATCCGAAATCGGCCGTGACTTTGCCGACGCATTCTTCGCCGCAATTAACTACTACTCGATTGAGCGCTCGATGCAGATCGCTAAGGAGCGCGGCGGTACGTTCTACGGATTCGATCGTTCTGATTACGCGAGTGGTAAGTACTTCACGCAGTATATCGAAAATGACTTCCGTCCGAAATTCGAAAAAGTAGCGGATATGTTCGCGGCTGCAGGCATTGAATTGCCGGGTCCGGACTTGTGGGAACGCTTGGCGGCGGAAGTTGAACAACACGGTTTGTGGCACGCGTATAGACTTGCGATCGCACCAACGCAAAGTATCTCGTATGTGCAAAACGCAACGAGCTCCGTATTGCCGATTTCTGACGTAATGGAGACGCGGACATACGGTAACTCAACGACGTATTATCCGGCTCCGTTCCTGGCGCGCGATAACATGATTTCGTATACTAGCGCGTTCAATATGGATCAGCGTAAGATTCTCGAAATGGTTGCGACAATCCAGCGCCACGTTGACCAGGGGATATCGACGATCCTTTACGTAGACTCAAAAACGCCAACTAACGAGCTCGTCCGGTATTATCTGACCGCTCACAAACTCGGCCTTAAGTCGTTGTATTATACGCGTAATAAACTGCTATCCGTAGCCGAGTGCACATCTTGCGCTGTCTAAATTCGAAAGGGGACTGATATTTTACATGACGAACATTATCCGCGCTGTTAACTGGAACCGACCTGACGACGATTACTCCGAGGATTTCCTCGATCAGAACTTCATGCAGATATGGCGAGAACATGAAATCCCGCTAGATGACGATAAGATGGCGTGGATGGCGCTTAGCGATACGGAACGCGACGTATATAAGAAGGTACTCGGCGGCCTGACGTTCCTGGATACGGAGCAAGGTTCGGAGGGGATGCCGCTAATCATGCAGCACGTTGAATCCGCGCAGAAGAAGGCGGTCCTATCGTTCATGGGAATGATGGAGCATATCCACGCGAAGTCATATAGCGCTATCTTCGCAACACTGACGTCAACGGAAGAATCCGACCGCGTATTCGAATGGACCGTAGCCAATCCGTTCCTCCAACGTAAAGGCGAAATTATCGGCGGTTACTACCGCTCCATCACGTCACCGGAGCGCTTATACATGGCGATGGTTGCGTCAGTGTTCTTGGAATCAGCGCTGTTCTATTCCGGATTCTACTATCCGCTGCTACTCGCAGGACGCGGCAAGATGACGGCTAGCGGTGAAATTATCGATTTGATTATGCGCGATGAGGCGGTGCACGGACAATACATCGGAACGTTGGCGCGCGAGGTATATGCGGAACTGCCTGCGGAAACTCAGGCGGAGCTTGACCGTGAGGTAGCGGCATTATTGCGTAGGCTCTACGATAATGAAGCGGGCTATACCGTTGATTTGTACGCGCCAATCGGATTAGAGGAGGACGTGCTGCGATTCTTACGTTATAACTTTAATCGTGCGTTGATGAACCTCGGACGGCCTACGCATTTCCCTGACGAAGATATCAATCCGATCGTACTCAACGGGATTAATACCGCAACGAAGATACACGATTTCTTTTCGAAAAAGGGTAACGGATATCAGAAGGCGGTCAATATCGTACCGCTTACTGACGCGGATTTCGCGGTATAAATGGACACTAACGGAGGGCCTTCAGGCTGCTCCGTTATTTTTTTTGTTTTATTTTACGTAAAAGTGTGCGAAATACGTTTGACCGGCAACAAGGTAGTATAAGGCGCAAAGCACTCGCGTCTCACTCAAACGAAACGGAGATGATACGATGTCCAACGCAACTCAAACATTCCGCGAAGTTCAACGCAAAGCCAACGCAGGTGAACGCATTAAGATCGTAGCCGCGGTGCTTAGTGGAGGCCGCTACAAAAATGGTGATGAACTCGTAGTAGATTCCGTGGAACCGTCGGGAGTACGCGCAGTCACATCGAAAAGTGAGCGTGCCGGTATCTTCCACCGCGAATACGTAGTACTCGAACCGATCGCGCCGACAACCGCAAATCTCCCGGACCTCTTCGCGCAATTCATCCGTGACAATGCCGGCGCCGTACGTAAATACTTGGCGGAGATCGATCCGGTTGATAGTGCGGAGGAAGCGGAGCCGGCCGTAGAGGTAACGGAGTCCTTAACTCGCGCCAAGGTTATCGAAATGGCTCGCGAAAGGGTGGCGGAGTTAAAACGCATCGGTAACTCGCTCCACGAAGACCTTCCGAAGGGTACTCCGTTTCATTACCGCTACTTCAACGTAGAGTTTCACGTTAATCGCGACAAGCGCACCGTAACAGCGCTCGTACACGTTTCTGGTAACCGCCGCAAGCCCGACGCAGTAGGCATCGCAAAGTGTGCGCCTGACGACGTATTCAACGCAGACATCGGCAAGGCAATCGCGGCAGAACGTGCGCTCGGACTGACGCTGACGGAGGCGTTTGTGAATGCGCCGAAGCCGGAGAAAGCGGTAGCCGGCGTTATTATCCGTAAGGTTAGCGGCGCGCACATCGGTACGACTCGCGTTGTTGAACGTACCTTAATGGACGGTAAGGCATACGTGTTCACTAACGGATATAACTCGGAGGTAAAGAACTGCGCAATCATCGACGACACTGACGCTGACTACACGCAAGAAGGCGCTAAGGACGGTGAAGCCGCGTGACCAAAGACGATCTCATCATCGCACTCACACGCTCACATCTCCCGGGCGGTGCGCAAATCCTCGTATGGCGGCCGGAAGGACAACGTCTAACAACGGATATTCAATTGCGTGAGGTTGGCGAAGGTCAAATCGTAATCGAGGAGGTGGGCGCGTGACTATCGCAGAATTGATCGAAGAATTAGCGGACTTTCCGCCAGACGCGAAAGTCTACGTGTGGGAAGGTTATGACGCTGGAACGATGACGACTAATATTGACGTTAAATACGACGGAGACGTTGTACTCGAAGCCAAATAACGCTAAGGAGGCCACAATCCATGCCGCTACCAAAAGATACGATGTTCTTCGGATTCCGCGATAAGTTAACGCCTGAGCAACGCATATACGTCGATAGCATTTTCGATAACCGTATCACGTTCGTTAACGCGAAGTCCGGCACGGGTAAAACGACGCTCGCCGTAGCTGCCGCGAAGTTGATCGGCAAGCCGCTAGTATACGTGTTCTCTCCGGTCGAAGAAGGCCGCATGGGATTCCGTCCCGGCACACAGCGCGAAAAGGAAGCCGCGTATATCACTCCGCTGACCGATGCGCTGGCAGAGATCGGCGAGACTCCGGAGAAAGCGATATTTAATCCGGAAGACTTTGCGGCTATGAAGCGCGGAGACCACTGGGTGTATCCGATGAGCCATATATTTGCGCGTGGAATAAATATCAAGGATAAGACGGTTGTAATCAGCGAAGCGCAGAACTTTACTCGAGGGGAACTCAAAAAGTTATTAACCCGTTGCCATGATTCGTGCACAGTTGTGGTCGAAGGATCAACGATCCAGTGCGATTTGCCAGACGAGAGTAAGTCCGGTTTCTCTCCATATATTGACCATTTCCGTAACGAGCCTTACGCGAATGTTTGCGAACTTACCGTAAACTTCCGAGGTCAACTTGCCCAAAAGGCGGATGAATTAGCATGGTAAGGGAAATAGAACTCTCTAACGGTAAGAAGGCACTAGTCGACGATGAGGACTACGGCTGGCTTAGCGAGACAAAGTGGTCTGATGATTCACGAGGTTACGCTATCCGGAGAGTGAGGGATGGTAGGAATACAACCGAGAAGATGCATCGACTAATTGTTGGAGCAAATCCTGGGCAAATCGTAGACCATATCAACGGCGTTCCATGGGACAACAGGCGGGATAACCTTCGCGTAGTCACAGACCAACAGAACTCCTTTAACACGCAAATATCATCAACTAACAAAACTGGTTTTAAGGGAGTAGCAGTCTACAAAGCTCGCAAAAACCCAGGATATACCGCTCAGATCACTGTCAACTACAGGAAGATTCATTTAGGGTGCTTTGACGACCCAGTAGAGGCAGCTATCGCTTATAACAACGCGGCTAGGATGTATTTCGGAGAGTTTGCGATTCTGAACGAAATCCCAGAAGACCGCCTCAACGAAGAAGTTACATTAGCGGAGGATACCGGATAACGAAAGGAGGCGCGTCCCATGGCGTATAAATTCGAACGCACGCCGACCGGTTACAGCGTCAGAACAACGTCAGCCGAACGCATTGAACGCGAACAGGATGCGCGTGATTGGGCGGCGATTGCGGTAGTGGTTGCGGGATTAATCGTGGTATGGACGTTACTATAACGAAGGAGTGATCGTATTTGAACGACAAACTAACGCACATTTTCGCAATGCAGAACGCGCTTGATCGACGTATTACCCAGGAGCGCGGAATCGAAAAGACGGTTGACGAATGGGTAATCGGAATCACGCTCGCAATGGAATCGGAAATCGACGAGATCCGGCGCGAAGTTAACTGGAAGTGGTGGAAGAATCCGAAGCCGATCGATGGTGACGCGCTAAAAGGCGAAGTAATCGATATGTGGCATTTCCTCGTCAGCCTCTCGGATAAAGTCGGACTCACGGCGGAGGATGTCTACGCTATCTACCTCGAAAAGAACGCGGAGAATCATGCGCGGCAGGACGGAACAAGCGCGAAGGAAGGTTACGCAATTTGACTAAACGCTACACCTACGCAATCATCACCGCATACTGTACGACGGTTTGGATCGGACTCATAGTCCGGACGATTATACGATAGGAGGTAGCTCATGATCGTAATCAGCGTTTACCTAGCGATAGGAATGATTATCGCGATTGCCTTCGCAAAGTTCGGCGTAATTGATCCGGATATGGAAGGCGCGGGGGAACTAGAAAGATCGCCGCTAATTCAACGCATGTTCCTGGTAATTGTCGCGCTACTTTGGTTACCGCTCGTCCTGTTTGGTGGGATTAAAGCGAAGTTTAAAATCACACGCAAGGGAGATGACGCTAATTGACCGCTAAAATCAACGTTTTGGATAACGGATATGTTCGCTTAGTCGACGCAATGGGAACGGACTTGACTCCGGTTAATGCCGCCCGCGTCTCATACGCAAAGGAATCGCAGGTACTCACGGAACGCGACGTACGCCTTATTAAGTTCCTGGCACGCGAAGGACACACGAGTCCATTCCGCCACGCGATCGCTCAATTCGAGGTTTATGCGCCCCTAATGGTTGCTCGTCAGTGGTTCAAATACATTATAGGCTCCGCGCATCAAGAAGGTGCCGGCGATAGTCTTGACGCCTGGAACGAGAGTAGCCGCCGTTACATTACGGAGGAGCCGGTGTTCTACGTACCTACCTCTGGTCAGTGGCGCGGCGCTCCGGAAAACTCGAAGCAAGGAAGCGGAGAACCTGTCGCCACGCGGATCGGAAGTGAGGCGATGAAGAAGCTTGACGATTCAGTCGCGATGGGTATGGAGTTTTACGAATGGGCTCTTGCGAATGGTATCTGCGCAGAGCAAGCGCGCTTATTCCTTCCCGCTTACGGAATGTACGTCCGCTGGTACTGGACCGCGAGCCTGCAGAGTATCGCGCATTTCCTGGCGCAACGTCTCGAACATGATGCGCAGGCTGAAATTCAAGCGTACGCCAAGGCGGTTCTCACGTTGATTGAGGCGCGGTTCCCCGTATCAATTGGCGAGTTGCTTACGAAAAAGGAGGACGCGGAATGAAACTGATCGCCACGTTATTGCTCGGCACAATTACGCAACAGTTCGCATTCATCGTATTTGACGCAAGCCCTGCGGAAAGTTTTATCGCTTACCTAGTCGGAATTATCCTCGCGAAACAAATATGGGCGGAGGTGCCTGCGGATGACAAACGAAATCAAAACGGATGAACCGCGCCGCCTAGCCGAAGTCCTCCCGTTCGTACCACGTCCAACTCCGGAACAAGAGGCGCAGGCCGCCGTCATTTCGCTGCTCGAACGTTACGCAGAGTTAGCGCGGGCTGGCGAAGTCACCGGAGTAGTTATCGCAGCCAAGACGCCTGACGACGTATTGAACGGCGAAATCATGGCGGAAAGCTCCGGCGTCAATCCACGTGAGGCAACGTTATTGATCGAGGAGCTGCGCATAGCTAACTTTTACGATTACGACGTTTAACAACCAAGGAGGCGAACTAATCTCGCTAAGTATAATCGCGCAAATCATACTCGCAATGTCAATCGGATTGAACGCAGTTAACGGAATCCCTCCGAACGAACCTACGCAACCGGCCGAAAAATCTTCGCAGGTAACAGGCAAATCTGCGAAGGAAGACGTGTGGACAACGTACGAAGCGACCGCTTATATTGCGCTATGTTCCGAAGGATGCAGCGGTTGGACTTATACGGAGCTCGACGTAAGGAACACGATCACACACGAAGGGCGGCGCGTTGTGGCCGTTGATAAGCGCGTGATCCCGCTTCATACTCCGCTAACGATCCGTTTGGCAGACGGTACGGAGATCGCAGCGATTGCGGAGGATACCGGAAGTTTGATTAAAGGCCGCAAGCTTGACGTATTAGTCGCGTCGGAGAAGGAAGCGCGCCAGTTCGGTCGCCAGAAAGTACGCGTTAAAATCGATAACTAAACGATAAGGGAGCGGATTTGTATATGACGAATATTACCGTATTGAAAGACGAAAACCTCAGCGGTGCAGGACGCGTCGTTGAGCGTGAGTATCGCGAGGTTAAGCGGTGGGCAGACGTTGGTGAGTACGTTAAGGTGACCACGGTTGCTGAGGATTATGGTCCGGCTGTCGTAGATTCGATCGGAAAGTGTACGCGCAATGACCAGTTCGATGACGGTTCTATCGACACGACGCTAACACACGACAGTGACGGGTTCCTTAACACGGACCACACTTCGTACGTAACGCTCGAACCATCGGACATCATTCGCATCAACGGCGCCCGCTTCCGCATGGTCGATCGGAAAGCCACGGTGGGCGAGCGCGTTATTATCATTGACGCAAAGACCGCTACAGACGCGTATCGGAACGGTAATATTATGACGGTCAATCGGCTTGGGAACTATAAAGACGGCGTATATACGGACGAAACGTGGGTGTTCGTTTATCGAAGTGAATACCGCGTACTTGAACCGGTAGAAAGCGCAGAATCCGCACAACAACCCGAACCTCTCTCCGCCAAGCCCGCGCCTGAACAAGCGGCCGAGATTATCGCGGCTTTAACGACGCGAGTGGCTTCGCTCGAAAGACGTGTGTCCCTGCTCGAAGTTGCCAACGCTAAGCCTACTCCGCGGAGAGCCGATAAGCCAGCGTCACATCCTTCGTTTACAAAATGCACGATTAAGTCTCCGCAAGAAATCCGTGATGACATCGTTAAGCGTGCGAAGGATGACGTGTCACGCCTTATCGACGAAGACGGATTCGCTCATAGACGTGGAGGTCCGTTTAACACCGTTGTTATCGAAGAGTTCGTAGTTAACCGGGGTAAACGTACGGTCGTTGTTCTCGGATTTGAAGCGTACGGCAATCGAAAGAAACGCGCGTTAGGCTTCGCAAAATGTGCGCCAGGCGACGTATTCAACGTGTGGATCGGTAAAGTGGTAGCGTTAAGACGTGCGCTCGGCTTGGAGATTCCGGAAGAGTACGTTAGCGCGCCGCAACCTACGGAAGTACGCGTTGGGGATATCGTTAAATATGGCGCAAGTAATACAGCGCGTGTCGCTGCCGTAGTCGCTGATTTTCCGTTCACTAATCTAGATACGCGTAAATTTACGTATCTCTCAACGGCTATTTCATGCGACGCATCTATTATCGACGACAGCCGCGAGTCAGACAGCGCAGAGCCACGGAAGGAGGTGGCGTAATATGGGCGCGCTGCCTAACATCGGATTGATCGGAAAGCTTCGTTCAGGGAAGTCGGCCGCGGGAGATTACCTCGCGTCAAAATACGGCTACACCGCGTTCGCATTCGGCGACGAGCTTAAGCGCGACTTCCACCGCCGTTACCGCGAGATTCCACGCGAACCTAAACCACGCGTCGGCTACCAAATGCACGGACAGCTCATGCGCGAATACTACGGAGAAGACGTTTGGATCAACGAATGTCTCGAAGGGATTGAGTTAGCGCGTCATAATGCGGACATCCGCGCAGTTATTACAGACACGCGTCAGTTAAACGAGGCTGAACGGTTGAAATCGGAAGGCTACGTTCTCATCCGCGTCGAAGCACCGGAAGCCCTCCGCATCCAACGCGCCATCACGTCAGGCGACCGATTTAACCTGCGCGACCTTACGCACGGCACGGAGACGGCGCTCGACGATTACGCGGCGGACTTTACGGTCGTTAACGATGCGGGCCTGCCGGAGCTTTATGCGCAGATTGACGAGATAGTACGCCAGTTATCCGGAAGTGATGCCGCATGAGTACGAAAACGACGCTTAACATCGCGGAAGAGTGGCGAAAAGGCTACGAGGCCGGCTACGTAAATGGGCGGATCGACGCGTTAGAAGGACGCGAATACGACGATCGGACTCCGCTGCAGAAGCGGAAGGATACGGAAGAAACGAGAGGAGACGATGACCATCCGAAATTATAACGTTACTCCGCAATTACCGCCGAATGGCCTTACGGTCGCCGAGTTCTTTTGTGGCGGCGGTCTGATGGCCGTTGGACTCAAGGCGGCCGGCTACGATATCACATTCGCAAATGACTTCGATAAACGCGCGGCAGAAGCTTACGCACACAACCTCGGAGATTACGTAGTCTGCGGCGACATTACGAGCGACGAGATTCAGGCGAAGATACCTGACGCGGACATATTCGCAGGAGGACCGCCATGCCAGGACTATAGCGTTGCAGGATCAGGAGCCGGCGAAGAGGGCGAACGAGGTAAACTCGTATGGACGTACCTCGATATTATCGAACGGAAGCAGCCGAAAGCCTTCGTATTCGAAAACGTGAAGGGTTTGATTACGAAGAAGCACCGCCCGACATTTGACGCGCTTATCGAAAAGTTCGCGGAGATCGGATATAACGTGTCCTGGCGCTTAATCAACGCATGGGATTACGGAGTTGCACAGAAAAGAGAGCGCGTGTTTATCGTAGGTGTGCGTAGAGATATCGGAATTACGTTCAAGTTTCCGGAGCCGAGACCGGAGGATTATCGTACGCAGGTATTGCGTGACGTGATCGGAGATTTGCCGGACCCAGGTCTTCCCTTAACTACTCATGTGCAAAGCCGTTACAACAATGGCGGATATGCTTCTTTTATCAAAAAACATCCGGTCAAGAAAATGAACAAACCATGCTCAGCAGTTACAACTCGATTTTCAAATCCTTTGGATGCGTTATTTGAATCGGAGATTACTACGCAATTACAGCCGCGCCGTTTCACCGTCCGCGAATGCCTCCGCATCCAGTCCGTACCTGACTCGTACGTGCTTCCGGAAACAATCTCGCTATCCGCGCAATACCGCATCGTTGGCAACGGAGTCGCATCGCGCGTCTCTTACCTGATCGGAGTCGCGCTTGCGGAGCAACTTAACGCAGCCTTGGCGCGATCCTTGCCGGAGGCTGCGTGATGATGAACGTGAGCCTTGACCGTTTCCAGCCGCCAGATGAACGTGTGGATATCGTCGGTTACTGCGTATATTGCGGCGAGCCGATTGAGCGCAGTCATCCGGTTACATCTTACGCAAGCGGTGCGAAGACACACGACGGATTTTGCGAGGTACAGTACGTAGAGAACGAGTTGGGGATTACGCGGTCATACGTATGAAAACGTAAGTGTTCAAAAAATTCACGATAGAGGAGCGGCAGGCTCGGGCGGTGTCTTGTTAACGTGAGATCATCCGCTCGGCCTGCGCCTTCTCATCGTTAAAAGGGAGCGGATTACCATCGGTCATGTGAAGATTGACATAGAAAAGGGTTCGCGCAGCTACAACGTTAGATACTCGCTAAACGACGCGGCCGGAGTTAAGGCGTTATTACGCGATCGCCACCGGATTAGCTCGGCTCGCTTTCGCGGCGATTATGACGCGGTCTGTATCCTCGTTGATTTGCATAGCGCAATTAACAGCGCTGCCTTGACAGATCGCCAGACGGAAGCGATTGCGTTTGTATACGGAATTGACGTTACACAAGCGGAAGCAGCGCGTCAGATGGGAATTACGCAGCAGGGAGTCGCCAAGTTGATCGATGACGCGGCGGAGAAGATGGCGGCGGTTTATAAGCGTTGGGAGTACGGAGAGGTTAGCGTTGAGTTTGACGGAGAAATCGAAGATAACGAAGAGGAGGCGGTTTAATGACAACAACATATCGCGAGGATACGGTACAGGCAACGGAGGCTATGGAGTTTATACTACGCGCAAGGTTCAAAGCTGCGGGTTGTCCGCAAATTCCGTTCGAGTACGGAGGGATTACGCATGACTTGCGGGATCGGGAGACGCGGATGCTACTGGTTGCTGCTATTCAAAAAGAATACTACGGCAGTCATGGTGAGTTTAATCAACGGATTGTCGATGAGTGGTTCGCTGCGGGCGCTAAAGGAGAGCGTCCTGCTGCAGTACCAACTGATATGAAGCTAATGGATCGGCTAACTAACATCGTCCTCCACGAAGAGCTTGTAGACGAAGACCCTTATAAATGTGAGCATAATGAGTACCCGATATTCTCTGATACAATGATGGCGCGCAGAAGAGAAGGGAGGAGAGGAACCGAGGATACCAATATGGGCGGGGAGACCGGTCTTAATGTTGAAGGAGATGGTGGGACGGCGGAGATGCACTCTAAAACAGGCGTACACCTGGCTACTGACGGAAAGGATTACCGAAGACCCATTCGCAGGACTCGTTCAATGAGCGAGCTGTTACACGTGGACTCGTCCGCTAAGATACGGAATAGGAAACGTGCGATCCAATACTTACGCGACATCGCGCCTGGTAAAGTAGTTACGTATAATCTCTACGAAAATGGCGGCGAACTTACGGAGCCCTTCGTTAATTGCGTCGGCATTGGCAAGCGTTGGGCTACCGAGATGGGCGCGATGAATGAAACGGAGATAGTGCGTGAGGAAGCGGAAGAAGTTGCCGAGCTATTAACGGCCGCATAACGAAAAGAAGCGCCTCATTCCGGGGCGCTTTCGTCGGTTTCTTCGATATGGAATAGCGCCTCGACCGGAACGTTCAACGCGCGGGCTATTGCGATAATATTAGCGTATGAACCTTGTGACGCGCGGTCAAAACGTGATATTGCGGCCTGCGGTATCCCGGCCTTTTCTGCGAGTTCTACCTGTGTCATGCCGGCGGCTTTGCGTAGTTCGTCGAGGCGTGGCGTTACTTTTAACATACGTGACACCTCCGTTCTCCTCAATTATAACTATTATTTAATTTTAGTCAAACTATTGACTATTGAATATACACTAGTGTATAATTAGTATATAAGGAGGTGAACAACATGCAGGTTTTAGAGTGGGTCTTGCTCCTAACGGCAACCGTAAACATGACGACGGCTATCGTCAACTTACGAAGTACTGCTAAGAGCAAGAAGAATGGAACCCGAAACAAGCGTAAACGGCGCAAGCGTTAAGGGATTCCAAAAGAGGGCGGCTAACACAGCGCCTTCTCACTCCAATATACCACAATGAACCGCGCATGTTAAACATATATGGGAGGTAATCGATATGACAACGGTAATAACGATCATCGGAGTAGTCGGATTGGTGATATCCATCGTAGCTCTGACGCTATCAATTCGGAACAGTCGGCGGAAGTAGCCTACGTACGCTGCGAACGATGCAACGGAACCGGCCGCTACAACGAAACCTACGTATGCTACGGATGCGCCGGCACAGGCAACGCTAATACGCCGACTAAGCGCGTTATCTGCGTTAAGCCTTTCGCTAAATTCGGATTCCCGCCGCGCACCTTCGCAATCGCCCGCATGACAACGCCGGCCGCTTACACCGGTGAGACTCGCTGGATCATCCGCGGCCATACGTTACTTGATCGCCAGGTTAACGAATACTTTCGGGAGGTGGGCGGAAGATGAGCAAAGAAATGTACGCGTCAATCTTATTACAACACGTTTATGCGTTCGATCCCAGCGAAAGAGAGCGCATTTCGCTAATCTCCGCGACATTCATCGGTATCGTTGACTCTATCGTGAATCAAGCGGACTATACAACCGACCAAAAGATAGCGAAATTACGTAACTTAAACGATGCGCGCAAGGAGGTACTTGCGTATGAATAAGCGGATGTTTGCGGCAGGCAAACGTATAGGTGGGCGGAGCTATATACGGGTAGCAGGCGGCGAGTGGCGTGAGGTTAAAGCGGCGGTGTCGGATGAAAAAGCGCGTTGATGTGCGGAAGATCGCTAGGCAGACGGGATTGGCGCGGAAATGGCGGAGGATATTGCGATTGATACGAAGGTGGGACCGGAGCTAATCCGGTCTTTTTCGTGCCTGCTGCGCCTTAAATACGAAGATATCGCGCCTGAAATACGTGCCGGCGATCTTAACGTAATCTGGCGTATACTTTTCGACTGTACCTCCGTAATCTGCGATCGTATGTGCGCCGGGTTCGTAAATAGTAACGCGGACTTGTGCGAGGGCGGCGGTCTGTAATTAGCGTTTTCATACGAAAATAAATTCGTCAAATTGGCGGAAAATCCTTCTTGGGAGGTTGTTTTTTACGCATTCTGCGGACTTAGAAGATAGGGGCCGCCACTGAGCGGCTCATCCCGTTTGGGGAACGAACGATGCGGGTATATTCCGCACGCCCTTACGTTAATCCAACGTTAAGGAGACGATAAGATTGGCCGAATATAAACGCTTAATGGACCCGGAAACGGGCGAAATATACGATCGAACAGCGGTACTTGCGGACGGTGACCGTGTTACCAGCGCCGCACAACGAGAGTCTTACGCAAAGAAACAGAGCGGGCGCACAGCGGAGTTTACCGTGACTCAGATGCGCAATATTGACGAAGTAATCGAGAGGGTATCCGATAAACACTGCGGGTACCTTCTTTATTTGCAATGCTTCGTTAATTACGACGCGATCCTTGAGAATCCGGACAAATCCGCTATGAGCCGCGAGGACATGATGCGTACACTCAAGATCGGCCGAACTACGCTGCACCACTTCCTGCGGGAGACAACGGAGGCTGGCGTGATTGAGGAGGACGGCGATAAATACCGCCTTAATCCGCGCTATCACTTCCAGGGTAAAACGGATAACACTGCGGTAATCAAGACGTTCGTTGCGAAGGTGAAGGAGTTGTATACGGAAGTTAACGCGAAGGATCTCGGCTTCGTGTATAAGTTGCTTCCGCACGTGCACCTCGAAACGAATACGATCTGCGCAAATCCTTACGAGCGTGACGTTGAGAATACGCTGCCGCTTACGAAAGAAGATATCGCACAGTTGACGCGTGTTACAGAGAAATCGGTATATACGAAGTTGCGTAACTTGCGATTCGGCGATCAATACGTATTTGCCGAAGTGAGTTACGGGAATGCGCGTTATTACAAGATTAACCCGTTCGTATTCTACCGTAAATCCGGACAACCAGACGCTACACTCCGTGAGATGTTCTCTATCCGAAACAACTTTGCGAAGCGCTCAGCGTGAATCTATCGGTAAAAACGCGAACAAAAACGGGCATCTATCGGTAAAAACGCGAACACGAAAAAAGTGGCCTCCGCCTTACTGCCGCAAGGGTTTGCGCGTTTTATGGGGTCAAATTTATTCTTAGTCTTTAGATAACGGATTTAACGCGCAGTTAGATATGCGAGACAATACAGACATTCGGGCAAGAGCGGCCCGACACTTCGGACTTAAAACATGTCCTTGTGAATAAGGAATAACGCGTAATCAAATATATGTTCCAGAGCCGCTAGGCGATGGGCAAGGCGAAGCCGCAGCATTCTTTAATCTCAAACCTTTGTCTGTAAGAAGCATGAAGCGTACTCTTCGAAGTCCCTCATGTAGTCAAACATCTAACTACGCGGATTAAATTACGTTAAGCGAACGGAGAGTGAGCGTATATGGTCGATTTATCAACGGTAAGTAAGCGTGATTTACAAGCGGAACTGTTACGTAGAGTAAGCGTTGATCCGCTCTATGTAGGTCCGGATATTCGCGTTACTGTTGCGGGCCAATTCGGAGGTCATATCGAAATGCAAAGCGATAAGCCGCGTGAATTTACAATCGTAGGTCCTGCGTTTATCACGGTAAATATCGATTAAACAACGTACAAATAGCGCGTCTATCTTACGCCTTGCCTGAGCGTGGGATGGCGCGTTATTAGCGTTAAATACACGGAAGGAGCCTGACGTAATTATGGCAAAGCAATTAACGTCTGAACAGTTCATCGCGATTGAATGGCTCGCTAAGCCGCGTAAGGGCGGTAAGACGTATGAGGAGATCGCTTCTATATGCGGAGTAACAGCGCGCACACTGGAGAACTGGCGTAAGGATGCGACGTTCGAAGCGGAGTTTAAGCGTGCTATTGTGCGTGAGAACAGCGCTAAGTTACCGGAGTTAGTCGACTCGTTATCCACGATAGCTATACGGGATGGCAATGCGGCAATGGCGAAGCTAGCGCTACAGATCAGCGGTATGTTGACGGACAAGATCGAAGTGGAAACGAAGGATGGCGAAGGAACGGATCTGGCTGCGTTGAAGGCACGGATAGAGGCCGCGAAGGTGAGATCCGAAATGGCGGAGTAGGTGGGGCACTATATGAAGGAAGATGCGCGGAGGGACTTCGGATGCTTTCGGATAGGTCCGAATAACCTACAAGCCGCTCATTCCACGCAGCCTCCCCGAAACTTTTCGCTTCATCACGGTAAAGCACAAAGGTTTATACATAGCGCTTATTTTTCGCTGTATATTGCCCGTATAATAGGCGCGATAGGCTCCGGGAAATAGGCGCATAACCTTCCAGCTACTAACGGGCATAATCCGCGTAGGAATGCGGGTTGCACGCGTTAATAACTGGAAATGTATATGCGATGTATAAGGTGCGTTTATGCAGCGGAAATAAACGTAGGCGGGGCGCGGGTTTGCGGAGCGGACTATTGCACCGTATACGGGATTTTGTGCACATGTCCGTGCATATCCGTGATTAAACGGGATCGTTACGATTATGCAGTACGGATGAATAAACGGGGCGAGGCGGATGGATTTCGGAGAGGGGCGGCGGTGCTTGCGTGACCCCCAAGGGGGCCTGCGCTGGACGGCCGGTCAGGTACATTTAAAATCCGCGTATCAAATTTGAACTTTGGACTTTACGGAGGTGCTCGTGGATGGGAACGGATAAAGACGTCTGGAGATTTATCGCGTTTATGCTGATTACGGGAGCTATCGTAGTCGTCACGGTGCCTATCGGACTGATTGCGTGGTTACTGTACGTAGTATTCACGTAGAATCACCGTACAAATAGCGCGTTTCACCCGTACGGAGTGTATCCGTTGGGGTCAGCGCCTAAACACGCTAATTTCACGCTAAATCAACGTAATTATGAAAGGAGGCGGTATCTATCGCATGGACTAACGGAAAATGGATCGGACGAGACGAGCGCGCGACGAAGCTTAACGAGCTGTCCGCGCTATTAGACGTTCTCGAAGGCGTAGATATCGCCGAACTTTCAGCGGATGACGCGGCGGACATTGACGCTCAGCTTGCGGAGTATGAGCGGTTGGAACGGATTCACCGATGCGAAACGGATCTGATCGAATTTGCGCTAGAGTACTTCTCGGAAGCGCGGAATCCCGGCAACGACGGAAACTGGGACGGCTTCGATATTACGGACGCGGACTTAGCGCCTGTATTTCACCGTGAAATTGCCGTGATAATGGACGATGTCTCCAACGTTACGACAAACGATAAGGTCGCGGTGGCGGCGCCCCGTTCTCACGCGAAATCAACGTATTTATCCAAGGGCTTCCCTTTGCGGGAGATTGCGTACAGGAAGCGTAAGTACGAGATCATTATTTCGGATACGCCAACGGTCAGCTCCGGCAACCTCGATTGGATCGCGATGCAGCTTAAAAGCAACGTTAAACTGCGCGCAGACTTCGGTCCGTTGTTGAGTCCGAAGCAGCAGGAGAATCCGAAGGACAACAGCTCGGAGTTTATCGCATGGGAGCCGCGCGAAGACGGTACTAAGAAGCTACTTACGAAGGTTGAAGCGGCATCAACGGGCCAGGCGCTCCGTGGACGTAACTGGAACGGCGTGCGTCCGGACTTGATCGTATGTGACGACTTAGAGGATGCGCGGCCAGGCGGTAACGCATCAACGCCGGACTTGCGTAAGAAGCTGCGGGACTGGTTCGCTCAAACGGTCGTACCGCTCGGAGATCCGAAAGGTAAACGGACGGCATTCGTTTACATGGGAACAACGGTCCACCACGAAGCTCTCCTCGTCGACGTGCTTTATAATCGCGCAGACTTTAAAAGCCGTATATATCGCGCAGTTATCGATTGGCCTGAACGGATGGACTTGTGGGAAGCGTGTCGGCTCGTCTATAAAGATCCGGACAGGCCGAAGGAAGAACGCGCAAAGGATGCGGTCGAACTTTACGAAGCGAATCGCGAGGAAATGGAGCGCGGAGTCAGCGTACTGTGGCCGGAAGCACAACCGATATGGCGCTTGATGAAATTCAAATGGGACAACGGATCGAAGGCGTTTAACACGGAGTATCAAAACAATCCGGTTGACGAGGAATCGATGGTGTTTAACCCGGAGTCATTTACGTATTGGGACGGAAAGACGGAGCTTGACGCGATCCTGCGAGAATCAGACGTCTACACCGGCGTTGACTTTGCGATGGGTAAACAGCGTGGAGACTATTCCGCTATTGTTACGATCGCGCGGCACAAGAAGACCGGCACGAAGTACGTTATCGATGCTTACGGGGAACGCGTTAAGCCTGACGAGTTTATTCGCGTAATCGTCGAAAAGGTCGTGCGGTTTCAGCCGGTTGGAATCGCGGCTGAGGCACAAGCAGCGCAGGAATTTTTCGTACAGAAGCTAAAAGAGGCGCTGAGAGCTGCGGGATATCCGGCGGGAACTCGCGTTAAGGAGATACATCAGCGGTCGCGTAAAGAGCTTCGGATTGAGGCGATGCTGCCGGATATCGAAGGCGGCGCGATACAGTTTTCGAAGAGGCACGCGCTGTTACTAGAACAATTCGAGTATTACGGAACCGGTAGCCATGACGATTTACCGGATGCGGCGGAAATGGCGATCAGCATATCGAAATCAGGACGCAAGAAAGTCCGCAATAAACCACGCGGAATGTAACGGAGAGGAGGACGCAAATTGACCGAATTTTATACGGTGAAGGAAACGAAGCTGTTTTACCCAGGCGCTCAATATCCGCCACAAACGGAGATACGACGCTTAGCTAAGTACGAACGCGGACGTAAGATATTCGAAGGCAGACACGCTGAAATATACGATAGAGCATCCGCTTTATTGAAAGATACGCCACACGCACCGCAACTTAAGACGTTGTTTATCGCGGTGAATATCGTGGACGTACTCGTAACGAAGCCCGCGGACCTATTAGTCGGCGAAAAACCTACGTACAACAGCGGAAAGGGGCCGGATTCGACCGAGCAATCACGGTTAAACTCGATCGTAGAGGAAAACGACTTAAATCAAATGATTCACGAGACTACGGTTGGTGGCGGTTATCGCGGAGACTCGTTCGTGAAAGTCCGGTATGACTACCGCGACGACTTTACGGAAACGGATCAGCTCGAACTCGAACGTCCGCCTACGAAGAAGGAACCGATCATCGAAACGGTTGACCCGTCGATTGTATTTCCGGAATTAGCGCGCGGATCAAAGAAACGGTTTAAGGCGGTTAACGTTGCGTGGGTAGAGTGGGAGATTGAGCAGACCCGGAGCATTATGTCGTATATTCGCGGTAAAGTTACGCTGAACGAAGCGCCTTTTCTGAACGTTGAAAGACACATTCCCGGTTACATCGTATTCGAACGTTACAAGCTCATTCCGAACGGAGTCGATACGTCAGAAGGAGTCCCAATTCCGCTATATATCGTCGGAGAGAAGGTCGAGACAGGACGCGAAGTAAACATCATGAAGACCGGAACGCCACACTTGAACATCGATCATATTCCGCATAAGACAACGGATGACCACTGGGCCGGTATCTCGACAGTTGAGAAAATGGAAAGTAAGCTGGCCGCGATTAACGACCGCCTCGTGCAGATCGATTATATTCTCTGGAAGCATTCCGATCCGACCGCTTTTGGTCCGGACATCGACGAAGAGGACGACCGATCTGTACGGTTTGGTGGCAAGTACATTCCGCTTGAGAAAGACGACGTCACGCCGGGCTACATGACATGGAACTCGCAACTAGACGGCGCGTTTAAAGAGCTTGAGCTCCTTCTCGGACTTATCTACCAAATGGCAGAGACTCCGCAATGGTTATTCGGGACGACAATCACTTCCGATAGCGGCGGAACAGGCACGTCTCACACTGACGGTGCGGCGATTAAAGCTCGTTTCATGCCGATACTCAAGAAAGTCGAACGTATCCGCACTCATGTAGATCGCGCGGTTAGAAACGCACTTTGGAAAGCGATGCTACTTGAAAATATCGCGAATAAAGGCGTTCCAACGTTCGAAAAGTACGATGAAGTTTACCCGACGATAGGGTGGCGCGATGGAATACCGCGCAACGAGAAAGAAGCGGCTGAGGTCGCAGGCATCCGTACAGGTAACAAACCGACATGGTCCGTAACAGACGCAATCAAAGACCTCGACGGAGTAACCGACGCAGAGGCGGAGGAAACGATACGCCGTATTGACGACGATGAGAAACGCGTAAACGGAACGGTCGATAGCGAAATATTTAACGAGGTCACCGTATAATGGCGATCCTACCAGATCCGAATTACGACCGCGACATCGCCCGCCTCGTCGACGCATACAAACGCGGAATCCTCGCCATCGCAACGGAGCTATCACGCTTAGACATATCCGATATATCACGCGCAAACGCAAAGGCCGCCCTCGCTGAGGTTGCGGTTATTTTGCGTGAACTAAACGCGGAGTCGGCCGCCTGGGTTGCGGAGCACATTCCGAAGGCAGCAATAGACGGAGTAACGCGGGCAATCGTTGAACTCGGCGTTGCTAAGACGGTAGTCGAGGCGGAGAAAATCGTTAAGTTTAATCGAATCAATCGTGAACTTGTTGCGTCGGCGATTGCGGATACTCAGGCGGATTTACTTGCGGTAACCCAAAACATCGACCGCCGAGTTCGTCAAGCCGTCCGCCAAGCAACTGCGGAATCTTTTCGCGCTAATATGGCGTCAGGCATTAACGGGCGCCGTACGATTAATGCGGACACGCTCGCAGGCATCCGTAAGACTCTAGGCAGTGCGACAGACACCGGCATTATTGACGCGGCTGGACGGCGCTGGAAGCCGGAAGTATACGTCGATACCGTGACGCGAACTAAACTGAATTCCGCGCACCGAGACGCAACGATAAACGAAGCGATCGGACGCGAAGCATATTACGCCAGGATATCAAGCCATGGCGCGAACGATGCGTGTGCTCAATGGGAAGGACGCATCGTTAAGTTAATACCGGATGCTCCCGGAGAGTATCCTTACGTAGGCTTCCTACCTCGTCGCGAAATATTTCACCCACGTTGCCGTCACGTACTGACTCCGGTCCGCAATCCGGAAAATATCGGAGGAGGAATTTAGATGGCGGACCCAATCGCAAGAGACCCGTTTTCAGGAACGGGGACGGCGAACGTACCAATCAAGAACACCGCAAATTACATCGTTGTCTTTAACGATGGGACAGCGGACATTACCGTGACAGCCGGAAAGTTTGTAACAGTAGTAAAAGGCGGGGACGCATTGGATGAGCGCGTTGATCCGTTCACAACGCTTTCTATTAGCGGAAATTCAGCCTACCGAGGTTATGTTCGCGTTATTCCGGGAGGTGTCGGCTAATGGCCGGACGTGACACGATCGCAAGGAATAGCGCAAGAAAGGCGGCCCTCACCGCTAAGAGAGCGAATGATGGCGTAGCGCCATACGGATTTGGTGCGCAAGTTGAGTCGTACGCGCCGAAGTTTACGAAGCTGAACGGACAACCGATATTTACTGCGGCGATGTCCGGGAAGCCAAGTATATATTGGTTCCGCGTAATTAAAGTCGACGGACTGATCCCGAATGCACTCGGCAAGTACTACGCGACGTTCTCTACTAACCATAATGCGCGGGGCGGTATCGGACTTGCTTACGCAGACGATCCGAAAGGTCCGTTCAAGAACTACGGTGAGATTTACGTTGATACCGTTGTGGGAGATTCGACCGAGACACCGTTCGTAATTTACAACGAAAAAGAACGGCTGTTTTATATGTACTATCAGCAATCAGGAGCAGGAATCAACCAGTCTACGCTACTTGCGACCTCTCCCGATATGTTGACGTGGACGCGGATAGGAATCGTACTCGACAAACCGGATGGCTACCCAGGAGACGGACACACCGGTTACTTTGCCGTATTCAAGTTCGCGGAAAAGTGGGTCGGATACAGCGTTATGGGCGGCGGAGATTATGGCCGTAAAGCGATATCGTACTCAAACGACGGAAAGTTTTGGTACTCTGATCCTCGCGCTATGCTCGGCGGTAATGACGCAACGCTATCCTACGGTGAGAATTTCTCACGCTCTAACGCCGGACTCTTCATGTATCGCGGACAAATGTGGTGGATCGGAATGATGTCCGCGTATGCTTCTGGCGGAGTCACAACCGTAGCCCGTCCGGCCATTGCACGCATAAGTCCTGATTTGCGGCAGCTCCTTCACCGTCCGATAGATCTCGTTCCATTTCCGACTTTACCGTGGGAGACGACGAATATGCAATCGATGATGGTATCCGTATTGGACGGAAACATCTACGTCTACTACAACACGGACAACAATGTCGGACTTGTTCATACGGAGGTGGCGTAATGTTACATCGCGGACTAGACGGTAAAGAGATACCGAGCGGTAAGATACACAAACAACTCTGCGCTGACTTTTTAGACGGCACGCTGCCGGCGTGGCTGACAACCGTAGGAACTCCGGCATTTGAGCCGCCACCAGGTCGTGGGCTACTTCGCCTGACGACGGCCGCAACCGCAGGCAGTTCCGTAGAGTTAAAATCGACGGCAGTGTTCAATAGTACGCAGTTTACTGAAATTGCGTACACAATCGAAGGTCTGCAGTTTAACGGGAACATCCAGATATCGGCGCAGATAGGTATTAAGAGCGCGGACAGCAAGGCGGGGATAACGTTTTTCCACAACGTCAATCAGCCGAGTGGCATTATCCGCGCATACAAAGCGGACGGGACCTATACTGATTACCCTACGAAGATGGTATTTTTCACGGTTAACACGGCGGGAGACGAAGGACAGAACCGCAAGAATTTGACGGTCCGCCTCTTTACCGGACAGCAGTACGCAACGTCAACCGGTAGGCGCGTTTATGTCTACGTACAAAATGACGACCAGGTCGGAGCCCTTGCGGACGTAACCGACTCGTTTACCGACGGGGACTTACAGTGTATTGCGCGGCTCACTACAAGCGCTGCCGCAGCTAAGACGTTGGTCGCATCGCAAGTCAAGATCGATTTATGGAGCAATTAACGCAACACGACCTACGATAAGTCGCTAAACTGACGGATACTATGCGCTACGCGGCGCTAAAACGCGGGAGGAAACAATATGACAAACGTTAAGTATCCGATGAACTTGCAACTTTTCGCAGATGAAGACCCGAATCCGGAACCAACTCCGCAAGACCCGCAGGCTGATCCGCAGCCACCGAAGACATTTACGCAGGAGGATATGGACCGGACAGTGACGGAGCGCCTTGCGAGAGAACGCAAGAAGTACGGAGACTACGACGATTTGAAGGCCGAGCTCGCCAAGTTAAAGAGCGCGGAGGAAGAACGGCAAAAAGCGGAGATGTCCGCAACAGAGAGAGCCGAAGCTGAACGGACTCAAGCGTTAGAACGCGCAGCAGAAGCCGAGAAAGCGAAGGAAGACGCGATGTCAGCCGCTAACCAGCGCCTTATCAAAGCGGAGTTCCGGGATGTTGCCCGCGAGCTTAAACTTCGTCCGGAAGCCGTTAAATCTGCGCTGAAACTCGTCGATCTATCCGCGGTAGAAGTAGACGGTGACGGCAACGTAAAAGGGCTACAGGACGCGGTTAAGGCGCTGATCGAAGATAATCCGTACATGGTCGAACAGGCACCGGTCGAACCGTTAACAATCGGAGCGCCGTCCGGAGGCGAAGCAAAACCTTTGAAGACAAAAGAGCAGATCCTGGCGGAAGCCAAAGCAAAGGCCAGCGAGAATCCAACACCAGAAGTAATCGCTAAGTTTACACAATTAAAAAGAGAACTGAGCTAAGGGCTGTCCAAAACTGGGCAGCCTTTTTGTTTACTCAAAAACCCACATAAACGGAGGAACTAAACAATGACTAAGATTTTTAACGTAGACCTGATCGGTAAACCGGAATCCGTAACAGAAGAGATTTTGCTACTCAACCCACACCAAACGCCAATGTTGGCAATGCTCGGATTCGCCGGTGCCGTTAGCCAGGTTGAACACAACTGGTATGAGGACGCAATGTTCTCGACGGAGTCCACAATCACAGCGGACATTGCAAACAGCGCAACAGCAGTCGTTGTCGCGTCCGTAGAGCCTTTCCGCGTTAACGACGTAGTAAAACTCGGCGATGAGCTGCTGAAAGTTACCGCGATCAACACGGGTACTAAAACGTTGACTGTAACGCGCGGATACGCAGGTACTACCGCAGCAGCCGGAGTAACTGGCGACGTAATCGAGTTCCAGTTCACGGAATCCGTAGAAGGTCGCGACGCAATCGACGCGCGATTCAAGCGTAGAGAGCGCAAGTCGAACCTGACGCAAATCTTTACGGATACTGTGGAGATCACAGGTACAGCCGCAGCAGTCGCTAACTACGGTATTTCCGACATGTACACGTACGAGCAATCGAAGAAACAGTTGGAACTCGCGTTGCAACTGGAAAAAGCGCTGATCAACGGTATCAAGTATGAGAACGGAAACGTTCGCCAAATGGCCGGTCTACGTAGCTTGATCAATACCAACGTTAAGGACGCGGCAGGTGCGGCGCTGAGTCTGGACATGGTCAACGATAGCCTGCAAGCGATTTATACGAAAGGTGGATTCGCAACAGGCGGCATGTACGAAATCGTCGTTCCTGCGAAACAAAAACGCGTAGTTTCCTCGTTCGGAGACGATAAGATCCGCATCGACCAAGCGGACAAACGTCGCGGTACCGTTGTATCACAACTGACTACCGACTTCGGTGAGTTCCCGGTGTCCATTAACGACAACCTCGCGGCCAACGAAGTATTCATCGTCGATAAAAACCGCGCGAGCATCCGTAACCTGAACGGCCGTGACTTCCAACACGAGTACCTCGGCAAAAAAGGCGACTACTACCAAGGTATGATCGTCGGAGAGTACACGTTCGAATTGCACCAAGAACAAGCACACGCACGCATCAAAGGTTTGGCGTAAGCCGACCGCAAATAACCGGGAGTTCTTTCGGGAGCTCCCGTTAAATACGGAGGTTTTACGATGGCAAAGTATAAATCGCGCTATCTGGAACTCGCGTTTTACGTTAACGGCGTAGAGCGCAAGTTTTCCGGTGGCGCATACGAAGCAAAGACTGCGGAAGAAGTGACGGTACTTAACCGCTTATCTGACGCTGAACCAGATACGGAGGAACCTGCGCAAGTAGACGAAGTGGATGCGGAAGACAAACCCGCTAAAGCTCCGGCTAAGCGCAAAGCTAACGCTGCGTCCTCCGCAAAATAAACGGAGGTGTAACGGATGGCAATTACGGTAGACGACGCAAATGAGTATATCAACGCGAATTGCATCGATATTGAAGATTGGGCGGAAGCAGAAGACGCGAAAAAACAACGAATTGTTACGCGCGCTTCCTTCGTGCTAACGAACAAATATCCGAAGTATACGATACCTGACGCAGCCGTATACGAATTTGCTAACGCACTCGCAACGGCATTTAACGATACGAACCGCCTGCAGCAACAAGGTGTAGCGTCATTCGGAGTAACCGGTGTCGCTAACTTTACGTTTAAGGACTGGTCAAAGAACGGAGAGGAAGCGTGGATACCTGACGCAGCTCTCGATATTATTGGCGCGGAGAACGGCGTTAAGATCGGCCGTAAAACCGCGAAGTGGGTGACGTTGTAATGGGGTTTATTCAACTCAAACAAACCGTTATTGTGTCGCCCTTTCTCGGTAATGATCCGGATTACAACGAGCCTATCTACGGAGACGATTACGCAATGAAATGCCGCTTTTCCGAAGGCGTCAATCTTGTTCGTAACCTGCGCGGAGAGGAAGTTGCTAGCATAGGCTCGTTCCTCTTCGATAGGCTGCCACGCATTAGTATCTCGGACAGACTCACGTACACAGACGAAAATATGCGGACGATAACGTACACACCCATATCGATAAGCGTAAAGCGGTGGATCAACGGTAAGCCGATATTGACGGAGGTGAACGTGTAATGTCGATCGAGTTCGATATGGACGGATTTTTTAAGGCGATGGACTTTTCGAAAGCAAACGTACAGGCGGCGGCTGTCCTTGGGATGCACGATGCAACAGACGCGCTGCTTGCGGAGTCGCGCGATGAGGCACCGCTAGATAAAGGTACGCTGAGGGAAACGTCAGGTAAACGGGTTACTGCGAATGCGACCGGTGTACGCGGGGAGGTTTACTTTTCCGCAGTCGAGAAAGGCACTGGAGGAGGACGCGTTAACTATGCGTTGATTGTTCACGAAATGAGCGGTTATCAGAATCCGACTACGCCCGGAACGAAGCCGAAGTACCTCGAAGATCCGTTAACGCAAAACGCGTCGCTATATCAGCGCCTGATTGCGGACGCGATACGGAAGGGGCTGGCGAAGTAATGGCGACCCTTGGGATACCGGACATTACCTCATATTTGCGCGTATCGGTGCCATTTACCTACGTAGCTAACGAGTTTGCAGCAGGCAATCCGGACGACTGCGCCTACGTGCGTATGAGCGGCGGATATGAACCAAGCGAATGGACGAGTAAACGAAGGCCGGCGTTTCAGGTATTAGTGCGCGCCAAGTCACCGGCTAAGGCTACGCAAATAGCAGACGCGATATTCGATGATCTGGCGAGTAAGAGCGAATTTAACTTCGGAGCTATTCGCATAGTTAAATGCCGCGCCAATCAGTCATCTCCTATCTATCTAGGCAAAGACACGAATGAGCGCACGATGTTTTCACTTAATTTCACATTGACAACAATCTAAGGCGGTCCTAGTGGGCGGCCTTTTTGCGTTGTCCAAAATCGAGGAGGACGTATAAATGGCACAAGATTTTTCGAAGATTGAACTCGGTCCTGCAATCGTTGAGTACGGTACCGGCGTAGACATGATTACGTTTGAAACTACGATCGGCGGCGTATCTTTCACGACTGAGACAACGTACCGTGATCAACTGACGGACCAAACGGGCGAGACCGTAGTCGGCAAGCGGATTACTGGACGTAATGTCAGCGTAACGATTCCGTTCGCGGAGTACGAGTTGTCCGTTATTCCGAAGATCATGACGGGCGCGGCAGTAGTAACGGATGGTACGGATTCCAAGATCGAAATCATGACCGGCGTCGGCATGAACTTGATCGATACCGCGAAGAAAGCCGTAATCAAGCCGCTGGCTAAGCGTAATGACCCGAATTACTGGGTGACGATGCCGCTTGCGTACTCTGAGACGGACCTGTCTTACGCGTACGATAACGATAATGAGCGGATCACAAACGTTACGCTCCGCTCAACTCCAGACGAAGACGGAGTAGTCGCGATTCTGGGAGACAGCTCTATTACAGCCACACCTTAATACCGCGACAAATATACGGGACGGCTCTTCGGAGTCGTCTTTTTAAAATTAACGGAGGCGATAATATTGCGACTAATTGGCGCGAACAAATACAAGATCGGCGGTAAGACGGTAACGCCGCGCAAGATCACGATTGCACAGTGGCGCGACCTTTTCGATAGCATCCACGCAGTACCGCAACTCATCGTGAGTGTAATGACCGCTGCTCCCGGAGACAAGGCGGCTTATTTCGTTGCAGCTATCCGCGAATCCTTTGACGATATCGTGCGCGTGACGGCCGTCCTGACGGGCATTGACGAGGAGTACATCGAACAAAACGCGTCAATTGACGAACTAGTTGCGTTCTATGGCGCGGTAGCAAAGGCTAACAATTTCGGTGATCTGTTAAAAAACGGACGGGGCGTCCTGAGTCTGGCGGGCTTGAGCGGCATACCGACTCCGGACGCAGTGAACGCCGAGTAACGATAGACGAGTTTTTCATAGAGTGCGCGGTTCGTCTCGGCAAAACGCAGGTCGAGTTCGAATCGGGCTATTTCGTCATGGACTTATTTACCGCGCTGGAAGCTAAACGCAAAGTCGAAGCGGAGGATTGGCTTACATCCTTATCCGTTCAGCATGCGACAGGCGATGACATGAAGAAGCTGGTCGGAGGTTTGCGGGAGCGCGCCGGCATGAATGGCGCAAGTAAGGCGGAATTTGACGAATCAGGATTCGAGGCGATGCGGAGACAATTGCGCGGCCATTAACGAGAGGTGATAACGATTACTACAGTAGATGTCGGAGGAATACGCGCGGTTATTACCGCAGATGTCAACGGATATAACCAAGCGATTGATAAGGCGAAGTCGAAGGCGCGCGAGCTCGGTGACTCCGGAAAGGCCGCGTCCGCATCGTTTGGGGCGCTAAACTCTCGCTTGTCCGAAGTCGGCGCGTCGTCAAAACAGATCGAGAAGATTAACGCAAGCCTGCGGAAAGCCAATCCGGAATTACTACGCAAGCAACTCGAAGCCGTACGTGAGGAAATGAAGCGGCTCGGAGCAAGTAGCGCGGAGATCGACAAGGTTACGCAGGAATTAGAGAAGAACGCAAACTCAACTAACCGCGTAAGTGGCGAAGTCAAAGCGCTCGGCGTTGCGTATGCCGCGCTATCCGTTGCGATGGCTGGAGTAATAACAAAAGCGGTACAGACGGCGGCTACGTTCGAACAGTCGATGGCGAAGGTAAAGGCGATTTCCGGAGCAACTGCGGATGAGTTCGCAAACTTACGTAACCAGGCGCTAGAACTCGGTGAGACAACGGTATTTACCGCGTCACAAGCGGCGGATGCTCAGGGATTTCTCGCTATGGCCGGATTTAAGACGGAACAAATTATGAGCGCGATGCCTGGCGTATTGAACCTCGCAGCGGCGGGCCAGATGGAAATCGCAAGGACTGCGGATATCGCATCGAACATATTAACGGGGTTTCAACTCGAAGCTGGCGAAACGGGCCGCGTAGTTGACGTTATGGCAAAAGCGATGACGAGCTCTAATACGAATATTGAGCAACTTGGATACGCGATGAAATACGTCGCACCTGTCGCGGCATCCTTGAGCACATCTATCGAAGAGACAGCGGCAGCGGTCGGCATTCTGTCAAACGCCGGTATTCAGGGCGAAATGGCCGGTACGCAGCTACGTATGATCTTGCTTCGTTTAGTTAAGCCGCCGAAACAGGCGCAATACGCAATGGAACAGCTCGGAATAACCGTAGCAGATGCGGCCGGTAACCTCCTCCCACTCGGCAACATAATCGGACAGTTGGAACGCTCATTTGCGAATTTGACCGAAGCGCAACAAGTACAGGCGGCCGGTATGATCGCGGGCGTCGAGTCAACTTCGGGCCTATTAACGCTGATCAATAACGGGCAGGCTTCGTTTGATTCGTTCACGAACTCGCTACTAAACGCGGGAGGTACGGCGCAAGAGATCGCGGAGATCCAAATGGATACGCTAAAAGGCGCCATTGACGAAATGCAGTCCGCGCTTGAAGGCGTCGGAATTACGGTAGGTGAAATGTTTGCGCCGGCCGTGCGTAAGGTTGCGGAAGAGTTGACGGGGCTTCTCCTCGGATTCAACAACCTTAATCCCGCTATGCAGGCGTCAATCGTAACATTTGCAACGGTAACTCCGCTTATCTTGGGCGCGATTGTGGCTATCCGAGCATTATCGGTTGCTCTTAAAGCCTTGGTTGTCACGAATCCTATCTTACTCGCGATATCTGTAACACTCGGAATTGTTGCGGCGGGGATTTCGGCACTAGTATCCAGTAATAACTCCGCGGCAGAAGCGGCACGTAAACATGACGAGGCTCAAAAGTCGTTGAACCAGACGCTTAACCAGTCTCCGATGGAGCGTACGATTAAGGACGTTGAGCTGCTACAGGAGAAGACCGAAGACTTGAACACAGCACTCGATGAGCGCGCTAACCTCCAACAACGGCTATCTGAAATCGAATCGCTACAAGAACAAGGGCTCGGAACACCTGCGTTGTTAACGGAGATGCTGGAAATCAACGATCAACTGTCGGAAATGGACAATAAGCTTCGCACGATGGGATATGACGGAATCGAGGACGCGACTAGCAAGCTTGGCGAAATGAATGACGCAATTAACGAATCAACGCCGGCACTCCTTGCGATGAAAGAGGCGGAGATTGCGGACATTGCCGCGAAGTACCGTCAAGTGGAATCGATGGAAGCGTTACTGGAGCGTTTCAAAACGTTGTCATCGGCTCAGACGTTGGATGATGCGCAGAAACAAGAGCTAATCAACACAACGGAAGCACTCCGCAAACAGTATCCGGACCTAAACGCCAAGATGGACGAATCCGGACGAATCCGCGGCCAGAACATCGACGTTATCGAGGATCATATCGCGGCGGAACGGTCGTTTATCGATCAGTCTGCGGCAGCGGCTAACGCGTATATCGACAACCTGCAGGCGATGGCTAACGCGAACAAAGCGTCTATTGAGGCGCAGATAAGTAACCTCGAAAGTCTTGCGAAAGCGATGAGCGCTGTTGCAGGCGTACAGTCCGCTCCTTTCAAAAAGAGCGTAACTGCTGTCGGTGGATTTAGTGTGAACAAGTCGTTTGAGACGTTTGCGAGCGGAGGGGCGGAAGAGCAGCTATCCGGATTGTACGATCAGCAGGTCAAGGCTCAACAAGCCGCGCTGGAAGTGGCACGTGCAAAAGAGTCGCTTAAATCGGGATCAGCCTACGCGAAAGCGAATCCGACCGGTAAATTCTCCGCGGTCAAGGAGAAGACCCCGAAATCCAAGAAGGCAGCATCGAGCAAGGCTAAGAAGGAAAAATCCGCTGCGGAAGTCGCTCAAGACCTACGCGATAAAGCCTATAATGCAGACCTCGCATCTATTCGTTATCAAGCGGAGATGTACGATTGGTCGGCGGAACAGCAGATTAAGGCGTACGAGAAGTTGCGGAAGGCTCACGCGCAGCACCTCAAGGAAACGGTTGAGGATGCGCGTACACTCAATTTGCAGCTCAAGCGGCTGCAGGAGGATAGTGTTAAATCGCGCTATGACTTCTCGATGACGTGGATCGACAAAGAGGAGCGCCGCATGGAGGATTCCGGCAAGTCCGAAGTAGCAATCGCGGAAATGAAGATCTCCGCCCTCACTCGCGTACGTGACCGCTACAAGAAAGACTCCGACGAGTACAAAGACGTTGACGAAGCGCTGTACAAAGCGCGCAAGGATCTCGTTAAGGCAAACGAGCAAGCGGTAGCCGACGCATACTCCGCATCCGAGAAATGGATCGGTAAGGAAGAACGCCGTATGGAAACCGCCGGCAAATCGGAACTCGAGATTACGCAGATGAAGATTGACGCCTGGACGCGCGTAAGAGATCGCCATAAAAAGGATTCGGAGTACTACGAGAAGGCGGAGGATCAGCTTTATAATCTGCGTAAGAAACTCGTCAGCGAAACGGAGAAGATTGCGGATCAGCTCTTGAAAACGGAGAAGACGAATATTGACGCCGCGTTAAAGGCCGACCTCGCTGCGATTGATGAGCGTAAGAAGGCGTACATCGCGGAAGTAGACGAGAAGATTGCGGCGATCGATCGTCTGCTTGCGAAAGAAGCGGAATACAACTCTGACGCGGATTGGGAAACGCAACGTGCGGAAAAGCTTGCGCGCATAGACTTGTTGTCGTCCGCAGTTGGTCCGGAAGGAATCCAGGAGCGCGAAGACCTCATCAAAGAGGTTGAACGCATGGAACTCGAACACGACCGCGAACTCCGCAAGCGCGAACTCGAATCGCAGAAGCAGGCGCTACAGGACGCGAAGGACGAACGCAGCTCCGCCTTTGACGATGAGAAAACGGAGGCGCAGCGCCAATACGATAACTTGAAGGACGCGTTCGAGAATCATGCGGATGACGTTAAGTTTATCGAATCGGCAATCTCCGAGTTCCGCAAGAACGCTAACGCAGAGGCCAACGCAACTATACTCACGTCGCTAGATTCGTTCGTCACCGAGTATAACGCGAAGATGGCTACGCTCAGTGCCGGTCCTTCTGGCGTAGGAGCGTCGTCCGACCTTACGGAGTACAACGCGAATAAAGACGCGTGGGCGGCGGCTAAGTCGAAAGGTGATAGCGCAGAGATGGCGCGGTTGACGGCCCGTAATGAGGAGCTGCGTAAGCTCTACGGCATCGACAAGGATACCGGGAAGCTGCAGCAATTTAAAGTAGGCGGCGTTGTTCAAGGCGCGTCAGGTTCTGCAGTTCCGGTAATCGCGCACGCAGGCGAAATGATCTTGAATGACGCGCAAATCGGTAACCTCTTCCGGATGATTGCGGCAGGTCCTTCGGATACAACTGCGGCTCCTACGCAAGTCGTCAACCATATCGATATGTCCGTTAATGACGTCACACTTACGGATCGCGCTGACACTGAGACACTGTATAACGAGCGCGCCCGCGTAGCTCAACGTCTTCAAACGCAAGGGGTGAAAACGCGATGAAACCGGATGTAAAAGTGAATAACGTATGGCTATCGTCTGTAGGCGCTGCTCTTCTTGAGCGGCGTCTTCCTGTTTTGCCAGAGTCTGACGACTATACCGTTAAGCTTGCAGACACGGACGGCGAATTGGATTTCGGCAGCACCTACGGAGCGAGGACGATCGGACTGACGCTATTTATTACGTCGCCCGGCACTCAGTTCCATGCGACGCTGGCGCAATTAGCGCGTATGTTCAACGCAAAACGCGGCGAAATTACGTTAGAGTTTGCGGATATGCCCGGCAAGTATTATCGAGCGGTTTATAACGGGACGCTTGCGCTCGGAGCTACCGGATCGCGAGAGCTTACCGTTGAACTTAAGATGAACGACCCGTGGCCGACTGGCGCGGAGAAAGTTACGGAAGTTGAGATCACAAAGTCGCCCGAAACAATAACCGTTGATTCTGCGGCAGACGTTAACGCGCAACCGATCATTACGCTGACGAATACCGGCACGACAACGATCCGGAGTTTCCGAATTACGAACGAATACACAATTTAGGAGGCGTTACTTTGAATATTTCGAATTATCTATCGGCCGCAATCCTCAACCACGTATTGCGCGGAATTACGTTTACTGCGCCCACTACGATATACGTCGCGTTATACAAGTCCGACCCAACTCCGGCGGACACAGGCTCGGAAGTAACAGGCGGTGGCTATGTAAGGATTCCGATTACCTTCGCGGCTCCTGCGCTAGAAACCGGCAATCAAACGGTGAAAAACGCGGCTGACATCGAATTTCCTACGGCTACGGCGGATTGGGGCCTCGTAACTCACGTCGGGTTACGGAGCGCGTTGACTGGCGGAAATCTCCTGTGGTCAAAAGCGGTCGACAATCCGCGCACGATTCAAACGGGCGACAAGCCGAAGTTTCTAACGGGCGGCACATCCGTTAAATTTACGAATTAAGGTGGAGAAAGGAGTAGATTAGATGGCGCAATTACCGATGTACGCGGCGATGGTAAACAGTCCGGGAACGGAGCTCGCCGCAGATATTACCGCATCAGCTACGAGCATTGACGTACTCGACGCGTCTAAACTGCCGACGGCTCCGAACCTCGTAACGGTGGGCGGCGATGAGACTGCCGAAACGATCTTATATACGGGGAAAACGGGCAACACGCTCACCGGATGTACGCGTGGATTCGAAGGAACTGCGAAAGGGTGGGCGGCTGGATCACCGGCGGCGCGGAATCACACGGCGTATGACTACGAGGCCGGCCGCGCTAATATTTCGGATGTTATCGTTTCCGCGCAGAGCTTTGCGGATGAGGCGTTGGACGACGCTAATACCTATACTGACGAGAAGATTGGCGCGGTTACTGCGAACTACATCCGTCAACCGGGGTACGCCACGACTGCCGGAACGTCCTCCGCATATGTAGTTACGTTAAATCCTGCGCCTGGATCACTACCTGACGGGTTTGGGATAACGCTAGTACCACACGTAGCAAGTGCGACAAACCCTACTGTCAATATCAACGGTCTAGGTGCGGTTTCGCTCAAGAAACAGGACGGCACAGCCTACGGATCTGGTGATCTGTTGGTTGGAAAGCCGTACACATTCCGCAAAGTAGGGTCGGATTTTTTAGCAGATAGTGGCGGAGGGGAGGTGGAAATACCTGGTCAGACGGAAATGACAGTCACCTATAGCGAGGATATCGCGCAAGGGGATATGGTAAGGATGTATACTCCGCCATTAGAACTGTTACCAGCTCTGTCAACAACTCCTCCTGCGGCAAGCATCGGAATAGCCATGACAAACGATTATATGGCTGTAGGGTCGAATGCTACCCCGTTTCTATTGATATACAAGCGCTCAGGGGATGTATTCACCAAATTAGCCAACCCGAGTGTTCTGCCTGGAGGCATACCAAACGGATTGGCATTCTCGCCGAATGGAGATTACCTTTATGTAGGTGTTAATGGATCTCCTTACTTTATGATCTATAAGCGTTCTGGTGATACCTTTACTAAGTTGCCTGACCCGACAGTGTTACCGGGAGGATCTGTAACATACATCCGTGCTGCTAACGACGGAACTTATATTTATATGACACTTTCTGTATCTCCTTATTTTGCGATGTATAAGCGTTCAGGTGACACTTTCACAAAATTGGCTGACCCGAGTGTTAATCCGCTTTCTAGCACACCTAGAAATATTGCAATCTCACCTTCCGGTGTATTTATAGCAATTTCTTACACAGTAGCCCCGTATATCTTGATTTACAAACGATCTGGTGACATATTGTCAAAGATCACAGACCCTTCCATAGTTCCTCCCGGACTAGGTGGAGGTCTTGATTTTTCATATGACGAAAATTATCTAACAGTTGCGCATTTCGGCGGAGCTACATTAATAACATACAAGCGTGTAGGAGATGTTTTCAGTAAAGTTCCTGATACTCAGACTAAAACTCCTGTTCAATCATCGGATGTAGTGTATCATCCGAGCAAAATGAAACTATTCTTAGTCCAGTCTAACAACAGTCCAGACATTCTGACATATAGCCAACGAGGAGATCAGGTGTGCCGGGCTACTGACTCAAGAGATGCAAAGAGTCAATCTGCAAACCGATTATCGATATCTCCTGACGGAAGTTACTTAGCTCTCGTATCTAATACTTCTCCATATGTCAACGTATTTAAAGTACCCAATGAGAAGGTCGCAAAGGTAGGCAGCATGGGTGCTCTTATGTCAGAGACAGACGTTGGAGTTATTGGTTACGCCAAAGAAGGCGGATCATCCGGAGACAGTCGTAAGATCATCGCTTTAATTCAATAGGAGGTGCCTTATGAAGTTTTATATCAAATTGGATGGCGACATCATCCGCGATATTATTGAGTACGAATATGTAGGTTACCAGGAAGTTGATATCCCAACACCGCTACCCATCGGGATAAACGCTGGATACTTTCGTTGGCAAAACGGAAAAGCGGTGTTGGACGAATCGTTGAAATCTGAATCAGAGCAGGGTACACCAGTTGAGGGGTTAACGGAGTTGGAACAACGTGTTTCTGCCACTGAAGTAGAAGCGGCCAGCCTTAACCTTGCGATCATCGACATTTGGGAAACGCTGGCTAACGGAGGTGCTGCGTAATGGCTATCATCAACTCGCTAAAAGTCGCGTATTCAACCGCAATCTACCGTCACGGCACGAAGTCATTTCCGGACATCATGACCGTCTACGTCACGCCAGTTAAAGAGTACGCGTCGGCTACGTATACCAAAACGGATTTCGACCGCGCTCTCGCTAACGGATGGATCACGGAGGATGAATACGCGGAAACGGTCGGTGGCGGTCCTGATGTTTAATCGCGCGCCGTTCAACCGTTCGCCGTTTAACCGAACACTCTCATTCGAGGCGCTATTCACCGTAGCAATCGAATCAGCGACGGACTTGTCTGCGCGAATCAGCGTGGACTTTCCCGTTATGGTTACATTCGAAAGTGCGACGGACTTAACCGCGGAGTTTATCCGCGAAATGGCGATGACGGCGGAAATAACGACAGCCACCGAGATGCTTGCGCAATTAGTCCGTGAGCGGTTATTTGGCGCGTCCATAACTACGGCGACCGATTTCGTCGTTACCGTAACTCACGCGCATATTAACGAAATCGGATTAACGGGAACATTTCGACCGGGCGACGTCATCGTTATTGATACCGCACGTCAGACGATTACGATTAACGGGGAGAACGCGCTGCACTTAATGACCGGCGACTTCTTCGACCTCGTTTATGGCGCGAATAAACTGACGTATAGCGATTCGGAAACGGCGCGCAACGTTCGGACACGCGTAACGCATCGCGATAAATTCCTCTATTAATACGGAAAGGAGGCGCACACTTGGCGAAGAAATACCTCGAATCCTACGATAAGAATCGGAAGCGTATCGGCATCCTCGTAGACGCGGGCGATATTCAGCGGACCCGACGCATCAACTCGGACTACTCGCTATCGTTTACGGTTCCGATGACATCCGCGGACTACCTCGATAAAATCGTACTCAAAGGCCATGTTCGGGATGATCGCGGCCAGTATTACGTAATCAACAACCGGAGCCGTGTGCGTGAAGGTCGCAAACTAACCGCGCGCATCGATTGCTCACACGTATTATTTAAACTAGCGGATTACAAATACCCGTACGCATCGTATATATCGGAAGCTTACGGCGTTCACATTTCGCAGCTCACGACGGCAATCAGCGCGGCAACTGGCGGCAAGTACACGTTTAGTATTGACGATACATTCCCGCTATTCGACGTTAAGGATTTCGGGCGAGGCAACGCACTTGAGGCGCTGAACTCCGTCGTATCAATGTATGGCGCGGAGATTGAGCCGGACAATTACGTGATCCACTTGCGTAAGAAGATCGGCCGAGATGTCGGCTTGCAGTACCGCATCCGTAAGAATATCGTATCATCAACGTTCAATGACGATGCGAACACGCTTGTGACGCGTATGTTTGCGCAGATGAAAGATGGGCGGACTCTTATCGGACAGCCTACGTCGATGTTAACGGCTGATGAGCGGGCGCTGCTAAACTCCGTGCCTGGCGCAATTGTTGGCGGCAATCTCGCGGTCAATTACCTGATTTCTCCGTATGCGCAATATTGGGCGACCGATGTGAACACGTTTTATGACGGAGAGATTATCGAGCAGAACATTACGTCATATACGGAATTGCTCGAAGCCCAACGGAAGGCTCTCCGTGAGAGCGAAATACCGGCGCTAGAAATATCCGTTTCGGCTGCGGACATTCACAAGTTAGATAGCGCGGAACCTGCGCCCGGCCTCGGCGATACGGTTAAATGCGTTGATCCTGCGCTTGGCATTGACGGGATTAGTGCGCGGATTACGGAGCTCGTCGAATACCCGTATAGTAACGAGCAGCAATCGCAAGTTACGATTACTAACGTGATGCTGCGGGATATGACGGATATTATCGCGGATCTTGAGAAATCGAAGAATATCGTTAGCAATCTGATAAGCAACGGAACAATCCGGACGGATGTATTCGAGGCGTTCGCTAAGGCGGCGGTTAATGATGTACACAATTCGAAGACCGAAGTTAAGTACGATAACCGCGGTATCGTTCTCCAGGACAAAACGGATGCGCGCAATCAAGTCATCATGACGTCTAACGGAATCATTTTCAGCAAGGACGGCGGAGCTACGGCGATGACAGCGATCAATGCGAACGGAATAGCAGCGCCGGCCATTGTCGGTCAACTCGGTTCCTTCGTATCGCTACTGATCGGCGCGGGGAATAACGTCACGCAGATTAACACGAACGGGATCGCGTCAGGCCACGCGGTATTTAACTCCGCGCCTTTCCGCGTTGATATGCAGGGAAACGTCACAGCTAACCGTTTGACCGCGAACTCAGCGAATATATTCTCGTCTAACTTTACGAATGGTGCGATCGTCGGCTCGTCGATCAACGTCGGCAACGGGAAGTTTACGGTCGATAGCGCGGGCAATATGTACGCGGAGGGAAGTACGACGGTCGGCGGAACGATAACCGGGTCGCTCATCCGGACGGCTGCGAGTGGGCGTCGTGTAGAGTTGGACGTACAAGGATTCCGTTCATACGATGCCTCCGGACGCGTACGTATTCAGATCGCTACGACAGACGACGCGACGGCTGCAGCGCTTATATTCCGGGATACGAACGGTTCGTCCGTCGGAGAGATCAACACCTACGCGAGTAACGGAACGCTAACGATGTACGGAAACAGCATCGTAATCGGGTCGAATAATACTGCGAATCCTATCCGTCTGCAGGGCGCGGTTACGTTTGGCGGTGCGGTTAATGGATTGAGTCTAGGTATCGGAAGCATATCCGGATTGCGTGCGGAACTTGATTCGATCTGGAACGCACTAAGCGGGAAATCATCCGTTGGGCATACGCATACTGTATCGGTACCGAACCACAACCACGGTAATCCAGATAACGCTACATCTGGCGGTGGAACCTTCACAACAACCGCCGCGTAATGGTAGTATAGGAAATATGAACCATACACCAATTCGCGGAGGGGTTAAGCATGAAAAAAGTAGCATACATCGCCGGTGGTATATTGATCGGATTCGTTCTTTCGACATCCGCCGGCGCGTTTGCGGACAACGTTAAGTCACTCGTCGGCAAGAAGGTTAGCGGAGAGTATACCGTTATAGTTAACGGGGAAAAGCTCGCTGACAAAGGTGTTGTTATCGACGGGAAGGCCAACGTACCTGTTCGCGGAATATCTGAGGCGTTAGGGGCGGATATAAAAGTGAGCGGAAAGACTATAAACGTGACGACAAGCGAGGAGGAATCTCCGGTCGAAGCAACTGAGAATAAGTACTCCGGAAGATCAGCCGCGAGCATACAGGAGTCTTTGGCGATACTACAAGACCGCATCCTTGCTCCGAATCTTAAGGAACGCGAAGAGGTCGCGGAGGAGTTGGCTACGTTAAAGAAAGATAACGCAGATTCAGCGCTAATCAAGGAGCGAGAAACACAACTGGCGGGCTATGACGAAAGAATCGCGTCAACAAGAGCGGATATCGCGCAAGCCGAAGCCGCACTCGCCGCGCTAAAATAAACGAATAAATAACGCAGGGTCTCGCCAACATTGGCGGGGCCTTATTTGCGTTGCATAGAAACGGAGGAATCGCGCAATGAAATCACGCACACTACTCGAATGTACCGTAGACCTGGCGCAACCGGCACCGGAGCTTGCCGCAGTCATATCCGCAGTCCTTGCGTATCATACGGACGGTCAGGCGGAAATTCTCCGCGCATTAGATTACGAAATTGGAACGGCATTAGCTGCGTTAGAAACAAAAGCGGCGGCGGAAAGCGAGGCGGCCGGCGATGGAGCAAGCGATATTTAATAGCGCGGTTAAAGAGGGCCTATTTGCAGTCCTATTCGTCGTGGCGGGATTCCTTTTGTGGCGTCAGATGGCGCGGATACAAGACGACGGGCGCGCACGGGAAGACCGCATGATGGCCGCCGCTAAAGAACGCGAGGATCAGATGTATTCGGACGCGCTACGGAGAGAAGAACGACTCATGCGTTTGGCGGAAGATTTAACGGGACGATTCGAAACGCTTGCGTCTCAGTATGAAGGGCTTTCGTTAGATGTAACGGAGATCAAGTCCGTAATGAAAGGGGAGAGATAACGTGATTACGAAGGGTAACTTCCTACTAATGGATCAGCGAGAGTTCCGCGATTGGCTCAAGGCGCAGAATATTACGCGTAAAATTGAACGCCTCCAAGTTCACCACACAGCCGCGCCTAACTACATCACGCGTAGAATGGTCGCCGGCCTCGCGCAACAAGATCATTTCGATTGTCTTGAAGGCATGCGGAGGTTTCACTTATCACAAGGGTGGTCCGGAACAGGCCAGAATATCACGACGTTCGAGGACGGAAAGATTGCGATTAGTCTCGACCGGAATCTCAACTCAACGCCAGCCGGCATTAAAGGCGCGAACACTGGCGCGTTGTGTATCGAGCATGTAGGTAACTTCGATAAGGGCGCGGATACGATGACGGAGGCGCAGCGGGACACAATCGCTCACATGTACGCTTGTCTGTGCGAAAAGTTATCGATTACGCCTTCCGTTAACACCATCGTTTATCACGCGTGGTATAAAGCGGACGGAACGTGGCTCGGCGATTATACGGCCGGAAAGTCATCGAAGACGTGTCCGGGCACAGCGTTTTGGGGCGCAGGCAATTCGAAAGAGGCTGCGCAGAAATCGTTCATTCCGGACATTGTGGCCGAGCTTGCGAAATTAAAGAACGGAGATGATGACGCGATGACAATCGAAGAGAAAGCCGCGTTTAAAGCGCTACAGGAAACGGTAGCCGCGCAGGCCAAACGGATTGAAACGTTAGAGGGACGCGACAAAATGGCGAAAGTGCCGGCGTGGGCCGAAGCTGCGTGCGTGGCTGCGAAAAAGGTTGGCGCAATTGATACCGCGAACGACGGAAGCTATGACTTTTACCGCGTTATTACCGTAATGTATCGGCGCGGATTCTTCGGAGCTGTTGACGCTGTTCCCGTAAAGGAGGCGAAGTAATATGTACGAAATCGGCGTAGTGGTTGCGGTGATTATTGCGATCGGTGAGTTTGCGAAGTTATACGTGGCGGCGAAATGGATTCCGCTGTTATCGATGGCGCTCGGATTAGGCGCGGGACTCTTCTACATTCCGGTGGACTCCGTTGCGGACGGAATTATGACGGGGCTCATGACGGGACTGGCCGCGTGTAAACTGTATGATATCGGGCGAAGGCGATTAAGAAAACTTCGTGACGCGCGCAATTAGTTGGTGTATACTGGAAGTAACGTAAATAAGAGAGGTGACCGCAATGTTTCTTATCGGATTTATTATAACTCTTTTCGTAGCCGCGCCAATAGTAGCGATATGGGTAAACATAAAATACTTCCGCTCGGAAAAGATATCGTGTCCACATTGCGGTCACTCCTTCCGGTTAATGGACGGCAGCGTCAAATGTCCGAAGTGTAAAACGCGTGTTACTCGCGCAGCAAGCGGAGAACTCGTAACTTCATAACGCAAGACCTAGCGCTCATCTCTCCGGAGGTGGGCGCTCTTTTTTTTTGTATGCGGAGCATCCAGCTACGTTTACGGATCGCGCTGCAACCATTCCGGAACCGACGGGTCCACGTATTGGTCCGTACTCACACCGAGATACTTCCGCATCAACACGCCAGCCTCCGCCGCCATAAACGCCCACCGTATCCGCTTCTCCGACTCATAGCCGCGGCATTTATAGCGCGCCGTTACGCCGTCGTTATCCGCCACCTCTTCGTAGACCTTGATACCGCGTGTACGGAACTGCTTGCGGATCTCGTAGAGGTCTGCGGTGAGTTTACGCTGAGCCTCCGCGATTACGTCGACGTACGGACCCGGCGTCTTGAGCGTTTCGTTAATAAGCGCGATGTCCCGTTCGAATGCGGTCAATACGCGCGGCAGTATGATATGCGATTTGATTAGCGCGTGGTCGTGCGGGGTGATGTCGATCATTTGCGGCGGGCCTCGCTTTCTCCTTCGTAGTTAGCGTTATAGAACGTTTGTTCTTAGTATAGCGCGGGAGTGGCGGAATATACAAGCGGACAAATCGTTCGACGTCGAACGAAATGAATTGCGCAGATATACGAAATTAATAGTTGCAGCGATGCGCTCCCGTATGCTATATTAATCGAGCGGAAAGAAAAAGAACGGATGACTGAACGCTGACAAAACGTTGATACAACGAGGTTTGTACGCTGACTGACCGTTGACATTCCGAAGTAAAATACGGGGCCTTAGCTCAGCTGGGAGAGCGCATCGCTGGCAGCGATGAGGTCAGGGGTTCGATCCCCCTAGGCTCCATACTCGAAAAACTCTTGGTACACAAGGGTTTTTTACTATTTATAGGGTCTAAATAAGTTCTCTATTTTCGGTGTCTGGTGCCGAAATGGTGCCATTCGTATTTTTGGTGCCTAAATTGGTACCAAACAAGAAATCCCCAAATCGTTCCGCAGTCTCTTTCTGCATATTCGGTAAAACATGGCTATAAAGATCAATTGTTATTTTAACGCTGGCATGTCCAAGTCGCTCCTGAACGATCTTCGGATGCTCACCTTGCTTGAGTAACAGAGTGGCATGTGTATGTCTCAGATCGTGGACTGTGATCTTTGGTATCTCCAGCTTCTCCATGTATCTATAGAACGTCCTGAGTAGGTTTCTGGGTGTAACAGGAGTTCCTACAGAGGTTGCCACAATCAGGTCGTTGTCTTGGTATACTCCACCCGCTTTTAACTTCTCAGCAGCAACCACCCGCTTTCTCTTTTGAATCTCCTTGATGATTTTATCATCCACAGAAACCAATCTCGTTCCTGAGGCAGTTTTTGCACCCGTTCTGATCTTCTTGCCATCATGTGATAAGGTTTGAACAACAGATATAGTTTTGCTTTCGTAATTGACATCCTTGAATCTGAGTGCCAATGCTTCTGATTGTCTCAAGCCAGCCCCATAAGCAAGAAGGAAGGCAACATAATCGTGATGTTCTTGTATGTGCTTATCAAACTCCCGAACCTGATCAGCGTTCCAGACCATGATTTCTTGACGCTCGACTGCTGGCATATCAATGAGGCGGGTAACATTTCTTTGAAGCTTACTCTTCAGCACAGCCCAATCAAGAGCCGAGCGTAACACTTTGAATACATCTTTAACTGATCGAGAAGCGAGTTCCTTCTCAACACGCAGATGCTTGATGAAATCAAGACAGTCCTCGTCAGTCAAATCCATTGCTTGGAAATCTTCGAAATAGTCATTTATGTGCAAAGATATGTGTCGTCCATAAGTTTTGTATGTGACATCCGCTATAGAGTGTTCTTTGGTCTTGAGCCATAGATTCATCAGATCCGGAAGGAGTGTCTTTTCACGTTTTATAAACGTACCGTTGTTAACGTTGTTTTCGGCTTCAACAAGTGCAGCCTGAGCTTCTTTCTTTGTTTTAAAACCGCGCTTTTTAGTCCGCTTTCTATTTTTCCCCTTGCCAATTTCCAGCACATAAAACCACGGATTTTTCTTTACATTCTCATCCTTATAGACAGGCATTTACTCAGCCACCTTTCTTTTGACATCAATGTACTTCTTCAGTACATCATTACGGTTGTCCGCCATAAACATCTGGCATAAAAACTTAATTGCTTGATCGTCAGACTTAAAATCAAATTCATCTTTCACTTGGTTCAATAGTGCTCGCGTATCCTCGTAAACATTTGCTACTTTACGTTCCATAGATTTCACCTCTTTATTTTATGAAATCATTATAACAATATTTGAATTCAAAATAAAGATTTATAATTCCTTATTTTTGCATTATACTGGAAGCGTACAGAGAACAGGAGGGGTCACTTGTTAAATTACATTTTAGAGTTCATTGAGCGAAACCAGGACAGTGTCATCATAGTTCTTCTTGTAGCAATTATTCAGTTATACATCACAAATCGTTTTCAAAAAAAGTTAGAATCCCACAAAGGTGATGTGAACAGAGAGATTGAGGGTGTTAAACACAAGCAACAAAAGGCACTAAAAGAATTTGATTTATATTCCACTAAACGATATCAGATCTACCCTGAACTATATAAGGAAGTCGACCATGCTTATAGAGAAGTGATTGGATTGCGTGGAGTGTTCCATTCTGTAGATTTACGCCAATACGATGAATTGGAAATTGAGGAGTATTTAAGAAGTCATAATTTTATTAGCAAGGATGTTTTACGGATCAAAGCCTTGTTCACAGTGAGAAAGGATGAAGCCATTGAATTAATCCGTTCAAAAATACATGAACAGAATTATTATAAGGCAGGGGAAATTCACGCTAAAGCACTGGACTTTTTCAAGATAAATGAACTTTTCCTAACTGATGAGATCGCAACAGTTACCCATAACTTATTACAAAAGTTGTACGAATATTGGATAGATTTACATCCTGACTATAGATTCGACTCGGACATTCGTAAGCAAGCTCAAGATATAAGAGAGAACTTACCAGGTCTGCTTGATGAATTCAAAGATATACTGAAGGCAGATCTTCGCAAAGCATTTTCTGAGTAAACCAAAACTTACCGTCTCAATCCTTTGTAGCAAACCGCTATAATTGGGTTGAGGTGTTTTTTTATGTTTATTAGCCCTATGTTACTTGAAACAGCACCGGGTCCATTCTCGCATTCGGATTACATCTTTGAACCGAAGGTAGACGGTCACCGGCTTATATATTCGCAACAATCCGGCAACGTCCGGTTATATACACGCCACAACAATGATTGCACTCGGCAGTACCCTGAATTACTACTGCCCTTTGACTCTGACATTATCTTGGACGGAGAGGTTGCTTGCACCGATCCAGAGACAGGATTGAACGACTTTGAGGCAGTCATGAGCCGGTTCAGCACTCGGCAACACTCGAAGGTTCAGCAGCTCACCAAGACATTGCCGGCTACGTTCGCCATATTTGATATTCTCTTTTTTCGAGGCCAGGATCTCCGCAAACTACCTCTTATAGAGCGCAAGGCAATTCTGCTAGGGCTCCAACTACCGTCTAATAGCTTTGGAGTGGTACCGCATATTGAAGGCGCAGGAGAGGCACTATACGCCCAAATAGAGGCAATGGGTATGGAGGGTGTGGTTGGCAAGCACAAGGACAGTCAGTACGTCAGCAGGCGGTCCAGAGAGTGGCAGAAGGTCATTAACTGGTCATATGCTGATGTGTTCATTACAGGATACAAAAAGTCTGAATTCGGGTGGCTTGCTGCTGTTCCAGATCCGTCAGGCAAGATGCGTCCGGTAGGAATCATCGAGCATGGCCCAAGTCCTAAACATAAGCAGGCGTTTCGTGGAGTATGCCAGCAGCTCGTTACTGGTGAGGACAAGAACAACGTTTACCTGGAGCCAAGGATACAAGCCAGGGTCAAAATACGAAACTGGACCAAATCCGGCTTGCTACGTATCCCAGTGTTTGATCAATTTATAGTGTGATTATATATTGTAAAGACAATACAGGAGGTGCTTTGTATGTGTGGTAGATTCACAATTACTGACCCTTTAGACGCAATAATGGACAGGTACTATGCTTCCGTTTCTGAAGGATTTGAGTACAAGCCTAATTATAACGCAGCACCCATGCAGTACATCCCGACAATTATAGGCAGCAAGGAAGGAAATCGATTGGGTTCGCTCCGATGGGGCCTGGTACCCGTTTGGGCAAAGGATGACAAGATCGGGAATAAGATGATCAATGCTCGAGCCGAGACACTGGCAGAGAAGCCAGCCTTCAAACGTCTGATCAGTTCCAAACGCTGCATCATCCCCACGAACGGATTTTATGAATGGAAGAAAGAAGGAACGGCAAAGCAGCCAATGCGCATCTTGATGAAGGATGACCGTATATTCTCGCTTGCTGGTCTGTATGATACCTGGACGGATCCGGACGGAAACAAGCTGAGCACATGTACAATTATTACAACGGAGCCAAACAGTCTCATGGAAGACATTCATAATCGTATGCCGGTTATACTGCGGCCCGAGGATGAGGCTGAGTGGCTTGGAAAAGATAATGATGATGTCGAGTCATTGCTCGGAATGCTCAAGCCGTATCGAGCGTCAGAAATGCGAGCTTACGAGGTACCGAAGGAAGTCGGTAATGTGCGGAACAACAGTGAAGACCTCATAAAGAATGTTGGATAATTAAAAAGAGCAGGAGGGATTAACCTCACTGCTCTTTATCCTTTTATTCTGAACTCGAAAGTTCCTCTCAAATACCTCTTGCCCATGATATTTACAGCTATTGGACTATACCCTTCTACAATCCCTCCATAGTCAATCAGATGATCCTCATCCTCCAAGACATGCCAAACCGCTACCCGATCCTGACTTAACGCTGCAACAAAAAAATCTATGTCCTCTCTCAACACCCTATATGTATGGTTCATACTGTTCACCTCAAACGGTAATTCTATAAATCACCGTTCCAATCCTGCCATATTCTTAGAAAATCGCATTAACAAACATTTAAGAAAGTTTTACGATTTATTTAATAAACCTATAAACCGTTAGGTTATTTATAGTTTATAGTTATAGCATGGAACAAAAAGAGAACAGCACCCGACACTAACCAATACCTGTTTGACGGTCCAGAGCCGCAAGGGTAGCAAAAGCGGGAATGCTGTTCTTTTTTGTTGCATGTAAATTTTAGTGTGGTATAGTCTTCCTGAAATTCATAAGGAGGGTTGTACATGTTATGTAAAAACTGTGGCGAACATATGGGTCGTCTTGCGGGACCAAATAAAATGGGTAGTGAGTTTCGTACAGCATACGAATGCAAGAAGTGTGGTGTATGGGTCAATGTTATTGAAGATTTAAAAGGCAAAGTTATTGATAAAGTTTGGAGTAAGTAGCGAAGTCGCCAAAGGCGGCTTTTTTTATTGCGCTCCCTTAACTCAACGGTAGAGTCCGGAGAGATCCGGCATGTGGTGGTTCGATTCCACCAGGGAGCCTTACAACGTGACGAGTCAGACAAATAATAACAAAGGAGTGGTATCAGTGTCGAAGTATGATGGTAGTCATTTGCTTGCAAATCAGCAGATTTATGCGCGAGACGAAAACGGGAAAATGAGGGCGGTGGGTGCAGACTTCCCGCTACCGATGAAGCAAGTTGAAGGCGGTTCTTCTGGTGGCCCTAGAACGGTGACTATTTTAGGTGCTGGATCGGCGGCAGGTAGTGCAACGTATCCACCGACAGCCGAGAGTGCAGTAGCCAAAGACACGGATATCACTATCTATTTTGGTGGTGGAGCAAGCACAACTGGAACGTTTACATCATGCTTAATCGACATCAACGATCGGAAAACGGCCTTGCCTGGCATTCGCGAAAACGGGGCAAGTATCTCGCAGGTGAATACAGCCAATGTGGGTGACGTTGTTTCATACACTATCCCGGCTCTTTGCAGACTACGTATTGAGTACACAGCGCCAACAGGTGGCGGTACGCTTTCCATCAAGGGGGTTGTGTAGGCGATGGCTGATAAAGGCTATAAGATGGGCGCGGCGGCGATGGGCGAAGCCCAGAAAGCCAACAGAGGTATTGCTCCTTATGGATTTTCCGACACCAGGGGCAGGGAACAGTACATTCCTAAGTTCGTAAAGCTTGAGGGTGACCCAATCTATACGGCGGCAAAGGCTCAAACAGGGAGTATATATTGGTTCAGACCTATTGAGGTCGGTCATTTGATCCCGAACGCTAAAGGCCGTTTTTATGCAACGTACTCCACGAACCATAATGCCCGTGGTGGCATCGGATTAGCTTATGCCAACGATCCTAAAGGGCCGTGGATCAGACATGGTGAGGTGTACGTCGATACAGTCGAAGGTAATTCAACGGAAACGCCTTTTGTCATGTGGAATGAGACGGAAAAACTGTTCTTCATGTACTACCAACAAAGTGGACTTGGTATAAATCAATCAACGGCACTTGCGACATCTACGGACATGATCACATGGACAAGAGTCGGACTTTTGCTTGATAAGCCCCCAAACTTCCCAGGAGACGGACACACAGGGTATTTCGCAGTGTTCCGCACAGCAGAAAAATGGTACGGGTTTTCTGTAATGGGCGGCGGTGACTTTGGTCGTAAGGCCATGTGGGTATCCCACAACGGTAGACAATGGTTGTGTGATCCGAGAATGATGCTCGGCGGAAATGATGCAACCCTCAATAGTACCGAAAACTTCTCTCGGTCCAATGCTGGATTATTTGTGTACCGAGGACAAACGTGGTGGTTGGGTATGCTTTCCGCATACGCTTCTGGCGGGGTAACAACCGTAGCCCGTCCCGCCATTGCCCTAATATCGGATGACTGGCGAACGCTCAAGGATAAGCCGAAACTTATTATGGACATTCCGACACTGCCTTGGGAAACAACCAACATGCAGTCTATGACAGTCGCGGTTTTCGATGGGACAATCTATGTGTATTACAATACGGACAACAATGTGGGCCTTGCCTACTCAGTGGAGGTGTAGGTCATGCATATTACTGGACCTGATGGCAAATTAATCCCATACGGTAAGGTGTACAAGTCTTTGGTGGCTGATTTCACAGACGGTACAATCCCAGCGTGGCTAGAAACGGCTACCAAGCTTGCGGCGGACGCTACGGAGGTTGTGGGAGCTGGTACGACATTCGAACCATTGCCAGGCAGAGGTGAAATGACTGTCACAGCTCCACGGACCAACAACTCATACGCAGATATTCGCACCAAGGTAAAGTTCGATCCGACCAAGTTTACAGCGATTAAATTCACGCTTGAGTCGTTGCAGTTCGCCGGGAACACATGGCAGACAGCGCAAATAGGCATAAAGACATCCGACAGCACCGCAGGCATCACAATGTTGCAGTCCAACACATCGGGAGCTGGTGCGGTGATCAGGATTTATCGTTCAGCAGGAGCAGGTGGAAATGTGGACAGACCTATCAAAATGGCACTGCACACGGTTGGTCTTGCAGGCGACGAAGGACAGAACAGAAAGAACATTTCCTTGGTGTTGCTCACAGGAAAACAGTACAACGCGGCACAGGAAAGACAATTTGTACTGGTAATGAATGACGATCAAGTGGGAGCATATGAAGAGATAACCGGATTACTTACACCAGGAGAATACATTTGCACAGCTCGTCTGAGTCCTTTGGGACTTCCAGCAGAACAACCAGAACGATACATCAAGACATCTAAAGTTAAGGTGGAATTGTGGAGTAACTAAACCAGGGTAAATCTATACCTGAAAAGCTGTTAGAGGTGGCGGCGAAGTAGGGCGTACCCTTAAATATCGGAGGTGTAGGAATGGAGGTTATCAGAGCAGACATCACGGTCGGGGAAGCATTTGAAAATCTCAGGCAATCAATGAGGGAGTTAGAGAAAGCCTTGTTGGTCGCTTTACAACCACTTGTGGACTATTACGACGTGGAGTTGGAACGCCTTCGCAGGATGGCGGCGGGTATTTTAGAAATGAAAGAGGAATACATGGAGTATATCAGCACTCCAGAAGTACCGTCGTTCGCGCTGGAAACTCCGTATTTCAAAGCCAAATTCAACATGCCGAAACGGACGTATTTCCCTAAAGTCCGGGCTACCGCTCGCAGCACTTGCTAACAAATTACATGAAGAGGTGAAGAGCATGAAAGAGTACAGACAACATGTGCTGACAGGTGTAATCTTTGCAACCGTCGTCTGCTGGTTCATCTCCGGAATATTGTTTTCGATCGAACGCCTGGAAAGGATCGAATACTACAATGAAAGCACGGAACTGCTGCAACAAACAAAAGAACTGAACAAGCGCAATGAGGAATTGTCTCAGCGTTCCATTGAGGTTCAGAAAAAGTCCCTTGAGGTCGACAAGGAAGCACTTGAGTTTTATAGGGCCATGAGTAAATGAAGATAATTGAATCCGTCGAAAAATGATGGACTTGTTATACACTTTATTCATGTTTTATGCAGATTCATGAATATTTGTGGTGGACAATCATACACCACTAAATAACACCATGAAAATATACTTAGTGGTGGACAATTGTACCCCTCTAGTGGTGGACGATTATACCCCCAAGAAAGAAAAAAGAAATAAAAGAATAAAAGATATAAAGATATATATAAGAGAATCACCAACTGCATATCCAATCCATGCATAAACACTCGTATAAAAAGCGGGTGTTTTTTATTAAACAAAAAGGACTGTGATTTAAATGCCATTTGAACCATACAAAGTGCCACTGAAGATACTCATAAATAATGTTATGGCTCATGGTGGAGAGTTCGAAGTATATCGGCCTACTGAAGTGCCTATATCTGGAGAGGTAACTATACCACTGCCTTATTCATACACACATAGTGTAACGCTAAGCGATATGACCATTAACACAGCTATTATGGATAGGCTCATGGATATCAAGCGTGGCAATCTATACCCTGATATAGACCAGGCAGATGCGCAGGCTGCAATCATGTACCTCATCGAGACACGTACACCGATTAAGTATTGGGCACTCAAGCTGCTGTTCACCATAGCCAGATGTGATATAGGTCGATATAAGTGGTCACCTGTAGAAGTTAGGCCAGGCGAGACTATGGAACATGCATACAGGCGTGTACAGCTAGGTAGCACATCCGTTACAGATAGTGTCGAGGTTATCATTGTTTCACCTGATCAGTTGATAACCAACGCATCCAACACATTGTTCTGAGAGGTGAGGATGTAAGGATAGATCAATGATTCAATACGTACTCATCAATAACACCAGCGTCCCTCTATGCTTCTTCTGTAACGAACCTGTTGAGCTTGACCCCATGCCCTATGCCAAGCCAACAGCGAGGATGCTTTGTAGAAAACACGACAAGATTATTGGTTCAGTTGATAGCATTTTGCCTGAGAAATTCAGGAAACGTCCGAGGTTTTGAGAACTTTGGGTCCCTCTGGAGCTGGGAAATGAGTGCGGGTGCTTGCGAGCCCAAAATACCGCCAGTTTTTAAATTTCAAAATCACTTTCACTTGAAAGGCGTTCACAGGCCGATAATTAGGTCATGAGCGCCTTTTTTATATCTAATCAATATAAATTTACCTTCATCTAATGCGCGGCCTGAAAACCGCCTTAAAATCGGTCTGACGAGGTGTGTGAATATGGCGCTCAAAACAGAAAGTAAGATGACGAAGAAAAGGAAACAGCCCTCGAAAGAAATTGAAAAAAAAATATCCTCTGAAGCCATCGTTGGAACCTCCGATATTGCTGCTTGTATTGGTAAAACAACACAGTGGGTTGCGCAGCTTACGAGGGATGGAGTTTTGAGCCAGATATCGAGAGGTAAATACCTGCTCGGCCCAACGATCAAGGCTTACATCAATCACGTTACAGGCGTGGCGGAGGAAGGGAAGATAAGTTACAACGACGAGAAAGCCCAGCATGAGCAGATCAAGAAAGAGATTGCCATGTTGGAACTGGAGGAAAAGCGGAAGAACCTTCACAGCACCAAAGATGTGCAGGAGGCGTGGGGCGACCTGCTGGTTAATTTCCGCGGAATGCTCATGGTTTTGCCTCCGTCCATTGCTGCTAAGTTAACGTACATGACAGACGAAAAAGAGATTAGGACAATGCTGGAACAACGAATAACCTCAGCTTTGGTCGCTCTATCCAAGTACGATCCGTTGAACGGCTCTGGTGGTGATGCAGAGTGAATGCAGGTAAACGGCAAACGCTCGGATTATTGAAGGAAACGATGTACCTTGTGGCTCCGCCTGAACCTTTACACCTAACGGATTGGGCGGATGAGCACAGGGTTTTGTCTGCTGAGGACTCGGCGGAAAAAGGTCCATGGCGTACTGATCGTGTCCCTTACATGGTTGGGCCGATGAATGCTGTATCTGACCCCACCGTTGAGAAAGTTGTCTTAATGATGGGAGCGCAGCTTGGTAAAACAGCCTTTCAACTCAATGTCATTGGATATTACACTGGTCACGATCCTTCGCCTATCATGATGGTTCAACCGGACCTAGGGGTCGCCAAGGATTTCTCTAATGACCGACTCATGCCGATGTATCGGGACTCGCCACAACTCAACAGGCTGTTTACAACCGCCAAGACGCGAGACAGCAGGAACACTATTTATTACAAAAGCTTCAAAGGCGGACGGATAAATATAGCTGGGTCAAATGCTCCGGCTTCTTTGGCATCCAAACCGATCAGAATCCTACTAGCGGATGAGGTTGACCGTTTCGCAGCATCGGCAGGAAACGAGGGTTCGCCTATCGATCTTGCTTTTAAGCGGACGACAACCTTTTACAACAGGAAAATGATTTTCGTTTCCACTCCAACAACCAAAGATCACTCGGAGATTGAGAAGCAGTATGAAGACAGCACCAAAGAGCGCCTGCACTTCATGTGTCCGAGCTGCGACCACCTTCAAACGCTGAGTTGGCAACGGATGAAATACACCTACGATGAAGAAACGAGCCAGTGTACAGAAGTGACACACGCTTGCGAGGAATGCGGGGCAATGCACCATGAACACGAGTGGAAGCGAGATTATGCGGATCGTACTCAGTGGATAGCCGAGAAAAAACACGCCACAACTCGTGGATTTCACCTTTCCGCACTCGCTGCAACCATCAATTACACATGGAAAATGGCAGTAGCGGAGTGGGTAGCGGCAAATAAGAAGGGGAAACAAGCCGTAAAAGTCTTCATAAATACGGTTTTGGCAGAGCTTTGGGAGGAAGAAGGGCAGAAGCTTGAACACGAAATCCTTCTTAATCGCCGCGAAATGTACCGCGCAAGGGTGCCGGAAGGGGTTAAATTCCTGACAATCGGGGTCGATACGCAGGATACACGCTTTGAAATTGATGTAGTTGGGTGGGGTTCAGGCTTCACAAGCTGGAGAATACAGCGCCACATCATCCCTGGCGACCTCAATCAACCGCAAGTCTGGCAGGAGCTACGGGAATTTCTCTCCAGGACGTGGCACGATGCAGAGGGCAGGCCATTCAGATCTGTTCGAACGCTGATAGACTCCGGGGGGCACCACACTTTGAGGGTGTACAAGTTTTGCAGGCCGCTGCAAGCATTGAACGTTTACGCCTTGAAGGGCGAGGAAGCCGGAGACGGAACACAGACCCCGCTACTGAACGGGTTCAGCACGAACAACGTCCCGAAAGCGACAGTTATTCGTGTTGGGGTATCCGAAGGTAAGGCGGCAGTTTTTGCGTCCCTCAGCCTCGATCCTGGAGAGCTTGGTTCGTGTCGTTTCCCTCTGCCTCACCCCGACAATCCCGATCCGTTCGTTTATGACGAGGAATATTTCAAGCAAATGACAGCGGAGCAGCTTGTTACGAGGTACAAGGGCGGAAAACCATATACTGCATGGGTGCAAACAAGGGCACGAAACGAGGCACTTGACCTTGCGGTTTATAACCGAGCAGCAATCGAGATGGCAAACCCTAACTTTAACCTTCCTTTGCCTGATCCGAGTAAACCAGGAGCAGGACGGAAGCAGCCGAAAAAGAAAAAAGGCGGCATGGTTTCTAGTGGAGTGTAGACCAAAATAAGGGGGTGAAAAGGGAAAATGCGAAAGATTACATTGGAAGCATACGAGGACGCAAAGCGGAAATACCAAATGTGGTCAGAAGCCGAGGACGCTCGTTCAGCAGGTGCCAGCTATAACATTAGTGGTAGAGGTGTGACGTACTCCAGTATGGAGGAAATCCAGATGATGAAGCGGAGATATAGAAGGATCATTGACGCTTACGAAAATGGAGGGAAACGCCGCTCTCGCACATCATCGTTGTACCCTGTTGACTCATGAATATTATCGACAAAGCAATTGCAGCCTTCGCTCCTGGTGTAGCTGCTAGGCGCGAAATAGCACGTACAGAAATTGTCAGACAACAGGCCATCCGTAAGGTGACGAACAACTACAGTGCCGGAAGTAATGGTAGAGGTTACGGAAAGCATGGAGCCAGTCGCACCAAAAAGAATATGTTCTTTTGGGGAGCGAAGGCAGGGGATGCCGATACGGATATCCACAAGAATGTTAAGACCCTGCGCGAACGTTCCAGGGACTTGCACATGGGTTCCGATATCGTCGCCGCTGCCCATAAGGGTTTACGTACAAACATTGTTGGTACCGGACTCAAACTCAGCCCTGCTTTTGATGCTGAGAGGTTGGGATTGGATGAACAACAGGCCGAGGAATTGCGCCGGTCCATTCAAAGTGAATGGGCGTTGTGGGCTGAGACAACCAAATGTGATGCAGCCGGGGTCAATGACTTCTATGAGCTTCAAGCCCTGGCCTTTATCTCGACCCTTATGAGCGGTGATGTGTTCGCGCTTATGCCGTTTCTGCCTCGTAAGTGGTCGGTTTATGACCTCAAAGTGAATTTGATTGAGGCTGACCGCTGTGACACACCGAACAGCAGCGCCAACACCGATGGAAACAAGATTCAATCCGGCGTGGAGGTAGATAGTGACGGGATGGTTGTCGCGTATCATTTTAGCAATCGACATCCTGGAGCCAGTGGATACAATCTGACCGGGGCAAATGACTGGCAGAGGGTGCAAAAATACGGTTCCAAGACCGGAAGGGTGAACGTTATCCACCTGTTCGAGTCCGAACGGCCTGGACAGCGCCGTGGTATCCCCGTGGTGTCTCCGATCATTGAATCCTTGAAGCTGCTGGAGCAATACACCCACGCTGAGTTGACCGCCGCGGTGGTCACGTCAATGTACACCGTATTTATTACAACCCCAACCGAGGATGACGGAGATGATCCGTTTGAAACGGTAGGTATGCCGATGGATGAATTACCGGAGGCGCAGGAAAGGCCAGATGCTACAGGCAACGAGTTGAAAATGGGAGCTGGAGCTATCGTCCGCACCGATCCGGGTGAGGATGTTAAGTTTGCAGACCCTACCCGACCAAACCCGAACTACGAGGCGTTTGTCCGGGCGTTGCTTAAGCAAATAGCAGCGGCGCTGGAACTTCCGTATGAGATTTTGACAAAGCAGTTCACCAGCTCTTACTCCGCTTCTCGCGGCGCGCTCCTGGAAGCTTGGAAAATGTACCGCATGCGCCGCGCCTGGTTGTCAAAGAATTTTTGTCAACCGATCTATGAGGAATGGTTTGTTGAGGCTGTAGCAAAAGGACGTATAAGTGCGCCGGGAATCTTTGATGATCCGGCTATTTTTGCTGCGTACACAAAAGCTGAATGGCATGGTCCGAGCCAGGGGTTGCTCGATCCAACCAAGGAAGTGCAAGCCTCAGTCATGCGTATGGAGAACAACCTTTCCACCGCTACCAGGGAGACAGCCGAGATCAACGGTGGATCGTGGGAGGACAACGTCCAACAACGATCCTACGAGAAAAAGCGCCTGAAAGAACTTGGATTAACAGAGGGCGCTGCACCTGCAACGCCTTCTGAACCATCAAATATAGACGATGAGGACAACGACGATGAAGACGGGGAAGGGGGTGAACAAAACTAATGGCGATTAGGATTAATATGTTTGGGGCTATCATTTCCAACGATGATGCATGGTTATATGAATGGTTCGATATGGATCATGTCACACCTCGATCAGTTTCCAAACAACTTGAACAGGCAGCCGGACAGGACGTTGAGGTATATATTAACTCTCCTGGTGGTGATGTTTGGGCGGGGTCAGAGATTTACACAGCTCTAAGGGAGTACACCGGAAAAACAGTCGCTAAGGTTGTGGGAGTTGCTGCCAGTGCTGCGTCTGTAGGAATGTGTGGAGCTGACACTGTGCTAATGTCACCAACAGCGCAGGTTATGATCCACAGGGCGTTAAGCGTGGCGCGTGGCAACAAGGATCAAATGGATCAGGCTGGGCAAATGCTGGACAGTGTAGACGAAGGAATCATTAACGCTTACGAGCAAAAAACCGGGAAAAGCCGTGAGGAAATCATGGGTTTGATGAAGAAAGAAACATTCTTCAACGCTCAGGAAGCGGTAGCCAACGGTTTAGCCGATGAAGTTATGTTTGCCCAAACAGAGAAAGTCGCAGCATCTTTTGCAGCACCGCTTTTCTCTAATGAGGTCATGGACAAGATCAAAAACAAGCTTATACAGGCTAAGTTAACACCGGCTGACATTAAAAACATGGTCAGCGAACAACAAGAAAAACCAACAACGATACAACCGGAGAAAACGCCGGAAAACAAGGAGGAACCGAAAAAGATGGATATGAACCAATTTAAAGCCGAACATCCTGATTTGTTCGCACAGATTTCAAACGATGCTGAGAAGGCAGAGCGCGACCGTGTGGTTGCCCTGCAAGCTTACGCCAAGCATCCAGGTGCAGAGTCTTTCGTGAACGAGGCTATCGCTAACGGCGGTGACGTTGCTAGTGTAGCGCTCAAATTCATGGAAGCATCCATGAAGCGGAACGGAGCCGAGCTTCAAAACCGCAAGGACGATGCAAAGGATTCTGGCGCAGAGGGTGTAGAGAACTTGGAAGCTAAGAACGATGACCAGAAGAAAAAAGAAGAAAAAGACGCTGTAACTGCTCGTATGGCAGCAAAAGCAGCAGCGTTCAAAAATGGAGGTCGTAAATAATGGCTGAGTACATTTCCCCAGGTTTTGACGAGTTGTTTGCAGGTGGCGGTGATAGATCGGAACGTATGACGGCTTTTATCATCAAGGCTGGCTCCGGGCTTGTAACTCGCGGTACTGTTGTCGGTGTTTCTTCGCAGCTTGCTGAGTCTGATTTGTACGCTGGTACACCTGTTGGTGCTCCGGTTGACTCCACTAAAACGGATGGTACGCAGAATGTCTATGCTGTCCTGGCTGATACTGTCGTTGATGCTACTACAGCGGATGCTCGTTGCTCCGTTTACCTTGACGGAGAGTTTAACCGCGATGCTCTTAAGTTCGGCGGCACTGACAAAGTGGCACAGCATGAACAAGCATTGCGCCGCATCGGTATCATCACAAAACGGATCGTTAAATAAGGGAGGATTATAAAAATGGCTGATTATCATGAAATTTTAGAGATTCCAACACTTATTCAAACTCTGGAATCTTTCCCACAAGATTCATCTTACCTGACCGACAGTTTCTCAACAGAGGGAACGAAGTTCGAAACAGAAGAGGTGGAAATCAGAACGAAGAAAGGTAACCGTCCGCTTGCACCATATGTTAGCGAACTACTTCCAGGTAAAGTTATCGCTCGTGGAAAATGGTCTGCAAAGACATTCAAACCTGCGATGCTCAGACCTTCTCGCATCATTTCGAAGCATGATTTGAAGGTTGCAGGAGTCAACGAAACACTGATTAATCCTAAATCTCCAGCAGAGCGATACGAGGATTTGATCATTCAAGATTTGGCTGATCTGAAAGCGTCTATCCACCGCCGTAAAGTGCAACAATTGGCGCAAATCATGTTCACTGGTAAAACAGAACAAATCGGTGAAGGTGTATCTCAAATCCTTGATTGGGAATTCGAAAACATTGAAATCCTGTCCGGTACATCTTCTTTTGCTGACGATTCGTTTGACGTTGTTGGATACCTTACACAGAAGAAACTGGATGTTATGAAAGGTTCAGGTTTGTCGACCCGTAAAGTACTGGCAACATTCGAGGTGGCACAGCGTATCGTTACTCACCCAACATTGCTCGCTTTAATCGATGCTAAGAAAGAAACGCTTGATGTCGGTAACCTGAATCAGCAAGTGGACGGCCTGCCCAATGGTGTTATCTATCACGGTTACCTGCGTCAAGCAGCGCTGCATATCTGGTCCTACACCAATTCCTATACGGATGAAGCGGGGAATGAGGTTGATTATATTCCAGAGGGAACACTTGCAATGCTTCCTGATGGAGAACCATTCCGGTTTGACTACGGCGCAATCGAAGTTATGGATGATGAAGGTAATGTGAAATACGCAGACACAGACATGTACCCGCAAGTATTCACGCAAAAACGTCCGATCAAACGAGAATTGGAACTGCTGTCCAAGCCACTTTGCATCCCGGAAAACGTCAATGGCTGGTACGTTGTTAAGGCAATGTAATTAAAAAATCGGAGGTATTTAACCATGGCATATAAAACGACAATGAAAATCAAGCACGATGGAGTTCAGTACGAAAAGGATGTTGATTTCCCGACAAAAGGTGTGGAAAAGGCAGACCTTGAACGGTTAATCAAAGCAAAGGCGATTATCAATCCTGATGCTGAAAAAGAGCGGGTTAAAAAGGCTGAGGCAGAGCGCCTTAAGCAGCTTGAAGAAGGAGGAGCAACAGAGGATTAAAAAAGGCGGGTGATTGTCCATGTCTCTTAGGGATCAAATGAGGATAGATATCCAGAGGGTTTTCTTTAATCCGCTGGAGTTTGCTGAGCTTCATTCTTGGCAAAACGATCCGAAAGACGAGAGGACTGCCCGTAACCTGCCGATGATCTTCGAGTCATTCGATTTCAGCGGTAAACCTGTTGTTATGGTTGAGGGTGTTGTTGTAAATAACGCCGTTGTTCATATCCCCCATGAACATTTGGCCTACACCCCTTCCGATGGCGATATTGTCAAAGTCGACGGACAGCAGTACGAAGTTACGGGCGCATTCAACGAGTTTGGAGTCATTAAAATCTCATTGATAGCAAACAGGACTTTTTAAAATGAGGATCAGGATTAAAAGTAATGCCCGTAGAGTAAGAAACTTTGGATCGAAAGTAGAGACTTCCGTCCCTAAATCAGCGGCCTCAGCCATGAACAGAGCTACACAAATGGCTCGTACAGCCGCTTCTCGGAAGGTGAGGGAAAAGTACACAGTCAAGGCCGCATCGATTACCAAGACGTTCAGCGCAGGCAAAGCGAGCGCAGGTAGTTTGCGGTCTAAGCTGGTATCATCTGATGGTTCTATGCCTCTGATCAGGTTCAAGACCTACCCGAGCAAGCCAACGCCTAAAAAGCTTCCTAAAGTACTAAAAGCCTCTATCCTAAACGGTGGCAAAAAGGTCGTTCCTGGTGCATTTGTGACCAAGGTAGGAAGCCATATCGGTGTCCTTGAAAGGAAGACTAAGAAACGCTTACCGATCAAAGAATTGCTCGGGCCTGCTGTCCCTGTCATGGTCAACAAGCAAGAGGTACGAGAAGAGACTGAAAAGGTACTGAAAGAAGCCTTTGAAACAAGGATGATGCACGAATTGGGACGCAATTTAGGGAGGATTAACCTATGAGCCTTACGCCACTTGAATTATTGGATTACATGAAAGAGCGATTGATTGAATTGACCAGAGATATGCAGATCGGAGACAACAAAAAGGCTCCCAATGTACACATCGGATATTTGCCGCAAAAAATCTCAGGTCCAAAAGAACAACCGCCCGATCCCGCTGTTCCTGTCACAATCACCGGGGTCAACAAAAACAATCAGGTATTAGACAAGGAGCTTACCAAGGACGTTTTCCCGTTTATCATCATCCGCGCAACCGGAGTCGATGACTCGGAATACGACCAAGACGGACAAGCGCAGGCTGATATTCCCGTAAAAATCCTCATTGCCACGTATTCGTACGACGAGGATGGGTATCGGGATGTTATGCACCTGGCACAAGTGATCAGACAGAACTTCATAACAACTGGAACAATGGGGGCGGCTGCCGATTTACAAAGGCCCGTCTCTTTTGTTTTGCATGAGGAACAAGCCTATCCTTACTGGTCTGGTGAGTTCATGACCACATGGGCGATACCAACTTTAGAACGAAAGGTGGACTTTATTAATGGCTACACCAGATGAGAAAGAAGTAAAGGTGACAAAGCCGGCTACAAAAACAGCATCTCCGCCAGTGGAGACGTTCGCAACAGGTAAAGAAACATGGACGTGGTTGGGTCCGCAAATCTCCAGCATCAAGCTCCGTCCCGGAAACATGACGAGCGGTTTCCCTGAAAGAGCACGTCCGCTTTATGACAAGCTTTATCAAGTCAGAGCATTGTTGCTACCCCTCACGGGATCTCTGTCGGCTAGCATCGCGATGAACTACGAACCGGACTCGTTTGAGGCTGGATGCTACAAAGATTTACAAGACATGATCAAGAGAGGTGAGATCTAATGGCTATTGAAAAACATGGTTTTACGCTCACTGAAAAACCGATGTCGCCGCAGGCTGCACGACCGCCAGCGTATAGCACTCCTGTTTTCGTGGGTACGGCTCCGGTGAACTTGTTGAATGATCCTTCATCGGCTCTCAACGTCCCGGTGTTGGCTCGTTCATATGACGAAGCTGTTGCTGCATTTGGTTTCTCTTACGATTTCGAAAACTTCACGCTGTCCGAGGCGATCCATTCACATTTCGAGTTGCATAAATTGGGTAGCCCGATTGTGTTAATCAACGTTCTGGATCCGGCTGTTCATACAGAAGTTGTTGCTGCTTCAGTCAAACCGATCATTAAAAAGACAGTGACAATCGAGGAGCAAGGCGTTTTACGTAACAGCCTGGTTGTTAAGTCCGCCGATGCTGCTTCAACATACACGCTCGGTACGGATTACGGCGTTAAATTCGATGCCAATGGACAAATTGTTATCTCGGTTCTCGGATCGGGAACAATTCCAGCCGATGCGAATTCCTTGAGTGTTGCATTCAGTAAATTGGACGCTTCTGGCGTAACCGGGACTGACATCATCGGCGGTACTGATGATGAAACTGGGATCCGTTCTGGACTGGACTTGCTGGAGGAAGTTTTCCCACGATTTCAACATGCCCCTACTTATCTTGCGGCTCCTGGTTATTCACAAGAGCCTATGGTTGCAGCGGCTATGGTTCGGAATTCACAAAGCCTTAATGGTATGTTCAGGGTTCGTGCTGTTACTGACCTTGACGCTTCAGTTCGCTGGAATGCCATCGCTCAGTGGAAGCAGGATAATGGATACCGAGATGAACGCCAGATCAATACGTACCCGATGGCGGTTCGATCCGGTCGCAGGTATCGTATGTCCACTTTATACACCGGCGCTGCATGTGCAACTGACGCAAGTAACGATGGTGTACCTGCTGAATCTGCATCGAACAAGCCTTTGATGGCTGATGCAATCATTTACTCTGATGGTACAGAAATGGTTATCGGCAAGAGTATTGCCGATGAAATCAACGCCGAAGGTATCGTAACCGCGATTAACTTCACAGGTACCATTGTTGCCTGGGGAAATAGGACTGGTGCATTCCCTGACTTCCGTGACCCGCAGCGCGGTTTCATTCCGGTTCGAGGCATGTTCGATTGGGTGGAAAACAACTTTGCAATTCAGTTTTGGAGCAAGGTTGATGACATGATGAACACTCGTGTCGTCCAAGAAGTTACGGACGGTGCAAACATATGGCTTAACGGTTTGGTCGCTTCTGGATACCTGCTTGGGGGTCGTGTTGAGTTCCTGGAGACAGAGAATCCAATCGCGGACCTGATGCAAGGTAAAGCACGGTTCCACTTCTTTATCACGCCACCAGGACCTTTCCAAGAAATCGAAGGTATTTTCGAGTACGACACATCATATATGAACGCCTTTTTCGGCGCATAAAGGAGGCTAACGAAGTATGGAAATTCCTTTGAAAACAATCGACTTCTCAGTCTTCGAAGAAGGCAAGGCTGACCGTCTCGCAACCGCAAATATCGAGCTTCCGGGTTTTGAGACACTGACAACTGAGATCAGCGGCGCAGGGGTTATGGGTATTATCGAGGTACCTTCCCCTGGTCAATTCGCTTCTCAGACATTGACCATCAACTGGAACGTTATCGTGCGGCAAGCTTTCAGCATGATGAAGTCCGGTCAAATTGCATTGGAATTCCGGTCCGCTCAACAGATCGTGGATAACACATCCGGTGCGGTGCTTGCTGAAGGTATCAAAATCACATTCCGTGGACTCAGCAAAAACAGTAACCTGGGTTCGCTTGCTAAAAATGAGTCGACAGGCGGAACGACCGAATTGGAAATGACGTATATCAAAATCTTTATCGATGGCGTTGCTGTTCTGGAGGTTGACAAGCTCGCTTACGTCTTCCGGATCAATGGCGAGGACCAGAATTCAGATATCAAAAAAATCTTAGGATATTAATCGGAGGGTAAACACATGAGCGACTTGGATAAAAAACAACCTGAACAGGCAGTAGAAGATGCGAAACGACCAGGGATTAAGTTTCCCTTATCTGAACCTTTGGTGGATGGCGACACAGTACACAATGAATTGTACCTTGATTACAGCAAACTGAATGTGCGCGGCCTCATCGCTGCTGAAAGCGACTTGCTCCAGGTGTTGCCTGCACAAGAGGTGGCGACCATGATCCTCAAGGCAACGAATTTCGCTTATCAGATGGTTGTGGCGGCTCGCGCTGCTGGAATCACTCCTGACGTTATGCTCAACCTCAACGGACCTGATGCTCTTGAACTCGGGGGTCAGATGCAAGGTTTTTTGCTCTCGCGGGGTTAGGGGATGAGCCGAGGCGAAACGCTTTTAAAATTGTCGCCTCGTGTTCTCACCACCTCAACGGCGGATTTGAATACTTCATGTCCTGCCCACTCCTGGAACTTTGGCAGTGGCAAAAGGCCATAAATGACATAAGCCCTGAGGACAAGAAAGAAGGGGATAAATAGTGGCTGGAGGTCGCAAGGAATACAAGATTAATTTCGACATGACAGCGGCTATGGACTCCACGTTTCACACGGTCTTTAACAAGGTGGAACGGGATTTTGAAAAGCTGGAGAGACAGATAAAAGATATCGAGGGAACACGCATAAGCGGGACCCTCCTACAGAACCTCCAGCGAGAAACCGCTAAGCTGGAACAGGACATGAGGCAGATCAACCGCATTCCTGGTCCTAACGATTATTTCACCAAGCTGAAACAACAGATCGGTCATGTCTTGCCTGAGCTGCGCCAGATACAACGTGCCATGGAAACGATCAGCCGTATCCGTCAGCCTAATAACAGATTTAACGATGGTATCGAAAGATATGTTCGTCAAATTAGAGAGCTTGAGGAACGCATGAGGCGCATCAACCAAAACCGCGGTCCTGGAGGTGGCGGTGGTGGAGGCGATGAAAACAGTGATGATGGTGGATCTGGAGGAATAGTTGCTTTGGGCAACCCGTCATTAATGGCGGGAGTTGCTGCAGGTGCTGGCGCTTTCGCTATCGCTAGTGCATCTGACCAATATCAAAAAGCGATGAACCAAATGCAAGTTGCAACAGGTATGTCCAACAAAGAGTTGGAGGAAATGAAGAATATCGCCAAAGACTTGTACAGCCAAAGTTTAGGCGAGAATTGGAACGACATGGCGCAATCCATCTCCACGGTAAAGCAAGTCACGGGTTTGTCCGGTGCAGCACTCCAGCAGGCCACCAAGGACGCTATCGCCTACCGAGATACGTTCGGTGAGGATGTAACGCAGTCTATACGTGCAGCAGATCAAATGACCAAGCAATTTGGAGTATCGCAGCACGAAGCATTTAACCTCATGGCACGGGGGACACAGCAGGGTTTGAACACTTCCGGCGAGCTTTTAGATAGCATTTCCGAATACTCAGTTTACTTTAAAACGCTTGGCTATGATGCAACGGACATGTTTGATATGTTCGGTGCAGGGGCTAAAGATGGGGTATTCCAGCTCGACAAGGTGGGTTATCGTATAGCTCACGTTAAACCTCTCTTTATGCTGGGAAGTCTTAACCCATCCAAAAGATACCATCAAGGAATTAAGTTTGGTATGATTGGTTTAGGGAAGACAATCAGCAGGGAAGCTGCCTGAGGGGGATTTATTCCGTGTATGATATATATGTAATCACAAATAAAGTGAACGGCAAAAGATATGTAGGATACACGTCAAAGGGATATGAGTCGAGATTCAATGATCATATCAAACAATCTCGTGGATCAAGCGAAAGGTATCTCTGCCGAGCTATAAGGAAATATGGGAAAGACCAATTTTATACCGAGTTAATTGAACAAGTCGAAACACTCGCGGAAGCTGCTGAAAGAGAAAAACACTTCATTGGAAAAATGAAAACCTTTGCTCATAACAAGGATGCGCATGGATATAACGCGACTTTGGGGGGCGAAGGAATGAATGGGGCGGTTTTCTCAAAGGAGACGAGGAAGAAAATCAGCGTCACCCACAAGAAGCGCGGAAGCTGGTCTGGGGAATCTAATCCTAAGTATGGAAAGGGACACCTTGTTAGCGGAATAAACCATCCTCTATTTGGAACTAAGATGTCAATAGACACAAAAGAGAAGATCGGTAATTCAAATAGAGGACGCTTAAAAGGTAACGCTAATCCATCTATAAAGGCTGTAATATGTTATTCCTTGGAGTGTTCGACTGGTTTAATTGAGAAATTCAACTCTTTTTTTGATTTAAGAGATTCATTTGAAAAGAGAGGTATAAAATTGAGCCGTAGCGGTGTTCTTGCAGTCATGCGAGGCGGAAAAGGTCGAAAGACTTTTAAAGGTCATATGTTTTTTCGCCAAGATGTCACAGATCACCGAGTCCTAACTGAGATTGAACATAAATTCAAACACGGAATCATTGAACCAGTTGTAATAAAAGATCATAGACAAGGCAGTATCCATCCAAATGCAAAATCAGTCTCTTCTTATGCTGTGGACGTATCAAACGGAGAAATTTATAAGTTTGACTCGTGGTTTGATTTGAAAAGTTGGTTTGATGTTCGAGTCGGTTCCAAGACCAGTTATTCCAACTTATATAATGCCTTAACAGGCAAGTATCGTCATACCAGGGGATACAAACTTTTCAGAGAAGATGTGACTGACAAAGATACGATGGATGATCTTTTATTTAAATACAACGAGGGCAGAACCTTCAACGACTAGTCGAAAGACGTAGGGCCAAGCGGCTCGAAACGGGAGGCATCCAAGCCTTCTTTTTTTATTGCTTGGATGAAGATATAGTCTGATCTGTATGGAAACATACAGCTGCCGATCGGCGGCATGGTATTAGCGACACCATGTGAACAGAAATGGACGCGATCAAGGAACTTGGTATCCGTACTAAGGACCAATCTAAAACAAGTTACGAAGGTTACGAAGCCCTGGGACTCAATGCCGTACAGTATGAACAAGCCATCGCAGGTGGCGGGGATGCCGCCAAGCTTGCGACGCAGAAGATTTTCCAAGCCCTATCCAAAGTGGATGACAAAGTTAAGCGTAACGCCGCAGGTGTTGCGCTATTTGGCACGCAGTTTGAAGACCTGGAGTATTCAGCGATCAAGGCCATGGGTGAGGCCGGGGGTCAGTTTGATAAGACCAAGGATACGATGAATGAGATTGCCAAGATCAAGTACAGCAGTATGGGAGATGCATTCAAGGGGATCGGTAGACAGATAAGCACCTCTGTTATTATCCCGATCACGGAACTGGCCTTGCCTGCCTTGTCTGCATTTTCGAGCTGGTTCGGTGATGTCATGCCGAAGGTTAAGAAGTTCATAGGTGCCATCGATTTCAAGAAGTTATTTGGCGGGGGAGGCGGGGGATTCGACAAGATCAAGAAGGATGTCCAATCCTTTGTCAAGGCATCGGCTCCGGCTCTTGAAAAGGCGAAAACGATCTTTATGAACGTGTTCAATGTTATCCGTGACAATGTCAAGCTCGCGGCTCCAGTGATTGCAGCGATGGCTAAAGTCGTTGTCAACCTAGGTAAACAGGTTGTTGGTGCTTTGACCCCAATCGTAACTTATATCGCTGGTAAGGTTGGTCCGATCATCGGACAGGTCTTCACATTCATTGGAACGTCTGTAATACCGCAATTTCTGGCTGCATGGGGAAGAATGGTCCCGCACATCCAGAACGTGGTCAACCTTATAGGGCCATTAATTACAGCGATATGGAATTCCATAAAGCCTGTTCTTGACAGCCTGGTAGCGGCGTTTAATTATGCTTGGCCTCTCATTAAATATTCGGTAACAACAGCCATAGCGACCATCATGAACGTTGTGAATGGATTGTGGGATACTTTCGGCGGCATAATCACGTTCATAACAGGCGTGTTCTCGGGCAATTGGTCCACGGCTTGGGAAGGTATCGTCCAGACGTTCGGCGGTATTTGGGGAACGCTCAAGGGCTTGGTGGCAACACCTATCAACGCCGTTATTCGGTTGATCAACAAAGCCATTGACCGGATTAACTCTATTTCCCTGGATATACCTGATTTCCTCGGCGGAGGTACGTTTGGTGTTAGCGTGGCGAAGATACCGGAGATTGAGGGATACGCCAAAGGCGGAAGGGTATCAGGTCCTGAAATCGCTCAGATAGGTGAGGGCGGAAATCCAGAGTATGTTATCCCGATGAACAACAAGCCTCGTTCGCATGCTCTCTTGGCTTCTGCCAATAGAGAAATGGGTTATGGTGGTGGCGGTTCTTCTGAACCAATGCAAGTCACATACGCCCCGAACATCGTTATCCATGGCAATGCAGACAAGAATACTTTGTCTCAGGCTAACGCCACAGGATTCCAAGAGTTCAAGAACTACATGGCCCAATATGAAAGAGATAGAAAGCGGGTGAGCTTATCGCAATGACGACATACACAACTATTCAAGGCGACATGTGGGACCAGATAGCGTATAAGCTCACTGGCTCCATCGCTGGTACAACAGCACTGCTGCAATCCAACCCGGATTACATTGAGTACGTTATTTTCCCGGCTGGAATAGTTCTTCAGGTTCCTGATTTTGAGGTGGAAGTTGCTTCTGACCTTCCACCATGGAGAACGGAGGCGGAAGGCGTTGAGTAGTATCCAAAATGCTCGAAGGGCAACTGTTGCTGTTAAATACGCCGGGAAGAACGTCACGCAACAACTGGCGGCGTTCTTAACTGGATTTTCTTACAATGATGCTGCCCCAGGTGAACAAGACAAAATCACTATCAACCTGGACGACAGGGAACGTAAGTGGATAAAAGCCTGGAAACCTGTTCTTGGTGATAGGATTGTGGCTGAGGTCAATACAACAGATTGGGAAAAGGCGAAGGACAAAGGGAAAATCAAATGCGGATCGTTTGAATTGGAATCAATTGACCTGTCCGGCCCTCCTAACCTGGTCACCCTGACAGCTACAGCACTGCCTAAAGGCGGTTCGGCTGCACTCAGACAGGTTAGGACGAAAGGGTGGGAAAAGGTTAAGTTCCGTTCTGTAGCCCAGGAGATTGCCAATCGTTGCAAACTCAAGCTGTCTTATAACATCAAGATCAATCCGACATACGACAGGTTGGACCAGAACGAACAAACTGACCTGGACTTTCTGACCAAGCTTTGTTCAGACGAAGGTGTGGCGATCAAGATAACAACCGGGTCACTGGTTCTTTTTGATGAAGCAGAGTTCGAGAAGACAACCCCAGTCATGCAACTTGAATATGGCAAGTCTAATATCCTGAGTTGGAGCTTTTCAATGTCCGATTCCGACACGGCTTACAGTGCTTGTGTGGTCACTTACAAGCCTCCTGTTTCTTCAGCCAAGAAAAAGAAAGCAGCGGACAAGAAGAAAAAGGGGAAGACCGACAAGCCGGACATTCCTCTTGATCCTGACTTACCTACACCCAAAACATTCTCCATCGCAGCAGCAGCGGACAAGAAGAAGGAAGCCAAGAAAAAGGTACCGATAACGGCGACATACAGAATCCCTGGAGTTGATGGTCCGGTATTGAGGATCAATCAGGAAGTTGCTTCTGTAGCCGAAGCCCAAAGGCTCGCAAAGAACAAGCTTCGCGAGAAAAACAAAGGCGCTGGTGTTGCCTCGTTCAGTTTGGACGGGAACACGCAGCTTGCTTCCGGCGTTACTGTATGGGTGAAGGGTTACGGGATGTTCGATGGCAAGTACCTGGTTTTATCAGTGGACCAAAAGGTTGTCGGCGGAGCGTTTCAAACGGATGTGAAGATTAGGAAGGTGTTAGCATGGGGATGAAACCTGAAGACATGATCAGGGTTGGCGAGTGTGATTATTCTGACCAAGAGAACAACATGGTTACCGTCACATTTGCCGACCGTGAAGATGCTGTATCTGAATTGATGGAATGCGTTAGGCCCGGAGGGTTCGGGGTTACGAACAATTTTCCGCAAGTGGGAGACACCGTTGTCTGTCTATTCCTCCCAAACGGGAAGTCTACTGGCGTTTGTCTTGGCGTGTTGCCGGACGATGACTTGCCTGGTGAAGAGGGACAGCAAGGGACGTATTTCGAAGATGGGAGTTACGTCTATTACGATCAGGAAGCCGGAAAACTCATGGTCAAGGCCATGGGGGGCGCGGAACTTGAAAGCCCAGAAAGTGTACTTGTAAAGGCCAAAAGCGTAACAGCAGAGGCCGAAAACGTAATTTTAAAGGCCACAACCGTAGCTTTAGAGGGAACAACCAGCATTAAAGGCAATGTGAGCATAGACGGCAATCTGAGCGTCACAGGCACGGTGTCTGGAACGAACATATAAGGGGGGGTATCAATGGCATCGCCTGGACTTGGTAGTCTCGGAGACATCGGGTTCATATCCGTTATGAGCCGCAACCGGGTAAAAGTTAGGACATTCAAGGATTTCACCAGGGTAACGGCTGATCGCTGGACAGCCTCAGATATACACCTCAAAAAACCGCGCCAACAATACCTCGGTCCGGGGCTTGATGCGATTTCTTTCATCATCGTGCTGGATGTGAGCCTTGGCATGAATCCCCGCAAAGAAATGGATAAGCTCGTGGGGTACAGTCGGGATGGAAAAGCACTGACGCTTGAGATCGGCGGGAAGAAGCTAGGCGTTAACAAATGGGTCATTAAAGGTCTGTCACAGACCTGGACCCACGTAGACCCCAAAGGCGATGTTCTTCGCGGCGAAATCTCTATAGATTTGGAGGAATACGCCTGATGGAAATTACAGTACCGGCAACCATGCCTGAAACTAAATTCGGGCTGACTGGCATTGAGAGCCTTAAACAAAGGGTGCGAATCATTGCTACCCTTGTGGCTGGTGAGGCAGTGTTGGACAGGGAAATGGGTATCGATGGTTCTATATTCGACCAACCGGAAGGGAGCGCTAGGTTGCTGCTCCGGGGTCGGATCATTGATGCGGTGGAACAATTTGAGCCGCAAGCAGAAGTTACAGAGGTATATTACATTGAGTCTGACGATGCGAACGAATCAGGAAGCGCGATTGCATACGTCCGGTTCCGGGAAAGGGGTGCTGAATAAATGGCTTTGGTAGACTTGCCAGATATCGAATTTACAGAACAGGACGTACTAAGTATCCAATCCGAGGTTCGTACATTATTCGAAGGGGCTACAGGTAGGACACTGAACCGGGCAGACCCGGAAATGTTGGTCCTGAATGCCCTGGCTAAAATGATCTTGCTTCAGCGGGTGCTGATCGATCAGACAGCCAAAGCGCAGCTACTCAGGCATGCGAGAAAAACCATGCTTGATTACCTGGGAGACTTCGCAAACACCCCACGCCTGGCTGCAGCATTCGCAACAACCACATTACAGTTCACTTTGACAGCGCCGCTTGCTTCAGCTCAGGCCATTCCAGTAGGAACCAGGGTAAGCCCCGAGGGTGCGGAGGGTGAAATATACTTCGCCACCAACAGTACAATTGTAATACCCGCCGGACAGCTAATAGGCACCGTATCGGCTCGTTGCTTGCAGGCTGGAGACATCGGGAATGGATTCCTTCCGGGAGTCATAAACACGCTGATTGACCCCGTTCCGTTCGTCTTATCAGTATCCAACCTGACCGAGAGCGCAGCGGGTGCAGATGAAGAGGAAGACGAGCCGTACCGGGAACGAATTCGGTTATCAAATGACTCTTATTCCACCGCTGGACCGGAAGACGGATACATCTATTGGGCCAAGACAGCCAGCGCCGCAATTGTTGACGTTGCCGCAGTTACTCCCGCCCCTATGGAAGTCACTATCATTCCTTTGCTGGAGAATGGCGAGCTCCCAACTCAAGAGATATTGGATGCGGTCACTTCAGCACTCAGCCCACGTAACCGCAGGCCGCTGACCGATAAGGTTACAGTCCAAAGGCCGGAGATTGTCGCGTACGATATTGCAGTCACCTATTACGTGCATGAGGACAACATTGCCAATCTGCTGTCGATACAGACCGCAGTGGAGCAAGCGGTGGGCGAGTATATTATTTGGCAGAAATCAAAGCTCGGGAGGGATATAAATCCTTCCGAGCTTGTTCGGCGTATGATCAACGCCGGAGCTGATCGGGTTGAACAGACTGGATTGTTGCCGCTGTATGCAGAGGTCACCGATTTGCAGGTGGCGAGAGAAACGGAAAATACAATCATCACGTTCGGGGGTCTGTCCAAGTGAAGATGCTCAAGGACACCAGCCTATACGATTTACTTCCGCCTAATGTGCAGGGTGACCGCAATATCGTTGCTGCTGCCCGGTCACTTGACGGGCAGTTGGCTGACCTTTATGAGCGGATCGATAAAATCAATTTCTTCCGGAGGCTCCAGAACGGTAATATTACGGATGCTGAAGCAGATGAAAGAGCCTGGCAGTACAAGCTCGCTTACTATGACGATGCGTTGCCCATTGAAGTTAAAATTGAATTGCTCAAGACAGCATTCGAGACTAATCAATCGAAGGGTACGCCTGCTGCAATCGAGAACCTGGTCAAGATACTTTTCGGGGATGGATACGTACAGGAATGGTTTGAGTATGGAGGCGAACCTGGGTATTACCAGGTTATCACCAACAATTCAGATGTAACAGAAGAACGGGCGCAAGAGTTTGTTCGGGCCATTCGATCAGTGACCAGGCTTTCAGCTTGGTTGGAACGAGTCAGCTTGTCACAGACTGAACGTTTAGACCTGTACATCGGTACGGGCATACACACGGGTAAACGTGTAGTTATGAGGGGGTAGAAGTATGGCTTTTGATGCAAAGGGTTTAACAAGCAAGGGGCGTAACCTCCAAGCCAAAGCTCAGGCCGGGGCGGAATTAAAATACACTAAATTCGTCATGGGTGATGGCGTACTCGGGAACCAGTCCATCGGCAACCTAACCAATGTTATCAGTCCCAAAAAGACAGTCACAGTAACGAGAGTATTTGTTGTCCCTGCTGATCAACGGGCCAATGTCGGCATGTACTTCACGAATGCAGACGTGACCACGGCGTTCACTTGGAGGGAAATTGGATTGTACGCTCTTGATCCAGACGAGGGAGAAATACTTTACTGGTACGGCTACGATGTGACTGGTACCGTGATCCCTGTTGGTGGCGGAAGTGAAATCCTAGAACAGACTTTTGACACTATGGTATTTGTGGGTACTGCTCAAAATGTAAGCTCTACGGTGAGCCAATCACTTGTATTCGTGACTATCACAGAAATGAACCAGGTTCTCACAGACTCCAAAGCGTACACGGATAGCAAATTTGCCAGCGCAACTATACCGGATGCATCACTAACACAGAAGGGCAAGGTACAACTATCTAATGCGATTGACAGCACTAGCCAATCACTTGCGGCGACAGCAAAGGCCGTTAGTGACGCAAGGCAGGCGGCTATTATAGCGGCGGAAGAATTCGGAAGAACAACAATCCTTAACTTAGCTGGAGAGAACACCGCTACTTACGTCAACGAACGACCGTGGCAAAAATTCAAGCTGACACAGGATAACGGCATGGTGAAAACCTTGTCTGGTGGTTATGATCTTAATTCAGCCAAAGAAACAGGTCATTATTACGTATTTAACCCGGTGAATGGTCCTGCTGGTTTCGGTCCTTACCATGTCGAAATCATGGCGCAGAGTGCAACTAACTTAGTTCAAAAAGCTACTTTTCAAGCGGCTATACCCGAAACCTATGTTCGAAGTCTAGTCGGAACAACATGGTCCCTATGGGTGACGCAAAACAAAAGAGTATGGGGGGCGTTGTAATTGGCTGAAACTCCAGTTTTGTTATACGGAAACAATCTCTCTACTACAGCAAATACAGTTATCTATACAGCGCCGATTAACAAAGTTGTTGTTTTAAAATCCGTTATAGTTTGCAATTTACAGGACACGCCAATCAATTTAAACATGCAAATTGAGGGAACCCCGGTTATAGGTAGCAGACCGCTGAAGGGCTACGAAACTTTGGTAATTCCTATTGCCGACTTAGTTTTAAGACCTACCGCACAACTCAGAGCGTGGGTTTCTTCTGGTACTTGCGCTGTTCGAATCACTGGCGTTGAGCTAGATGGAACAATGGATCAGAACGGATTGTATCTGATAGCTACCTCATCGGGTGTAAACGGCACTCCAAGAGAAATCATAACAACAAAAGGAAAACCTAGCATTATTAAATCAATGGTGTTTTGCAACAGTTACAGCATACCGCTCAGCTTGAATATGAGGATTGGTTATTTCGCAGACAATTACACACTAATAAGAAATTACAAACTGGCCCCGTATGAGACAATTCACATCCCGTTTGTTGATACTATCTTGTTAGGAACAGATACTTTAACCGCCTGGGTCAATGAGAGTAACGTTATATGGTGTCACATCGTCACAAAGGATGTGACGATCTAATGCCGACACTTGATAATTATTCACTGGGCAATTACGGGTTGGGTGGGTTTGTACAAAGTAGTGCGCTAGTACAAACTCCTTCTATAAGTGAAACTATAGCAATCAATCCTGCATCCGTTGGTAACGTACGTACAATTGCTGATATACCTCCGTCTAGTTTAATATCAATATCGTCTATCAACGCATCTAATGGGAAGATAGGCGTTACATCGAGTAGCACCAACTTAAGCTACCATTTAGCTTTGCTTGATGATGCTAACCGAGTATGGATAGTGGGAGCTACATCTAATACTTCTATTTCTTATTATGCCTTGCAAATATCAGAAGCAACAAGCGCAATTTGTATTTTCGAAAATAACAGCGCCTTATTGAGCAACGCAACAGCTAAGACATCAGTATCCAATAATATGCCAACAGGTTTTAACATGAAGGGCAACATGAAATTATGCTTATACGTGTCATATAATACAGTTAATCCATCTGCCAATCTACAACTTTTTTGTTCTAATGTGAGGGTGGTTTCGGCATAGAGAGATAGCAGGGGGAAAGGGTGTGACGTTGTGAGCCGGGAAAATTCATTGATAGGGGAATGTCCTGGTGGTGTATAGCTCAATAGAAAAAGAAAGAGTTTCAAGGGGGTGATTGGAAACTTAATCGAGTATGTAACACGTCCGGGATCCGGAGCGTGTTTTTTGTTGTGTCTGGAGTGGTCTGTAATAAATCAAATTCAGAGAGAGAGCGGGGAGAAGGTCATGCCAGAGGAGGTGCTGACAATTGAAAAGTTGCGCACGAAGACAGACGAGTTAACAGCACAATTAAGTAATTTAAGTGCTGAATTCACACGATTGACAGCACAGACATTATCAGACGAAGCCAGGTTTAAACTTATCGAACAAACAACAGGCCGGCATGATGACGAGATCCGGCAGCTCAAGGATTCCACTCGCATGATGCAACTGCAATTTGATCAGGTCATGACGAAGATCGATACGCTTGAAATGAAGTTGTTTAGCTGGCTCCAGCAAACACAACAGGACAGTGTGAAGGAGAGGACAACCAGCCAGAAACAGTGGATGAGCTTCCTACAGTTTGTTTTGGGCGGGACAGTCATTGCAATTGTAACGGCTATTTTTGTTAAGGGGGGATTGTAGTTGTATAAGATCACTCAGAAGGGAAATAAGAACACCAATTTCAGTAGCCGGGATGGTAACGTCCCGGTTATTATCGTTAACCACATCAGCGGCGGCTCTATGTCTTCTATGGACTCATGGTTCCAATCTTCCGGCAACACTGTGTCATCGGCTCACTTCGGCGTATCGAAGTCCGGAGAGATTCACCAGTATGTTGCAATTGACAAGATGGCCTGGGCGAACGGCTTGAAAGTTGATGCAATCAAGAATGCGACAGCTCCAATTATCAAAGAGCGCGCACCGACTAATCCAAACAAATACTCAGTGTCAATAGAGCACGAGGGTACAGACGGTGAATTGACAGATGCACAGTTCCAAGCATCTGTTTGGCTGCACTTCTACATCCAAACCGAAGTTAAGAGGATCTACGGCAAAGATATGATTCTGGATGAGCGACATGTCATTGGACATTTCCAAGTGGATCCGAAACGTAAACCATTCTGTCCAGGTCCTAAGTTCCCATGGACTCGTCTGTATCAGGCGATTAAACCGATAATCCTACCAGCTACACCATCAAAGGAGGGTGAACCCATGACAGCAGATGAAAAGAAGGAATTTGAACAGCTCAAGGCGGACGTGAAGGACCTTCAGACGCGCGTAAACATCAACGGTGACCAAACACCACCTAAAGTCTATCACGAGGCGCTAGAGGCAGCTAAGTTTGTTAAAGCAATTACCACTACGAATGACAAGGATCAATCTGCATTGAAGATCCTTCAAATGATGTACAATATGGGTCTTTTCGAACCACGGTTCATTGAGATGGTCAGATCATACAAAAGGAAGGTGTAAACGATGAACGAAATAATCCAATCGGTTGTGACAAATGCCCTTATCTCTATTGCGTGTTTGCTGGCTGTCCTGCTGTTCGTGTTCCTGCTGAAAGAGTGGCGTCAACTTGGGGCGTGGATCACAGCACGAAAGGCAGCGGCAGAAGCTAAGTCTGCTGAGTCTATCCAGAATGCATTGTGGAGTGTTGCACAGGAAGCATATGCTAAAGCTGAGGCGGCACTTGGTGAATTGGCTGGATCAGATAAAATGGATCTGGCTATTAATTATGCGGTGAAACGTCTCCGGGCTTTGGGGATCACGGTTAGTGCTGATGTAATTAGGGCAAAGATACAGGAGGCTTGGGTTAAGTTGGACAAGATCCCAAATCAAAAATCTATGGATCCGGATCAACTAACTGAAGCGTTGCGAGCAGAGATTGAAAAGGCAGTTCAGCCTTGAATGGGCAACACTCTAACTCCATTGGCCTATCGCTGATGGAGTTATTTTCTTCTTGAATAACGAACGATTGTTCGCATATAATACAAACAGTTGTTCTTATTCAGGAGGGATGAATATGTTATCTGATTACGAGCGAAAGGTGTTACGGATCTTATATAACTACAAAAGCGGACGGCGGCGTTTTCCTACTGTCCACGAATTAACCGTTAAAACAGGCAAGTATAAAGCAGACGTTATGGACGCACTGGAGGCTCTAATAACTGCACGATACATACATTGGGAGGATAAGTCGGATACGGCTAATCTAGTCATTTTGGAAGGTTGGGAACGAGAGGGAGAACGTCCTAAGGTTGAGCACAGGAAGCCGCCAGTCAACAACAGTAATACTGACTATTGGACTCAATACTAAGGGGGCGCTTATTATGAGTAGCAAGTTGGCGGGAAACGGATTGTTTGAGTCATCTCGGATGATATTGCCTGAGCACAGGGAGGCCTGGCTTGAGCATCAAGCGAAAGCATTGGAGAAGGAAAAACCGATTCTGGATGAACAGGAGATGCAATTAATTCAAGGGGCAATAAATGATTCCTTTCATCAACGGTTACGTATACAGATCACTGAATTCGATCCAATAGAGGATAAGATGTATGAGGGTGTTGTATCTGTTGTAAACACGGTTCGAATGGAAATCAAACTTGTTTTTCCTGATAAAGATTGGAAGTATATAAAAATCGCTGATATTATGTCGGCTACCACTTAAATAATAGTAAACGCCCGATCCAGAGAGAATGGATACGGGCGTTTTATGTAGTAGATAGTTTAAACTGGTGGACGCTGCTGATGTTGAATGGCGCGGATAAGCTTGTCGTTACGTTTATCTGCGTTGTAGGAGTTAACGACCAATATGGCGTGGATGACACCAGGAACATAAAAGAATAGCGTTAGGATACAGCTAAGCAAGAACTGACCAACTTTACCACAGGACAATACTGCAAGTGGTGGCAAGAAACAAAGTAAATAGCGCATAGTTATTTCCCCTTCGAACGTTTTGGGTATAGTCTAACAGAACTAGGAAAATGTTTCTATATTTATTATGGGAATCAGGAAAATACTTCTTGCAATACATACGGCTTTACCGTATATTTATGGCAGACAAACAAACAGGAAAATTAAGGAGGTATGAGCATTGACCTTGAATCAGTACCGAGATTTGGCGGACCAACTGGGAGGAGAGGTCGGAGAACGGATCGCTGCACTGGTCGAAGAGTTAGAAGAGTCCAGACAGATCATACGTGGTAAAAAGTACCCACCTCTCCTGGGGAGTAAGGAAGTAGCAGAACAGATTGGCGCAGACCCAAAGAACATGCATCATGTGCGCAAAAACAAGATGTTCCCAGAGCCTGACGTTATGGTTGGGACAAGGCCGTTCTGGTTTAAACCGTCGATTGATGAGTACCAAGAGCGCATGGAAGAGTGGCGTAGCAAAGACAAGCCAGAATAAAGGGGATAAGGCACGATGGAACTGGTCACGTTTATGTTGTTTTCAACAATAGAAGTACTGACGGTATTTATATTCATGATGGTGTTATACAGGGAGAATCCAATGGAATTCATCTGGCAGGCACTGTCAGTGTCTGTACTCATGGGCATGCAGAGTCATTTCTTACGAGGGCTAGATCTGGGATTTCTAGCTGTGGTGATAAACTTAATGTTCTATGTCCTGATACTTGCAACTATTGTTCGGCTTCCGATCCTATGGTCAATAATTATATCCGGTAGTGGATTCTTTCCCTACGGAGTTGCACAAGCATTGCTATTTGAAAAAATTGGCGGAGAGCTCCTACAGCTTGTGACAAGTATTCTGTTTTTAATAGCTTCATATCTCCTCTACAAATTCGGCTTGGGCATCGAGGCGCCATATCAAAAACTGAAACTCCCCCGAGAGAAAGCTATTGTCGTGACCGTCATTATTACGGCATTCGTACTCACTGCAATCACAATGTACGTGCAAGAGTCATGGGCTAACATATTGTTTTTCGGGGGAGCATCTGCACTGTTTCTGTACTATGCATTCAGAAAGGATCGTGAAGCACGTTGATTGAGGTAGTGGCGGGGAGAATGGCGCGTCATATCAAGTCAGTAGTTCCGAATCACCCAGTACCAGAAGACAGCATGCGGCACTCGCTAATCATTATTCTTAATTTTGTTTCAGTGGTCGTTTTAACAGTATTGGCAGGCTTGGCAACTGGTCGTTTGAATGAAGCAGTAATGCTGTTAAAATGCTTTGCCTTTCTACGCTTGTTCTCAGGGGGAGTACACCTACAGACAAGCATGGGGTGCGCAATCATAACGGCTGGTGCAGCAACTGCACTGTCTATGTTCAGTATTGGTTCAGAGTGGACTGTTATCCTTACAGTAATCAGTATGTTTATTATGCTTTTCTATGCACCAACAGGAATTGAAAACCAGACCCGTATTCCGGAGAGGTTCTATCCAGCCCTTAAAATCGTGTCCTTTTTGATCGTTGCATCAAACCTTTGGTTCGGATCGTCTATGGCAGCAATAGCATTTTTCGTACAAGCTCTGACATTAGTAGCCAACGAACATTTCATGAAGGGAGGTGACAAACATGTTTAAAACAGCTATCTATGGTGCAATCGCAACTGGATTGGGTGCAGTAGCAGCTCTGTCTGTAATGCCAGCAAGCTTGATCTTCGTAAACAACCCTAAGCCACCACAACACTTGCTTAAAAAATAATGGAGGACAACATATATGGAATACGTATCACTTCTGGCTGATCATAAAGGAAAAACCGATGTTATTCAGGTTAAGATCGCCGACATACTGTATCTTTCTTATATAAAAACGTATAGGAAGGTCGCTTTTTACACTTCCGATGCAACCTATTATTTTGTGGGAAGCAAGGAGCATTGGACTGAGGTTATGAATAACAGCGGTGGAAATTTCATGGACGTAGACCGGCATAATTCGGTTAATGTGATGAAGGTAAGGCGGACTGAGACAAAGCCATATTATGCATACTTCGAAAAGTTCCGGAGAATAAACGAATTGCGATGCTCTATGTCCGCAAGAGGATACACCGATCTGGAAAAAGAACTATCTGTTGCGACTAAACAACAACAAAAACTTGTTCCAATACTCCAATGAAAAGAGGGGCCTCCGTCGTAATGCGGGGGCCCCTCTTTTTTGCGTTCGATTATAAACTATAGCACAAGTCTAATGTAATATGTTGTCGAATGGTGGTGTCGAATGGATTCAATTCGGACGACCCAATTTTAATTTACAAATCTTGTGATGTGGGGTTAAATGGGAAATAGGAACATGATTTCCTGTTGACGTTTAATCAACTTTACAACGGGGTAAAGAAAACCTCCGGGTGGAGCAGTAAATGCCCCGGCCTGTTACGCTACATCGGCCACTCGTATATGTCCTTTTCATTGCATCCGAGAATAATGCAGATCCCGCGCATAGTAAGGCTTGGGATGGGTCGCTTGTTAGTCTCGTAAAAGGACAATAGAGTGGTGGATACATTTAATCCGCACACTTCAAGCAGTGCCTCAGATAGTTGATCCTGAGTGTAACCGGCTTGGATGCGGATGTCGCGCAACAGGCACTTCCCGAAGGTAAGCGCCATATTATGTATGCCTCCATATTAAGTTTTAAGTCTTCCATAGGAACAATCGTTCGTATATAATTACAATACTACATACCGGGGGTCTTGCCTTATGAACAGCATTGATGCCGAGCATTTTTTGAAATCCATTGCAGCCGATACGCCAGAAAACCAAAAGTTGATTGATGAGTTTCTTATTTCCCTTGTTGATACTGACTCAGAAGTAGACGAGCCATAGCCTGTAGCTTGCGCTTCTGTTCCTCTGTCAGTTCCTTTCCGTCAAAAGTAAAATCTCCCTTGATGAAAGAATCATCGTTCAATTCCACTTTTTCAACCATAACCCTCTCAGCCTCGGTTAACTTGCTGTGGGGGTTATTTGTGTGTCCCAAAACCCAATCCGTTGTAACTCCATATAAGTCGCACAATGCTTTTAATGTTTCATAATCCGGTTCACTGATTTTGTTCTCGTATCCACTCAATGTCTTGTTGTTGATCCCCGTATGATCTCTCACTTGAATTTGTGTCAAACCCGCCTTTAAACGCGCTTCTTTTAGGCGTTCACTGTACAACTTGAGCATGGTTTTTCTTCACCTCTCCTTGGTTATTGATATTACCATAATGTCCTAGAAACATGGAAACCATTCTTAGTTTTTCGGATAATCAGAAAATTAATTTTAAAAAGGGGGTTGCATTCTTAGATACTAGGAGTTATATTTGACTCACGGATTCTTAGAAATTAGGAATTCACACAGAATACCTAAGAATTGGAGGTGACCTAATGAGTCAAGTTGCTGAGGATAAAAGCAAACCTTACCTGACTCCTTTGATCAAACGCATTCGTGCTCACATCCTTACATCCGGCACTTCTATGAAGTCTATCTCAGCAAAAGCTGGTATACCTGAAAAGCGTTTTTATCGCTTGATGGATGGGACTTCTATGATGAGCGCAGATGAAGTTGAACTCTTATGTAAGATTGAAGGTCTTGAGTTAGACCCGAAGGAAATTTTTTTGGCTAAGAATTCTTAGAATCTAGGAATAACTTTAATAGAAGTATACGGCAAAACCGTATGAAAAGTCAACTAGATTGTCCGTATTTTCTTAGAAAGACGGGGTGTTACATGAATCGACAAGCAATTGCATTAACTGACGATCAGGCAGCGATAGTCATACAGCGAGGTACAGCAATCACCTTGAACCTTATGGAGGTGGCATGTTCGGACTTTGAGACAGGAAAACAAACGCCAGCTTCTTCCTTCTCCATCAACAACATAGAAGGGCTACGAGAATTGAGAGACGCACTCAATAAGCTTCCTTTAGGAGAAAAGAAGGATCAGGAAAAGGCGTTAACTCAACTTGATCAAACAAGTCCAGCGATTTGGAGACCGATCAAGGAAAGTGCTTTAGAAAGACTTACTCCTCTCAGTTCACCGAATCGATATCAAATGATTAATGCGTTGTCCGTGATAGTGAGGAATACGGTCGGTATCCCAAAAATAAACGACCTGACAGAAGAAGATCAACCAAAGGCACAGGCAATTGTTGATGTCATTGTAGATGCCATGATCGAACTTAGGTCAGAAGATTAAACCGAATTGAAAGGGGCACACACACATGTCTATCGCAATTCACCCGGTTCATCGCCGCTTGGCAGAACTGACGATCAAAGCAGGAAAAACAGGAGGAACGTTTAAACTTCCACCTGCCGAATGGATGGAGTTAATGCACTGTCTGCAAGCTAACGCCACTTTGGTCCACAAGTTAGATGGTTACAAAGAAGCTGCTTATGCCGCTCAGTGCAATGACCAAATGGATTTAGTTCAGCACTTCACGCAATTACTCGATGAGCTGGAGGCGCAACTGACATGATCAAACGCGGTGGGCTGTTCATGATCAATTACGGAGACGGCGAAGGGAGCGAACAACAGGGTTACCGTCCGGGTCTGGTTATCCAGAACGATGTGGGCAATGAGTTTTCCCCAACAGTCATTGTTGTAGCGATCACAGATGGTGAGGACAAACGCTTGATGCCGACTCACTTCCCTATCGGGATCAAAGAGGGGATGCGCAAACCATCGGTTGTAATGTTTGAGCAGATTCGGACGATTGACAAAACCCGATTAGATTACCAGTTCGGGTCGCTCACACCTGAGATTTTGAAGCAGATGGAGCATCCATTAATGATCAGCCTCGGATTAAAAGCAGCGCCTAAACCCAGAAGAAAGACGGTGACCAAATGAAAACGGAACAGCAATTGCAGGAATTATGCTCATTCTTTGAAACCTTCGAAGGCAAGATGTACCAGCAAGGCCGTCTGCTAATCGCCCTGCATGCCCGGGGGCAGTACAACAAGTACAACCGGCAGCTTTCCGGCAAGCGGTGATGGTTATGAGCACTCCATCCAATCCGATGCACCTGTCAATTCGAATCAAAGCAAGTGACGATCCGTTGGACCTTAAAGCACTGGCTCAATCTGGAGGACAGCACTTGTACGATCTGCGCTATCCCAAGTTCGCTTTCCCAAGCGAAGCTCACCAGATGAAGTACAACCGAATCAGAAAGGAACTGAGAGGAGGTGAGGGGAGCAGTGAGAGTAAATTGTAAGTGCGGCAAAAAGGGTGCCGAGTATGCGGTGTATGAATCAGCACAGCCGCACTGTCTGAGGTGCATGCTAGTGGCTGTCAATTGCACGATAGCAATACCGGTTCGCAGACTTGATCCGTGGGAAATGGAACGACCAGAAGACACAAAAAAAGCCGCCCATTAGAGAGCGGTCCATAAGAAAACTATTCGCAATCATCATATCACAGGAAGCGAGGAAAGCAAGTGGCAAAGCATGTGCGCTTAATCGAATCAGAGGTTATCAACTTCGCGGGACTCCGGTCCAAGAAAGTGGAGTACGGGGATGTTACTCGCCTGTCAGGTAAGAACGGTCAGGGTAAAACTTCAATTGGTACAGCTCCAGTCTGGACACTGTACGGAACAGATCTGTTCGGCAACAAATACAACCCATCACCAACCAACTATGAGTTTGACAGGGTGTTTGCTTCTACGATTCTCCAAGTTGATGGGGTGCCTATCAAGTTTGCTCGGGAGATCGAGAACGGAACCAACTCGTTTTACATCAATGACGTTCCAACGAAGGCCAAAGAGTTCGAGGCTGCGGTAGCCGAGTTGTTTGACAAAGATGAATTCTTGTCCTTCTACAACCCCATTTACTTTTTCGGGAAGCACTGGAGCAAGCAGCGGGAGCAGATTATGAAGTACACCACACAGCCTGCCAAGAAAGAAGTCTCTCAAGAAATGAGCCGGACAGCACCAGACCAGAAACCAAAGGAAATCACACTTAACCCTGCAGCTGAGAAGTTGAATGAGCTAATGAAGAAACACACACTGGATGATCTGCAGAAGATTCACGGCGGCACCGGGGGGCAGAAATCGAAGCTGGAGAAACAGCACATTGCCGCTCAGAGCCGGACAAAGACGCTACAGGAGCAACTTGATAAATTACCCGCAAGTTCAGGTGAGAATATTGAGTCATTGCAGGCTTTGGAAGCTGAATTGCGAGAGCAGATCAAGGTGGCTGATGAATTTCCGGCTAAAGCACATGAAGTTCAGAAAGCCCAGTTTGAACTGAAAAGCCGGATTGCACTGCAACAAGATCAAATTGCACAAAGCAAGGAACGATTCCTGGTACTTCACGGGGAAGCGATTGAAGATAAATGCCCGACATGTAATCAGGGATTAGATGAAAAGGCAGTCACCACAGCACGAGAAAACAAGGACGCTCGTGTAGCTAAAGCCCGAGAAGCACATCAAGCCTTGATCGACAAGCGCAATGAACTGGAAACAGAGCTCGCCGCCATTGTTCCTATCGATGTGGGTGACCTTCCAAAACAGGTTCGTGAGTTCGAGGATCAGTTGGAAGTTGTTCTGTCTGATATCCGAAATCAGAATGCCCGGGCTCAACTTGAGGCAGATGTTGCAGCAGCGAAGCAGGCCGAAACAGACACGCTTACTACCCTGAAAGAATCGGTCTTTATCCTGGACGCAATTAAGTCCTATAAAGCCAAAGAAGCTGAACTGCAAGCCAAGAAGGTGCAATCCCTCTTCACAACTCTTACGATCCGCCTTTTCAAGTACGTGAAGACAAAAGGCGAATACGAACCTGATTTCAGCATCCAAATGGACGGCAAGGATTACCTGGCGTTATCCACTGGTGAACGCATTGAAGCAGGTCTTGAACTGACAGAAGTTTTGTTCAAGCAATCAGAACTGATCGTACCGACCTTTATCGACAACATAGAGAGTTACACAGGCCGTGTGGCTGTGTACGACCAACTGATTACAGGGCGAGTAGTTGAAGACCAAGAACTGAAAATAGATGCGGAGGTAGCGTTGCGATGATTAGAACAGTAGTTTACAAAGGTTGGACCGCCTTTAATAGAGCATTGAACCTAATGGTGCTTAGGAAAGTGGAGCGGGAGGGAATTGTCCAAGTTGCATTCCCTTTCCTTGAAGATACTCCGAATTTTGACCTGACTATAGCAGAGGCAATGGATCTGAGGGATGCCTTGAACGATTTAATTGGAGAGGTTCTTGCACTTCCAGCCCCGGCAGCAGAGTTGTTTCCACCAACACAGGTATCTGTTTCCGATCAGAGTGCATTCAGTGGCTTGTTCGATAGATTTTCGACCAACTCCGAAAAAGATCGGGGAGCACGTATAGCGTTAAGAATGGCCGCTGATATATTGGGATTGCCAATTGCCTGGTCACCAGAGGATAACGTTCGATGAAGAACGGAAAGAACCCATCACGCCGCCAGAAACAGGCCATTGCTGCTGCCAAACTTGTTCCAGACAACTGGCTCGTATACAAAGCAGAACCTGGCTCACTGCACATCGTTAACCGCAATACTCAATCCACCAAAATCATTAAATCATAGGAGGCTACAAGCCCATGTCAAATTCCAATAACCAACTGCAAGCCATTAATGAAGAGGTGGTTGTAGGTAGCTACACACAAAAACACCTGGACACATTGAAATCAACCATTGCAAAAGGAACGAGCAATGAGCAATTCGCTCTATTCGTTCAGACTTGTGTCAGAACAGGTTTGGACCCGTTTCTTAATCAAATCTTTTGCATCGTATACAACGGAAAAGACGGCCCTGTCATGAGCATGCAGATTGCTGTTGAGGGGATTGTGGCCCTCGCGAAGAAGCACCCACAGTACAAAGGCTTTATTGCTTCTGAGATTCGAGCTAATGACCTTTTCAAAGCTAAGATGCATACGGGAGAAGTGGAACACGAACCGGATGTAATGAACCCTGGGGAAACCATCGGTGCGTACTGCATCGCTTACAGAGAGGATGCACCTAATATTCTGGTCATCGTCCGTAGGGATCAAATTGAGCATTTGGTTAAAGGCCGTAATGGTCAGATGTGGAAGGACTATTTTGACGACATGATCGTAAAGCACGCCATTAAAAGAGCCTTTAAACGCCAATATGGAATCGAGGTATCAGAGGATGAACCAACTGCAGCACCTGCTGAAAACTCACCATATGAGCGTAGAGACATCACACCAGAAACTCCACCAACTCCAGCTATTACACAGCCTGAAACTACTGACGGTGGTACAGAAGAATCGGAAAAACAAAAACTGAAAGCTGAAATGAAGCAGAAGTATAAACAGCTCGGAATTACTGACAAAGAAGCTATGGGAGCTCACATGCAGGAGTTTTGCAAGACAAAAGGTTCGGAACCGACCATTGCAGAGATCAAGGGCTATCTGAAAATTATGGATCTTCAAATCCAAGCTGCCGCCGACGACCTTCCTGTGTAAGCCATGGGGTACAAGGTCGAAATATTCAGGCTTTGTCCGGACTGTCAGGTGTGCGGGAAAGAAATATCGTCAGGGCGTGAGCAGTACAATAGGGGCCGGCGCGTATGCGGCGATTGCAAGACATCACTGGAGGCGATAACCGATGAAAGACGGCAAGCCCGTGCAACTCGACTTGTTCAGCAGCTTGACCGAACCAAAGGGGCCGCCTCCGGCCCCAGTACTAAACGGAATGTATTACGAAAAGGCCACTGACAAGTTTGTATCTTTCATGCTTGGCAAGCGGCATTACGAAGAGCCTGCCCTCGGGTGCAAACATCCGAAGGAATGGCAGAATCGAATAAAAAGGGAGCGTGCTATATAAATGGCTAAATTGAAAATTGAATTGGAATTAGATTGGTTTGATGAGGAAAGTGGAACTGTCTCAGATGCAATCAAAGATCAAGTAATAAGCGGGTTGCAGGATCGCCTTATACGTAAAGTGGAAACCCAGACTCGTGAATCTATTGAAACAAAAATTAAAGAAGCTGCTGATAAAGTATCGGATGAATTCCTTGTGAAAGTGTTTGAAGAACGGATTAAGGACATCACCATCCCAGTCAAAACAGGTACCTGGAGCTCTGAAACCAAGCATTTATCGTTTAGTGAGTTTGTGGGTGAGAAGTATGACGACTTCCTTAAACGGAAAGTGTTTGACGAACATGGCAGAACTCCAAGCTACGACAGGGACGCAAAGTTCACGATTCATGAGTACTTTGTCAAAGATATGCTCGGCAAAGAACTTGAGAGTAAAGTATCTACATTAATTGCGGAAGCACGGCAAAAGGCAGAACAAAGCGTGATTAACACACTTGAAAAGAATCTGCGTGACCAGTTGTCTGCCGATATGATCGGTCGATTGAATATCCCGAGCATGCTCAAAAGTTTACAAGAGAAGGCGGCCTTGTTTGAAGGACAATCCGAATCATGAAGGTCGATATCATTGCATCCGGATCAGGCGGAAACTGCATCGCACTCACAAATGAAGGACGCACGATCCTGATTGACGCAGGTGTTGCCAAGACCAAGATTGCCAAGCGGCTGCTTGAGTGTGGTATTCGACCAGACCAGGTAACGGACATCTTTATCACTCATGCCCACGGTGACCACATCAAGGGCCTTCCATTAGCGAACAAGTACCGGATTAAAGTATGGGCAACAGATGGTGAGTGGAAAGGTATCTCTGGTGTAGACGAGGATCTGCGTCGGGTGGTTGAAACCAGGTACAGCAAGTACGAAATGATAGAGCTTGGCGGGGTGCATTTGTACCCCTTCAAGACTCACCACGATGCATATGAGCCAGTAGGCTATGCGATCGAACCAGATAATAACGGACTACGGACTTGTGTGGTGTTTGATACAGGTAAGGTAGATGACGATATGTTGTCGCTCATGGAAGGACACATATACATCGTTGAAAGCAATCACGACCCAGACATGGTGGTCGCATCGGATTACCCTCTCAGCGTCCAATCTCGTATCCTCAGCGACTTGGGACACCTAAGCAACCAACAGACAGCGGAAGCCCTACAGAAGCTTATCAGAGGCAAGGGAGAACGCATATATCTGACGCACTTATCCAGTAATAACAACAGTCCGATCCTGGCGGAAATGACCGTGAAAGCGGCGCTCCGGCAGAAGGGTTTTATAGCAGGAACACATTATGAAATCGAGGTGGTCAGCACATGAATACAGTTCAAATTAAAATAGTGGCAAATTATAAGGCAAAAGGTGGCGTGTGGTTCCATGCAGGGGAGAAATACAACGCCCGCAGATTGACAATTGGAGTGCTTGATTTAACGACTCCATTCCAACTCATTGATGGGAACCGTTCTGGTCACGAAATCCCATATAAAAATGCAATCGTCCTGAAAGAAGTTAAAACATACAGCCAGAAGCAATATGACGAAATCTTGGCGCAACGGGACGAAGCACTGGGGCAGCGTGACAGGGCGTTATCAGATCTGACGAAGCATGGTCAGACAATCGTTGAATTGCATAACGACAAGCTTGCACTGCTTAACACTGTGGAACGTGCCGTCACTCACAACGAAATTCAGACGTTACCACGCGAGGTAGTGCAGGCGCTGGAATCATTCAAGCGTAACGGTGATGACTTGGATACGGTCATGAGATGGATGATTAGTCCTTATCAGTGTGATGACATATGGCGTGATGAAATCAACACTCTTCGTAGGTTCTCTATTGAGAATGGACGGAAACTCATTAACGGAATGATTAACGGATATGTGGTTGAGCCGCAGTTGGAAGACCCTTCAGGCATTGCAGAAACGGTGCTGGAGTGGTGGAAGGAGCACGACATTGACGCGAAGGAGTCTGACTTAGAGAAATTGGTAGATCGGCTGAGAGGACGTATTGCAGAACGTCATACAACAGTACAGTAAGCGGGTGAATTGAATGGCAGGACCGGAGCTTTCCGATGGATTCACCCGAGTGGCAAACGAGGTCATTGAAGAGGTTGCCAGGCACAAATTTAACGGCACACAACTTCGAATTCTCTTGATCGTCTGGCGCCAGACATACGGGTGGCGCCGGAAATCTGCCGAGTTGTCAGCCACCTTTCTTGCTACTGCCTTGCAGAGCGACCTACGGGGTGTAAAGAAAGAACTTAATCACTTGTTGGATATAAAAGTGTTGGTGGTTCACAGACCAGCCAAGGGAAAGTATGGGCGCTATATTGGATTCAATAAGTACACGGATCAATGGCTAGTGGGTGACAATAGTCCACCACAAGAAAATAAATCTACTGGTGGACAGTTGCCCACCTATGAGGTGGACGATCATACACCAGAAGTGGTGGACAATAGACCACCTAAGAAAGAAAAGAAAGAAAGTATAAAGAAAGATAATAAAAACAATAAGGGAGCTGCTAAAGAAATGGCTTCTAAAACCAAGCTGGCAAAGAGTCGTGAAGGCAAGCAGGAGTACGCAGAGGAAGTGTGGCTCAAACCGGAGGAACACACAAAGCTACTGAATGAGTTTGGGCAAGAAGGATTTACCTGGATGATAGATGTACTCAGCTCTTATAAACTTTCCGTTGATAAATTTTACGCAAGCGATTATGCAGTCTTCAAGAAAGGTGGTTGGCTGCGAATGAAATACGAGAAACATCTTTCTGACCAACAGAAATCAGGTGGTTACAAAAACCGTAGTCAACAGGCTCATGATGATTTTGAGGACATGAAACAATTGTACATGAACGAGGTGAACGGTAATGGTCATAACGATGGCGGAGACAATCGGACTGCTGTCCAAGATCAAGAGAGCTTACCCGAACTTTACCCTTATAACGAATAAGGATGGGCAAGGAAGAGTCGTTTCCAGCCCTACTGCTGAGATATGGCATGAACGGTTGAGTTTGAACGGAATCACGCTTAATGAAGCGTTAGAGGCGTTGAACACGCATATTGATAACGTCCACTTTGAACCAACCATTTCAGACATCTTAAAAGGTAAAAAGCAGTTATCAGTTTACGATCAGCAGGCGATAGAGCATAAAGAACTCATGCTTTCCATCGAAACACCTGAAAATGAATGTGTGCCTATGCCGGATGCGGTGGAAAGAGCTATTGATCAGATGGGAAGTAGAATGTCTGCTACGCGGTTCGGTGGTGACGATATAGATGACTGACCACTTTGACGATCCTCGTGACGACAGACCGATTGTACCGGAGTACAACCCACTGTACGAAGCTGAATTACAGTACCTGGGTTCCATCTTAAAGAACAAAAACAGGATGGAAGATGTGAGGTTAACAAGCCAATCATTCAGCCCTGCATGGAATCATGGAACGATCTTTCAAATGCTCAAGTTTGCTTACAAGAAGTTCGGTAAAGAACCCGACCCGTTTAACTTAGCAATTATGGCAAGCCATTGGAAAGAAAAGTTGTTCGAGGTCGGCGGTCCATCGTATTTTCTCAAGATTCATGAAGCAACGATTACAGAGAATATCGAAAGCTTCCGGCACTTCGAACAGATCATAAACACGGCCCACGCTGGACGGGAAATGGAAAAGGCTCGGAATGAAATTGCTAACAGTGGACTTAGTGCCAAGGAGATTCGGGAGGAACTGGACCGGATTGAGGACATAGCGCAACGTACGGCAAGGGGCAATCCTGCTGCAAATATCGCTTCTCTGTTCGCTGAACACAAGAAGGAGCTTCGCAGGCGTGAAATGATCAAGGGCGAGGTCACTGGTATCAAGAGCTGTTCGGACGACTTCAACCGATTGAGCAAGGGCCACCAGAAACAGGATTTGATTATCGTTGCTGCAAGGCCATCTATGGGTAAGTCGGCGTGGATGTGTAACGATGCCTTTGCCAGTACAGAAGATGGTACGGCTGCTCTGATGATATCCGGTGAAGACAAGTCAATAAATATGCTTGAAAGAATGATTTCAGCAGTTGGCAGGATTGAACTATCCCGAATGAAGTCAGGCCAGATGCGTGAATCGGATTGGAACAAATACCTCTTGGCTCTTGAGTTAATAGGAGAACGAAACATATTCATTGATGATACAGTTTCGCCTAAGATTGAGGCAATTCGAGCTATGGTTGCTGAAATGGTCAAGATTTACCCGAAAATGATTCTGTATGTTGATTACTTGCAACACCTTACTACGAACGAGAAATTCAGAAGCAACGCCGAAAAGTATGCTCACATTTCCGCAGAGCTCAAAAAGATTGCTCGTGACTTTGATATCCCGGTTGTGGCCCTGGCTGCTATGAACCGTGAGGTTGAGAAGAAGCAAGATAAGCGTCCGAGTATGAGCGACATTCGAGATTGTGGAAACATCGAGTCTGACGGCGACGTCATTATCCTTCTGCACAGAGAAGATTACTATGATGCTTCAAGCCGCAGGAAAGGGCTGATAGATCTGATTGTTGCTAAAGGTAGAAACGCTGGTACTGGAACAGTAAGCATGGTCTTCGACAAACCGTTCATGAAGTTCCTGAACATTACTGAAGAGATCAGGAAGCAGCGGAGAGAAAAGGACCTGGCATCATGAGTCGTCGCATAGAGAATGACACACAGTTGGCAAAGGCTATCCAGGGTATGCAACGGTTGTCTGATGAGATCGAAGACTTTGAAGACACGCCTGACCCACTCAACCACGACAAACACGAGAAGAACAGGAATGTGCTGATTGTGACATCGAAACTGGTCCAGGAATATAGCCGAGGCAAGGAAGTGCAGGCGGACCCATCAAGGGCTGCATATTACGACCAGATGGGGTGGTCGTATCAGGACCTTTCAGAGCCTACTGAGACACCTCAAACAGCACCGAAAACAAATACACCGACCGAGGCGAAACAGGCTCCAAAACAGCCGGCGGAGCCGCCAAAAACAGCATCTAAAGTATCATCATGGTTGGATGATTAGAGGTGAAGAACATGAGATTTGTTGGTGTAGATCCAGCAACGGAAACGGGAGTAGTAGCATTGGACGAAGATGGTAACCCGGTGCTTGAAACCAGCTTTAGAGGTAAAGGTAAGGATCGGCCGGGAGGGATCACCCTTGAACAGCGTATCTCACTCGAAAACCAATTGTTTAGACTTTTGCTACCGGGCGATCAGATTTTGAAAGAAGGAATAGCGAACGGAAATAAAATGTTGATCACCACAGCTAAGATCCATGGCGGCCTTGAGAGCATGATCGTTCGGAAAGGTTTGTTTCTTAAAGAAGTGGCGCCGACTGCAGTTAAAAAATACGTCGGAGTTACAGGCTTTAAAATTGTCGATGGTAAGAGCGTCAGGCTTGAGGGAGAAGAAGAAAAGAAGGGAGCAATGTCGGAAGGTGCGCTTAAGTACTTTGGATATTCTCATCCGAACAATAACGTGGTGGACGCATATATCATCGCCAAAATATGTGAGGCAGTCTACCGAGTCCGGCAGGGAAAACCGTTATCTGATTATCCAAAGCATCAACAGGAAGTCATTGATTCGATTATTAATCCACCTCCGCCTAAAAAGAAGCCGAGGAAAAAGAAAACTGAAAACACGAACCAACGGCGGGGGAAGCCCCGTACGGCGGACAGTTGCGCCCAAAATACGGAACAGACGTGCTTATTTTAGCCAGAAAGGAGCGAATACCCTTGGGAACACCAATTCCAAACCGAAGAATTGAATCTATCTCATCGGGTTCTAGCGAGGTCATAAAGTACAAATTGACTCCTGAAGAATTGGCTGCTTTACCACCTACTCCACCAATGACAGGCAAAAAGGATAAGCCTCCTATCAGTCTGGCGAACAGAAACGTCGATCCAAGTCAAAGAAAACGCGGCAGACCACCAAAGGTAATTGCCGAACCAAAAATCAACTATGAGCCACGCGGAAAGACGGTCCAAGTGAGTCCTGAACAGGCGAAAGCGATCGTTTTCCTTCTCCAGCCTATCGAGGGCGGTTGGAATGAGGATGAACTGGTTGGAGAGCATGCCAATGCACCAAATGACTGGCGGGATGAAGCAGAAGCCTTGAACGGCATGACACTGGGGGATCTGATAAATGCCTTGTATGTAGGCATGGACATTAAGGAGGGATAGCAGTATGGATGAAGATCAAAAGCGCCGGACATTCCAAAAGGTGAAAGCCATGTCGAAAGATACGTTCTGGTCATGGATGAACCAGTTGCACACCCGAGCTTATGCACTTGGTATTGAGCACATGACAGATGCCATGAGTTGCCACCCACGTATCAGCAAGCCGATGATCAATCAGGTGTTACTCAAGGCAGAAGAGATCCGGGAAGTGTGGGACGGCTTGAAGATGGTAACGGTCGATGGTACCGAGGGAACGGAGTTTAAAACGGCTGACCAAATCGCACAAGGCTTTGATTCAACCGAAGCCGCTATTTATAAGTTAACTGAGCCGCACATTCTGCACATTGGAGATAAAAAATTCGTTATCCGGCCTGCAACAGAGGCTGAGATTCAGGAGGCTGAAACTGCATGAACATAGCTAAATTGTACGAAATGCAGAAGACACTGGATGCAAGGATTATTGAGGAAAAGGGACTGCGGGGTAAAGACTTGCTCCCGAACACGATCCTTGCACTTCAAGTTGAACTGGGCGAGATGGCGAACGAATGGCGCGGGTTCAAGCATTGGTCTAACGATCAGGGACCAAGGGTAAAGGTACCCGCAACAGCATGGGGCACGCCATACAGAAACCTGCTTCTTGAGGAATACGTCGATTGCGTCCACTTCTTCTTGAGCATCGCCCGGCAACTTGGCCTGGATGAAACAGACCTTACTATCATTGACGATTACCTAGAAGGTAGCACAACTAATGTGCTCACCCGATTGATCTATCACGCTGGCGGCATTGGCATGGAGTACAGCCCGTATTCCAGCATTACGTCATTCCGTATGGCATTTAACATGTTCTTTGCTCTTGGTCAGCAGCGATTCAACTTCACACTTGAACAGATCGAGGCGGCGTACTTGGATAAGAACAAAGTCAACCATGAGCGCCAGGCAAACGGATATTAAACCATCTAAGGGAGGATACAGCCATGAAACTCAGGTTTGCTTCCCGCAAGATAAAAGAACCTTGCATCTACTGCGGGAAGGCGTTTAAAAAGGGTGATCCGTATTGGCAGCATCGCCAAGTATGGACAGACGACTATGACGGTAAAATCTCGGGCTTCACTCACCACATGTGTCCAAGATGCAAGTACCAAGAAGAAGATCGAGAAAGACGCTCACGCAACTTGCAGGAGCGTTGCCAGCATCCCGAGCATATGGTCGAACTGCAATACAGTTACATCCCAGGCGAGGCGGTTATGCAGCCTGACCATTACGCATGCAGGATATGCAACAAAGTGGTTTAGGGGAGCATCCCCAGGAAGGGAGTACAGACACACATGATTACAGCGAAAAGTTATTTCAGCGGAGCTGGCGGAATGGATCTCGGCATGATGGAGGCCGGCATTCACATGGTTGAATCCTTCGAGATTGACAAAACAGCCTGCGACACGCTGCGGCAGAACTTCGGACACGCGGTAAATGAATCAGACATCACCAAAATCACCGTCTTGGACCAACAGGACGCAGATGTATATATCGGGACATTCCCTTGCACGAAATACAGCACGATTGCAGACATTCATGGGACCCGGACGGGTGACGATTTGTTCCTCCACTTCTTTCGGCATGTAGCACTGGCACAACCAGAGATGTACATCGTGGAGAACGTACCCGGGATGAAGAAGTTCCAAGTTGTTATGGAGTGTTTGACCCGACTTCCAAACTATTACGTCCGGGTCGAGTGTCCGGTTAACGCAAATATGTGGCTTCCACAGGAACGCAAACGGCTAATTGTGATCGGTAGCAAGCGACCAATAAACGATCTGCCTTATCCCGAATCAAGCCCGGCAAGCATGAAGGACATCATCGATGTAGGAACAGAAGTATACGCTCCAGATTACGTCCAGAAGCGTTTGAACGGCGAGTACAGGGATTTACCAATCATCACGGACTTGGAAGGCAGAGCGCCAACGTGCGTGGCGCATTACGCAAAGGATCGGTCAACGCGGCTGGTCAACGATGGGCAGTCCATCCGACCGTATTCAGTTAGAGAGTATGCTCGGCTGCAAGGATTCCCTGATTGGTTCCAGTTCGCCGGCACGGATAACGATGCTTATCGACAGATTGGGAATGCAGTTGCGGTGCCAATGGGTAGATGGGCCGGAGAAGCAGTCAAACGTTATTTCGGAGTTGCATAAGGGATACCAAAGAGGAAGGGGCAGAGCCTCTTCCCACCACATACCACATAAAGGAGCTGTGAGCGTGTATCGAATCGACATATACAACAGTGCTGGCAAGATCATCAAAGAAGTTAATCACGAATACGGCATGCTTAGTTGCATGAAGAAGGCGCTCGACTTACTAAACATTCCGGGAAACATGGCAGTTGAGATATACAAGGATAACCAGTGGATCAAAGGATTTAAAAAATAGGTTGGGTTTAGGCCCACCAAAGGAGAGATAACACAATGGAGTATTACATTCTCAGTCTCAAATGGTCGAACGGTAAAGGCAAATACGTTTGGTGGGGTCCTGACTCCGCTGGGTATACCGAAGATCTGAACAAAGCAGGAGTCTATACGGAAGAAGACCTTGCAAAACGTCCTTTCTATTACCGCAATACGAGCACTTATCCAGTTCCAGTTGAAACGGTGAAACAAATGATCACACAAACGGTTGTCCCATCCTACTCAGAGAATTGGGACCTGATGAAGATAAATCTTGCTGAACTGAAAGAGTATTGAGGCTACGGCCTCTAACCAAGGAGGGATATACAATGTCAAAACGACTTAACAAGAAAATTTACAAACGTGTTGTTATGGATCAGCAGCAGGGGCAGGAAACACCGAAATTCTACTTGTCCAAGGCACGTAAGTTGATGCACGCATGGTATGACCGGAGATATTTAACAATCATCGGCCCGGAATGGTGGGAAGGATTCGAACAGATCCCTGAATCAGACTTCAAGGCATACCTGAAGCAAGCTTATAGTGATGCTGATGTAGTTTTCAAAGAAGTATCTTACGGATTGCATCCACAACGTCTGGCGGCTGATTTCAAGAAGGTTAAACGCAAACAGGCACGCAAGCCAAGGAAGATCAAAGAAACACCTGTACGCAAGCTGAGAAAGCCCGAGACGTTCCTCATAACCAATAAGCACTACGAGAAAAGTGAGGTTACCGGGGAAGTGGTTTTCACCAAACGCGATTATAAATTCTTCATACATCGGACAGAAGATCCATGGGGCTGGCGTTGGACAGTATCGGATGCAGCTTGTGGGATGAGAATTGCAAGTTCGGATAAATACAAGCAGGCCGTCAAACAGGCTAAGGAAATCATTGATAAGAACTTTGAACGGTATATAAACACAGTTAATGTGAAGGAGGAAGAACAGTCATGAGTGAAACGAAAAAAGTTTTGTTAACCAAAAAATATGAAATCACGGGTCTGGGTAGTTTCCACAAAGTGATTCCTGTTGGAATTTATGAAGTTGTAAGCTATGCGAACGTTTATAAAATCGTTTCCGATGGGATTTACAAAGGCGACAACTTGCCAAAGGATCTTTGCCAAATAGCTAAAGAGTACTCCATTGAATACGTAACAAAGCTTGAAATTAAGGCCGCGAGAGGCGACCAAGAGTTGGAACGGCTCCGCAAGGAGCTTGAAGAGGTTCGGCAAAGTATAACCGAAGAAGCTAAACAAGCCGATTCTTGGCATGAATTGTACTTGGAATCGGAACGCGCCAAGAATGTAATGTCGATCTACCTTAACGAGCTAATGCACAACACGTCGAACATGGTGATTGCATCGCAGATTTATAATGTACTGCGTGAAGCTGTTGAGCGTGAAGAGATTGATCCGGTGGGTCAGGAAGGAGAGGGGAACCAAGATGGGTAGAGAGCTGAAAACGGGGCGCGTGCTTTGGGATGAAGTTGAGAAGTTGTCCAGAGAAGAAAATGGAGTCGGTGAGGACTGGTCGCTGACAGGTGTTAACCTTCTGGGATCGACAAAAGCAGATATAGCGCGTTGCTCATATGAATTGTTCAATCGAAAAGAAGGTGGATTTTTAACAGGAATAGTTAGTTTTGATCCATTTATCAAGGGTTGAGGCGTGGGCCTCTCCCTACTAAGGAGGATATACAACACTGTCTGTAGGCATGCGAAAGGACCGCCACTTGTCCCATACTAATTAATGTAACGTGTTCAGGTTATCTAGAATAGCCCTACTAACAACGGAATGTAGGCGTGTGCGGCCCTTATTAATTTATATCATTCATTCAATAGTGAAACAACGAACTAATATTACCAATTCAATAATTGGGAGGAATGGAGCAAATGACAACAGTGATGGTAACTCAAGAACAATCAGAAGGTGTGAAAACACTGCTTACAACAATGAGTCGGGAAACGATTCTGAACAAACATACCGAGGCAAAGGCGAAAGGCATGACAAAGTTTTGGGGCATAGCGGGTCTGAATGATCTGTCAAACGAGAAGATGGCCCTGCTGCTGTATAACCCGGACAAAGTTACAGTTGAACCCTCGCTTGAAGACAATTTGCGGGATGCTTACATTGGTGCCAAGAGTCAAGATTTTGCGGACGGACTGGTGAAGGCAGCCACCTTGTACGGAATCAATCCAAGCATGTTTGAGGGACTGGTCGAATGGGTCCCAGATGATAATGAACCGGCAATAGAACCCGATCAGCAATAGAACACGACTTTATTCTACTAATCTTATAAAACCTAAATTGAGAGGGGAAACAACCCATGGCAAACGATAAATTCATTACAGATGCACCAGCAGGAGTTAACGAATTGCTTCAAGATATTATTTCAAAAAATCATACACACCTTGATGACAGTGAGTTTTTAGTGATTATGAAACATGGAGGATGGAAGTCCAAAGGGAAAACAAAATTCAGTGGTGTTGCAGTTCTCAATGAGGCAATCCGCATGAGCATGGATAAGGACGCAATCTTGTATCTCAATGCGGACATGTGGAACCAAATGACTGACCCTCAGAAACGTTATGTAATTGATCATGCTCTCTGCACTCTTGATGTCAAAATGGATAAACACGATGATGTCTTGGAAGCTCCTGACGGTCGCCCATTGCTTAAAACTCTTCCGCCTGACATTGAAGCGTTCTTTGCAGTAATCACACGTCATGGTGCTGTAAGCGAGGATGTGAAACGCCTCGCATTCGCAATTAAAGAGGTCAATGTTGAACAGCTCACAATTGAAATGGCTGCTGAAGAACAGGCGAAGCAGGAGAAAGAACACCAAGAACAACAAGGTCCAAAAACTGATGCAGAGGGTAACATTCTTATCACCGATCCGAACCAGGCAAAGATTCCGATTGAAGGTGAAGAAGCCACAGCCGCCGCAATCATCGCAACAACTCAAGAAGGTGTTAAGGTACCTGTCTCTGACGATGATCTGCCGTTCTAATATAGTTTCACTCCCCGGCTCCGGTCGGGGAACCATCCTTACATTGAGGTGATACAAAGGTGGGTCAACAAAGCTTCTTACCGGAGATTGACCGGAAACTGACTCAAGCTGCTGTAGAGGCTGCATTAGAGAAGTACAGGATATTTAAATACATGACATTCGAGGCGCGGGAAGCAAGTACAACAGCAGGATACTCTGAACGGTTTCACGGTCCAACAAACCAGACAAGCGACCAAACAGCCAGTATCGCCATCTATAACGCTGACCAAGAAATGTATCGACAAGACTACTGTGACAGGGTGGAACGTGCTGTGAAGCGTATGCCTCGTATGGAGCGGTTTCTGATTGAAGCACGATATATGACAACTGAGCATGATTACATCACGGATCAAAAGGTTTACACCTTCGAGTTCAAACCGCCGATCAGTGCACCGAAGTACATCGAAATTCGCTGGAGAGCATTTTATAAGCTGGCCTTGGATTTAAGAATTGTTGTGGAAAAACCAACGGAAGGAGAGTAGCTATGGACAACAAGAAGAAACGTTCACTAGATGAATACGATGAGGTTATGGAAACGAAAGACGTCAGGGAGTATCTTGGTATCAGCAGGGATAAGGCATATGAACTGATGAGCTCTGGTAAATTCTATGTGGTGCAATCGGGAAGAAGTAAACTAGTTGCAAGAGAGGTTTTCCGTGCTTGGCTCCACGGGGGCTGAGGGTGATAGAATTCTAAATCTGGTGCCATAAATGGTGCCAGATTATCAAGTTTCACTAAGAATGAACACGGATTAGTAAGTAAACACAAAAGTAAAAACCCTGATGTATCAAGGGTTTCAAGTACAGGGCCGTATTACTAAGGAAGTAATCCCATCGCTGGCAGCGATGAGGTCAGGGGTTCGATCCCCCTAGGCTCCATAATTAAGAACGCCATCACGTTATGTGATGGCGTTCTTAATTATGTAAAAAATGGATTGGATTTGTTGTGGTCACACGAATAGGTCACAGAGGAGAATTCTTTAAATGATTTTTTATATTGTGTGAGTCCAAAATGGTACATAATATTCCCCAAATTCACATAATACTTTGATGAATTGAAGTCGAATTATTATTGCGAACCAAACAACATATCCTCATATTGAGAAGCAGTCTGTTGATGAACGACAGGTAAAACATGAGAGTAAATATCCAGCGATACTCTTCTTATGCCCGAATGCCCAGCATTATTACACGGAAAAGGTAAAGCAACTAATGCAGGCATTTTCCTCTGATGAACAACAACTGAATTATGAGTTTTAGATTTTACACGTTTAGATAAGATGAATTTAAAGGAATAGGGTTTCTCACGTAGATTGGTATAGCTGTTATGGCCGATAATTTCGTGATCGAGCACGTTCATCCCAATAGTTTCGCCAGCTTCTACAAGTCGATTTAATTATTCAGATCTTCTGGAGATGGTGTCTAGTCTCCGCTGGGATGATTAGAAGCACAATAATAGAAGTACTACAATGCTTGATAGCGCATGAAATACTCCTCTTGAGTGAACAAACAATGGTGGCATTCAATGAGCTGATGGAAATAACTTCTTTACAGATTACTTTATTTTTGGTGTTTAAGAAGAGGCAGACAAAGTGTCCCCACTTTTAAGAAGTGGAACTCAGATTCGAGGAACTGGACAGACAGGTGATGCTAGCATTTGGCAAGTTTCAGTATGGCACTCAATTGACGTGTTTTGTTTAATCTGATCCTTTAATGTAAACAAGCTGTTGCTCTGAAACATCCATAAGCTCTTGAATAGTAGGAAATTGTTCAAGTAAATCTTCAATGAGATAACTATTCGTATACTCATGCAAACATTCTGAGAGCAACTTCTTCATTTCCTCAGTGCGGATGTTCATATTTTTCCTCCTGACTATTTATTATCAATACTTTTCTTTTTAATCCTAAGAATATAATATATAGATGAATTTTGTAGTTCTACGAGACTGGAAGATAAAAATATTGTTGGATAAAGAGGAAAATAGTCCTATTATGTAGAAAATGTAATTATGTATTTTTAGGAAGTGTAGTAGCTATATCGTTTTATGGAGGGCAATATATGAAATCGAATGCTCCTGGTCAGTTATTAGGATACGCACTACAATTTCCTAGGGCACTTTATCATCTTCTTAGGAGTGCGCCTAATGATGTTGTTTGTGTTGAAGTTGTTGGTGATGTTGCAATCCGATACTCTAATGGTGAACTTCTTACAGAAGAAGATAAGTCGTCAGTATTAGGGAATGTATTGACCGATAGATCAAAAGATTTATGGAAGACACTATCTAATTGGATAGAAGCTTCTAATTCAGGATTCATTGATATAGAAAAGACCCAATTTGTACTATATACAAATCAGTCTGGAAGAAGAGGGCTGGTTAATGAGTTTGATGAAGCACAAGATCCATTGAAAGCTTCAACTGCTTTGAAGAAAGCAAAAGATAAACTTAAAGAGTTAGACGTTGAACATGAGATATGGAAATATTATAACTACGTAGTAAATGAAAATGAGATTCAATTCATGGAAATTATCCAACGCTTTAATTTGCAAATAGAGAGTGGAGCCGGATACGATGCTGTTAGAATTGAAATACAAAAAAAACATGTTTCTGAAAAACAAATTGACTTTATTATGGAAAATTTAAACGGTTGGGTATTAAAGATTGTTGTTGAAAGTATAGCAGCACGTAGAAGTGCGATCATGACTTGGGAAGACTTTGATAAACAATTCAAAGTGTTGCTTGATCGCTCACGTTCTAGAGAACTCATTGATTTTACTATGAATTATAATAAGGAACATGACAAAGTCAAAAAACAATTTAAAGAACGGCCAATATACTTAAAACAGCTTGAAGCTATAGAACTTACTGAAAATGAAATGCTCGAGGCAATTTCTGATTTTTTAAGAGCAGATGCAAATCTTGAAAGATGGATAGAAAATGAAACTATTGATTATGATATTGCTTTGGATTTTGAAGATCGTTTGACTAAGTTTTGGAAGAATCAAAGGAAAAGAATTGGAATTACTGAAAAGAATTTAAATGCGGTAGAGCAGGGGCAATTACTTTTGTCTGATTGCAATTCAAGGTTAGAAACAATAAGAGATATGACTCCCCCAGCCTCTACTATTCCTGGCACATATCATGCGTTAGCAGATGAAGCAGAAATAGGATGGCATTCAGAATGGGATAAAATATTTATTAAGGAGAAGGGGGATTAA